AATTCTAAGTATGAAACAAAAACAACTTCTAAACTTAAGCCGGCCAAACAAAAAATAAAATATAATTTATTGAAGACTCTTGAAGCTTTTAATCTTACCATGGTTGAACCATCATTAATTTACGAAAAAAAAGATAAAGAAGAGGATAGGTTTATAAACACCGGAGATGTATTAAAGGCTGCGACGGCGCCGGCAGAAGTTCAAACCAAACCATATAAAGAAGAAATAATGGATCCAAACGAGTCTCAAAATCCTAATTTATTTTTGGCAAAATTGGTTTCCGGGTTTGCGTTGACAATTCCGCCGGCACCAATGTCCCGGGTTTTTATTGGCGATCAAGGTGAATCGATACCAAATCCACAACAGCGTCTAGGAAATGCAGAGAGGTTTACCATAGAGAAGCTTCTTGAGCTTGCCGGCGTTGCGACGGATCCGAAAAAGGCTCGCACGAGAGCAATCAACGAACGGATTATTGAGGCTATGCCACTGCAACTTAAATCGATTCTTGCCGACGCTGCTGGATACAATGACAAAGTGAATCACAATTTTCAAAATTTATCAACAAATCTCGCAACTGAAAATGCTTTCATATTCAATTATTTGTTGTTGCAGAAGGTTGAATTTTTGTCTGGATATGTTAAGTCTACAGAGGACGGGGTTTTAATAAAACGACCAGTTTGGCGAACTGCTACAATGCAACAATTAAGAGATTTTAAAAACACAGAAATTCTTTGTAGGCTTAGGAGATTTGAACATCAGAACTTACCAAGCGTTAGGGCTGGTGAGGGTCTAGATATACCATCGTATGATAACTATTTTATAATACAAAAAACTCAGGCTTTAGAAGAAGCAGGAACAGCAACACGAGAAAGAGATCGTCTCATACCTCCAGGCTCTGACGAACTTCCAATAGTTGAAGAGTTCGCGGCCCCGCAATCTGTTGGCGATTTAACTGAAGGTGTCGGTGGCACAACAGGTGGTGCCCTAGGCGGTGGCGGTTCAGCCGGCTCGATGGGATCAATGGGAACATATTAATGAGTATAGGGAAAAAAAGAACAGCTGTAGATTTTGGATTACACGCCACCACAACGCTCGACGAAAGCAGTGGAGAGCCAACACTCATGCTCCCCCACCGCTTCAGCGAGGTCATGGGGCCCCCGCCGGATCAAATAGATCCAATAAGGTGGTATACTGGAAAATTATGGACATCTCATAATGATAATATCGTTTTTGGATATAATATTCCCGGAGACTCACCATTTTCAATTGAGTATGGAGATCCACCGATTGAAGAAGGGGGAGATTTGTTTCCAGTTATATCGCAATATATAAAACTAATACCGAAAGAAAATCACAGATTTTTATTAAGTATCCCGCCTGGGTACACAGGAGCAGAAGCGCACACCTCAGACATGGTGTTCGATTTAGAAAAATGGTTTGAGTTCGTTGATAATGAGCTTGAACTTGCCAACCCTTCGAAGAGTTGGCAGGATTGTCCTTTTGAATACAGCGTACCGTATTTATACAAAGAAACACTAGATCTTGCAATTAGTAATATTCTAACTTTAGTAGCCGATGTTGATTCAGAATATAATTTTTATGTCAATGGGTATGAAAATAAGATAGACAACGTGGAAGAAAAATTATTGCCCTGTTTGTATTCTTTTTTGTCAGAAAAGGAAAGTGGATATCTAGATGAAAATAATTCATGGTACAATAAGCATATATCTCTTATGGGTAATATTATTGGTGTTTACAAAGATATACTTAATGAAAAAGGTGAAAAAGTTGGTGAAAGAAGTACTCAAATAGCCGATTATTTTAAATCATGGCAGAGTGGCTATGACAAACTAAAGAATGACCCACAAAAAATGGCAAAACTTAATGAGAAATTCAGAAATTTTATTTTTTCTCAAGTTGATGTTGATTTTTTAACTAAGTTTAGCGCTAAAAAAGAACTATTTCCGATGCACATGGATATAAAGTTTTCTACAGGCGCCGGCACTCAGGCTGCTGGAATGTTAAGAGAAGCGGAACTAAGTGCCAATCTTATTAACCACGTACAAGCTTCTAGTGGAAGGGGCGAGATTAAATTTGTTGAACAACGTGAGTTTTTAACGGAAAAAAAAGGAAAAAGTGGAACAAGGTTATTAGGTTCAAAGATACTCCCTAACCAATCATATAAAACGTGGGATATAACTGAATGGTGGCGCGGGATAGCCGAGGAATCAAGTTTAAAGAATACAGTGGTATTTGGTAGAAACAAGTGCAATGAAACCAAAATTTTAGATGAATGCCGGCCTCAAATAGCAAATTTGTTAAAAATTGTTTTGTTGGGTCGAATACGCACGTTAATAAGGCAAAACAATAGAAACCTCAAAGAAATTTTTGAAGAAGGCAAAACCACTTATTCGGAATCGGTTTTTTATCAAATAGATAAGTTTACAAGAGGATCTGTAGAACCAATTCAAAGTTTTTTCATTCCAAATTCTGATGAATTGGGAATATGTAATTTTATTGACACACAGGTTAAATACAATACTGAGTATAGATACAAGATTTATGCATATCGATTAGTTTTTGGAACAAAATATAGATATGAGAAAGAAGAACCAGGACATGTTTTCGACGACACTCTTAGAGGAAAGTATGACGACCCGGCCATAATATATGACCTACCTCGATTCAAAGTTTTTTTGGAACCATATTTAAAACTTGTCAAAGTTCCTTATTTTGAAAGTGGCGTCAACAAAATTCTTGATAGGCCCCCGGTGGCACCCGATGTTAATATTATTCCATATCGAGGAATGAGTGATCGAATACTTTTTAATTTAAACGCAAATGTGGGTGATTATAAATTAGTTCCACAAGTAATCGAACCTGGAGAAGAGGCACTGATAAGTGAAATGGAAAAAATTCAAAAAGTTTCACGCGGCGATCCAATCAACTATGCTTCAGATGATCCTCCGCGACTTTTTGAAATATATCGACTAGAAAAGATGCCCAAATCTTATAGAGACTTTTCTGGTAACATAATTAAACAAATTCCTACAGAATTTAATGGCACTAATTTATCAGCAGTATCTTACGTTGATGACATTGAGTCAAATAAAAAATATTATTATACATTTCGAACGACAGACGTACATGGTCATTTGTCTTATCCTTCACCAGTTTTTGAAGTGGAGATGGTAGAAGAAGATGGAGCAGTCTATTTATTAGTGGATACACCCGAACTGAAAGAACCGAGTCACAAAGTTCCAACAAAAACTATAAATAAAAACATTTACATTATTCCTTCTTTTCCACATCGTATTATTGATATGGATAAAACAGATGCCGGCAGGAATTTAAAAAGTGCTACGAAAATAGGCAGAGATGAAATTGTTTTAGGGTTGACTGAAGAAGGCAGTGTATGGGATAAAAATTTTAAATTTAGGTTTATATCTAAAAACACAGGAAGAAAGTTTGATGTGAACGTGAAGTTTAAATATGCATATGATTATGATAGGTTTATGACTAAATATGCTGCCGGCGCAATTGCTGGAACCTCGGCGCCGTCTGCTTTTTTTGATCCAGGAGCTTTTGCACTACAAAAATCCAAAAAGAGTGTCCCCGGGGATTTTAGTGAAACAACGGACGATGATTGCCCCATCGGCACAGTATGTGTCGACGATTCTCAATATGGTGAAAAATAATACAAGAAGTAAAACGAAATAAGACACTATTTACAATAATACGTTTTATGAAGAGGGGTAAACATGGCTTTTTTAGATAATTCTGGTGATATAATTCTCGATGCAGTGCTAACAGACACGGGAAGAATGAGATTGGCCAGGGGTGATGGTAGTTTTCGCATTGCTAAATTTTGTTTAGGCGATGATGAAATTAATTATGGATCGTATGATAAGAATCACGCTAGCGGTTCTGCATATTACGATTTGGACATTCTGCAAACTCCTGTTTTGGAAGCTTTTACAAACAACACTAGTTTAATGAATTCGAAGCTGATTTCAATTCCGAGAACTTCTCTCATGTATCTACCGGAAATTGTATTAAATACATTAAGAGCTTCTTCTAAAATGCACACAACCGCGCCCAGCCAAAACACTTTTCTTGTTGCGGTTGATGTTGATACGGAAAAGGCACTGTCGAGAGCTGTTGTCGACGGCGTTATAAATGGTTTTTCCGTTTCAAAAGATACCGATCACTGGGTAAGACTTGATCAAGGACTAAATACAACAGAAATTTCAGCCAACGAACGGCTTGATGGAGATTTAATTGAAACTCAATATATTATTGAAATAGATAATCGGTTCGGTTCTATATGGGACAGAAACGGTAAAACCTCTGCAAAAGTTTCTTTTATCGATGACGATAATATAGCCAGCTATTATTTATCTTATAATACTGATAAACCGACTTTTATTCGAGATCTTTCGCCGCCGAACCAAGATGGTACAGAATTGCCACAAGTAATCGCTGGACCCCGGGGCACTAGATTGCGATTTACAATTAAGGCTTCAATCGAATTAAGCACTAATAATTATTTGTTTGATAAACTGGGTGCAAGTGGTTTAACTATTACTGGCACCAGTGCAGCCGCAGGAACTTATCGATATTTGGATTCTGTTGTAAGAGTAACTGGTGCTACTACTGGATACAGAGTTGACGTTCCATTAAGGTTTGTGAAGCAAGTATAATAAAAGGATAAGAACATGGCAACAGTATATAAAACACTTACAAATAATGATACGACTTCAACTAGAACGCTTTTAAACGAAGCTATTCCAATTACTGGAACAATTGTTTCTGGGACATATGGCGCAGCCGGCGCATTAGGTAGTGAACCAAATATTAAAACTTATTCACATGGTATGTTTGAATCGGTTTATGATTATCCGTATTTAAGCTCATCGGCAAATCATATTTTTGATATTACTACCGGCTATGCTTCTGATTCCGCTTTATCTGCATCCTCTAATTCACAGAATACTAAAAAGATCAACATTTACAATCAAATGGCTCAAGTGCTGGCCGGATATGATCAGACTGGTTCCATTAGACAGTTTGATAAGGATGGCAATTTAACTGGTGGAACTAAATCACTCGAATGTTTTTTCCTTAATTTTTCAAGACTTCTTGTTAAAGATGAAATCAAGAAAGGATCTTTTTCTTTGGAACTGGGAGTAAACAGTGCATACGAACAAGCCGGCGCCGTCTTTACTAAAAGAATCAAGTTAACTGATACTAGTGGATCTAATGGATATTTTGTTAATTCGCCGGCCGGCGAATATGGTGTTTTATTTGCCTCTTCTTCCACAGGAACAGCTCTAATTGATGGAGAGACCCTTGGAAACCCAGAAACAAACCCCGCTTGTGGCTTAATATATTATCAGGCCGGCGTTGCTGTTATCTCGGGATCTGTTTTTAATGATGCGGCCGAGGGCGGCATTTTGCACAATTCCAACGCCGGCACCAGTGTCATGACTTCGACCTCTGCGGCTACCGGTTTTCAATTTGTTACCGGATCTACTATCGCCGTTGTTGCAGATCAAATTAGAAATCGTATCTATAATGTCTCATTCAATAATACTGTTGAACTCAACTCAACTGTTTATTTTTGTAGAGCCAATCATAATGAATTTAACTATAGTTCGAACCCGACTTATATTTCTGGTAGTAGGATTCAAGTGAAGAATAATCCGACTGATACTCCTGTATCATATATCACTACAGTTGGGTTATACTCCGCAGACAATGAGCTTCTGGCCGTCGCAAAACTTTCAGAGCCACTCAAAAAAGATCCAACAAACGAAATTACTCTTAGAGTTCGTCTCGACTATTAATCTACTGGTTGACTAATTATAGAAAGAGGATTAATCATGCCTTTCTATAAATTTGGCTCAAACGACATATTCAACAATGTTGTAAAAACACATCCACAGTGTAAATTTCTCATTTATAGCGGGAGCCACGGCGCCGGCAGTGTTTTTTATAACAATAAGCCTTATATACCTGGTATTTTTGCATCAAATGTGCCCCATGTTCCAATTGGTCATATAAGTTTGTATGAAATAAACGTTGATCGACCTTCTGGAGAATTAATTTATCCATTTGTGACGAAAGGCGGTACACTGGCTTCATTTAAAACGATTTCTGTCGGGGATTTTAACAATTCCGGAAAGTTTTCATATGGGGATGCAATGACTGGCAGTTATCCTTTGTCTGCTTCAATATCAAAGGATTTATATGCTGCCGGCGCAACCAGGAGCAGGGTTGATGCTCTTAGAAACGCTTTAAATTATTACACGCCTTCAAGCAGGCACTATGCATATTCTTCTAGTTTTGGAGACAAATCTACTCAAGCAGTGGGATTGATTAGTATTCCGTCAATATTTTATGGTTCCTCGATTAAGAAGGGTTCGGTGAATTTGAGATATTATCTCACTGGTACGTTAATTGGTGAATTACAAGATAAAGAAAGAAATGGAGAATTGGTTGAAGTTTCAGGATCTAATACGGGCAATATTGCCGGCGTTGTTTTATACAATGAAGGTTTTATTCTATTAACTGGAAGTTGGGATTTAGATTCCAGTTACCAAGAACAGTATGACGGTTCTGGTAACGATAATCCGAAATGGATTTATTATGGTCAATCAATAAGTAGTTCGGTTGATGTTCCATATTCTAGTTTTGAAATGGAGTTTAAAGGAACAAATTATGTTCCCGTTCTCACTATGTTGGCTCATGCTCCAACCGCTGAACTCAATTACTCTGCTAATCCGACATATGTTGAACATGGACAAAACATTACTCCGTTGACTAGTTCAGTACACTATATCGAGAACAGAGAATTAAATATCAAAAATACTGTTTCATCTTCATATCCAGATCCTACTGGATCTTTTAAAAAACAGACATTCATCAGCAAGATAGGTATTTTTGATGAAAAGAAAAACCTCATTGCTATTGCCAAAGTTGCAAAACCAGTCAAAAAAACAGAAAATAGAGATTTTACATTTAAATTAAAGTTAGATTTCTAGTATAATAGTGATATGATTATACTCGGATTAGACCTCTCAACAAGTATCACAGGGGCAACCCTGTTAAATGAAAAAGGTGACACCATTCTTTGTGAAGCTTGGGACACAAGAAATAAAAAATATTTCCCAACAATTTTTCACAAGGCACGTTTTATTCGCAACAAGATTCTAGATCTTGGTTGGCCGGTAAAGAGGGTTTTCGTTGAACAGTCACTACAATCCTTCCGTTCTGGCTTCTCGTCAGCACAAACACTTTCAACACTGGCCAGGTTCAACGGCATAATATCGTGGATTTGCTTTCACGATCTCAACAGAGAGCCTGAATATATCGCTGCTACAACAGCGAGAAAGTTCTGTGGGATAAAAGTTCCCCGAGGACAAAAGGCAAAAGAAGTAGCCTTACAATATTTCCTTGACAACGGCAATGAAATAAAGTATACTAGACATGGAAATCCAAAGCCAGGCTCATATGATAGGGCCGACAGTTGGATTGTTGCACATGCAGGCTATAAACTGTGGAAAAAAAGCTTACAATTTTAAAGAACGTATTAGGTTCTTGTTATCACACGGGCAACGAATATCTTTTTCATTGCTCTTTTTGCAATCATCACAAGAGAAAGCTAAGTGTTAATATAAAGAAAGGTTATTACAAATGTTGGGTTTGTGATCGCAAAGGGTGGATTGCCCGGTTGATTAAGAAGTTTGGAACTTTGGAACAACTTCATGCATGGAATGAGCTAACTGGACGTGTTGATATAACAGAATTTGATGATTTGTTCTCGGCTAAAGAAGAGCCAGAAGAGCAGATCATTAAGTTGCCGGCAGAATTTGTGCCTCTTGCCGGCAAAAACTTATCTTTGGTTGCCGGCATTCCAATAAGATATTTGCAAAAAAGGGATATCACAAAGTCTGATATTCTTAAATGGAAGATTGGATATTGTGCCAACGGTCAATATGCAAAACGTGTAATCGTTCCTTCGTTTGGTTTGAGCGGATATGTGAACTATTTTGTTGCGAGAGCTTATGATAATAGTTGGAGAAAATATCTCAATCCGTCGGCAAACAAAGACATTGTGTTTAATCACTTGATAATTGATTGGGAAGAACCTGTGACAATTGTTGAGGGAATATTTGATGCAATTGTTGCCGGCGATAACTCTATTCCCATTCTTGGTTCAAATTTGAGTGAGAACTCTGTATTATTTGGCGAGATTGTAAAACATCAAACACCAGTATATATTGCACTTGATCGCGATGCAAAGAAAAAAGAAAACAGATTGATTGAGAAACTATTGCAATATGGTATCGAGGTTTTTAAAGTTGACACAGCGTCATATGAAGATGTCGGCGCCATGACAAAGTCTGACTTTTTGGATTTAAAGAAAAAAGCAACCCTTATAAATTCAGATAACTATTTATTGTATCGAACTTTGAGTTCATGAAGGAGATAAAGAATGAAACTAACAAAAACACAACTCAAGCAGATCATCAAGGAAGAAATTGCAACAACTCTTCAAGAATGGGAGCCTGGTACTAGTCTGGTGCCTGGTTCTGCTAGCCCAGAGAGCGGTCTCACTCGGTTTCGAGAGGTCGACCCAGGCGCGCCAAGTGCGGCCGAGTTTGCAGAACAAGTGAAGGCAGCTGCAAAAGAACTAGGACCGGAAGAAACAAAAAAGATTTTCCAAGCGAATATCCCCAAAAGTAGTGAAGAACACGACGCAGAGATCGCTGATCTCAATTGGGCCTACGACGCGGCGCGCGCCATCGATTCTGAAGGATGAAACACTTTATTAGGTTGGGCCCCCGACACTACCGGTAGCAAAATGTTTCAAACATGCCTCCAAACGACAGGAAACATAAAGCAGCTAGAATGGCTGCCAGAATTTTCGCAACAATACTGTTTCCTACGTCCCGATGGGAATGGGAGAGCACTCGCCATAAAGTCGAAAAACTATTGTTAGAAACTGCAGAACGACTATTGGACGCTCACAACAATTCGCCGGCGCAAAAGCGAAAAGAAAAGAAAGAAAAACTTCGACAACTCCGCGAATATTTACAAAAAAAACAAAAAAAGTCTTGATCTTTCGAGACATATAGAATATAATATATACTGTAGTATTATTGAACAGGTATAGATGAAAATAGCACATTTGGCCGACACGCATATTCGGCTCAAAAAATATCACTACGAATATGGAGTGATATTTAAACAATTATATGCTACTTTGAAAGAAGAAAAGGTGGATTGCATTGTTCATTGTGGAGATCTATTCCACAATAAAACAAATCTAAGTCCAGAAGCAGTCGAAATGGCCGCAGGGTTTCTCAAAAACTTAGCAGACATAGCACCTTTATATTTGATTCCAGGAAACCACGACGGAAACCTCAAAAATAGTTCTCGCCAAGACGCAATAACGCCAATCGCAAGAGCTTTATCACACCCAAACCTACACTACCTCAAGAGATCGCAGGAGGCCGTTATAGGCGAAGCTAGTGGCCTCTCCGTGAAGGTCAATGTAATCTCTATTTTTGATAAGAAAAACTGGTCGGCACCAATTGATCCAGAAGCCATCAATATTGCTTTATATCACGGGGCTTTGGCCGGATCCAAAACAGATGTTGGGTGGGTAATCAGTCACAACGATGATCCACTGGAATGTTTTGAGGGTCATGATTACATTTTTCTTGGAGATATTCACAAAACAAATCAAGCCATAGATGATGACGGCAAAGTGAGATATCCAGGTTCGATGATTCAGCAGAACTTTGGTGAGTCAAATGATAAAGGATATTTATTATGGGATATTGAAGATAAAAATGAATATTCTTGCCGGCACATTCGTCTAACTAATCCAAAGCCCTTCATCACTATCGTACTCACACCAAAAGGCAGGATGCCCCGGGGAACACGAGTTCCTGATGGTGCCCGCCTTCGTCTTGTTTCAAACAATAATTTATCTCTCGACAGGCTGCGCAAAGCAGTCGATGTTGCGAAATCTCGCTTTAAACCAGAATCTATTTCGTTTTTAAATAGAGCAAGAGGCATAAAAGGTAATATTGACGAAGGTTTGGCTGCTTCTTTGGAGACAGAAGATCTTCGTGATCTCGAAGTTCAGGAAGAACTGATCGAAGAGTATCTTAGGGACTATGAGATAAACGATGAGCTACTCAAAAAAGTTTTCAAATTAAATGAAAAATATAACACTTTAGCCGAGCAAGATGAAGATGTTTCCAGAAATATCAACTGGAAATTGAAGAAGCTTTCTTGGAACAACCTTTTTAACTATGGAGAAGACAATGTTATCGATTTTGACGATTTACGTGGAACTGTTGGAATTTTTGGTAAAAACTATTCTGGAAAAAGTTCTGTCGTTGATTCACTGCTTTTTACACTTTTCAACTCAACTTCTAAGAATGAGCGGAAAAATGTTAATGTCATTAATCAAAACAAAAATGCAGCAAGTGGTCTCGTAGAGATTGAGATTGCCGGCAATACTTACATAATTCAGCGAGATCTGGAAAAGTATACCAAGAAACTTAAAGGCGCTGTGACAACAGAGGCGAGAACAAATGTAGATTTCCTCAAATATAACAAGAATTCAGGAGAAACTACATCTCTCAATGGTCTCACAAGAAACGATACGGATAAGAATATTCGTCGTGTTTTTGGATCATTAGAAGATTTCTTGTTGACTTCTATGTCTTCGCAGTTAGAATCTTTGCAGTTCATCAATGAAGGTTCAACGAGACGAAAGGAAATCTTGGCGAAGTTTCTTGATCTTCATATTTTTGATAAGAAATTCAAGCTCGCCAAGGAAGACGCAACAGATCTGCGAGGAGCACTCAAGCGACTTGAAGGCAAAGAGTTTGACGAAGAAATAGAAGAGGCAAGACAAAACCTTGCCGGCAACGAACTAATAACCAAAAACAAAGAACAAGAATGTGAACAGATCAAAGATGATATTATCGCCCTTCAATCAAGTGTTCAAGAAGTCGAGGAAACAATAGGCACAATTCCAGCAGAAATCATTGATATTGCCGGCACGAACAAATCTTTAAAGAAAGTTGAGCGAGAATACAGGGAACTCTTTTCCACTCAAGAACAAGAAGCCAAAGATTTATCCAACAAAGAGGAAGTGCTGGTTGAAGTTGGGAAATTTCTTGATGGATATGATATTGGTTTGTATAATGAGAAAGAAGAAGAATTCCAAGTGTTGATGGAAGAATTGGATGAAGTAACAAACAAGCTGGAGATTGTTGAGCGAGAACAGAAAGACATTCAAAGCAAGTCTCGTCTTCTCAAAGAGGTTCCGTGTGGTTCAGAATATAGTCACTGCAAGTTCATCAAAGATGCTTATAAGGCTGTGAACAAAAAGGATGACATTCACGAACAAGTGGAGACTTTTTTGTCCAAGAAGACCAAGACAGAATCTTTGATCGAAGAAATAGATCCCATACAGATTCAGGATTACATAAACAAATACAATCAACTGGGAACAGAAAGAGATGAAATAAAGAATCAGATTATCACAACAGAGCTTTCATTAGAAAAGAGAAAGCAGGAGATCTCAAAGCTGGAAGAGAGTATTGGTTCTTATGAAGAAAAGATTGAGGAATATGAAAACAACAAAGAAGCAATTGAGAATCTCGAAGAACTAATCGCAGAGAAAGAGCAGGGAAACAATCTAGTTCAAGAATCAGAGGAACAATTGGAAATCTGCGAGAAAGAAATTCTGGAACTCTACAAACTTCATGGATCTCTGGATCAAAAGCTCACTTCCACAAGAGAACAGAAGCAGGAACTCCACGACATTCGTGAAGAATACGCAGCATATGATTTGTTTCTGCGGTGTACACACAGCAACGGGATTGCCTACGACATTATCAAGAAGAGACTTCCAGTAATCAACAACGAGATTGCAAAGATCCTTGCGAACATTGTCGAGTTTGAGGTATATTTCGAGAATGATGGAAATAAGCTCAATATCTTCATCAAACATCCAAGATTTGATCCGCGACCAATCGCGATGGGCAGCGGAAGCGAAAAGTCAATCGCTGCGATTGCTATCAGATTGGCGCTGCTGACTGTTTCGTCACTGCCAAAATCAGACATTTTCATCCTTGATGAACCAGGCACAGAACTTGACGAAGAGAATATGGAAAACTTCATTCAGATCCTCGATCTCATCAAATCTTACTTCAAAACAGTTATCCTTATTTCTCACTTGGATTCTCTCAAAGATTGCGTCGATCAACAAATAACGATTGAGAAAAGAAAAGGGTTTGCATTTGTAAATCAGTAGACTATTTACAGATGCATCTTTTATAAGGAGGAAACTAAAATGAAGATCACAAAGACACAACTAAAACAGATTATTAAGGAAGAGCTTGGAAAAGTAATCCGCGAAGACGAGGAAGAGCTTGGAGGCGGATTTGAAAAATCGGTCGTCGATCTTCTCAACTTTCTTGAATTATCCTATGATCCAGCCCGAGTGGTTCAGGCGGCAGCATCTTTCAACATTGACAACCACGACGCTCTGGTAAAGCATATGCACAGAGAAACAGCAAATCTTCGTAACCGTGGTATATATGGCGCCAAAGAACAAATGAAGATAGTTATTGATAATATGATGAGACCCCATTAAGGAGAAGCTAAAATGAAGATCACAAAGACACAACTAAAACAGATTATTAAGGAAGAGCTTGGAAAAGTAATCCGCGAAGACGAGGAAGAGCTTGAAGCAATAATGGGCGAAGAAGATGAACTGGAAGATGAATGGTTTCCGCCCGGATTGGAAGAAGCTGTTGGTATTGGCACCATCGCGCTGGGAACTGCTCTCGGTATTTTGGGTGCTTATGGAGGCGTCACCCTGGGCCGAAAAACCTGGAAGCTTTTTAAAACTATAGACCGTAAGTTGGGCAAGGCGTTGGCAAGGAAGGCAAGGGAGAACGCGCGCCAGGTCCGCGGAGAGGCTAGAGAAGAAATCCGCGATCTTCTCGCAAACGATTATCAGTTGGAGGAGCTGGTCAATGAGTATCATAGACTAGTGCTAGAAGTTGAAAGAATCAAAGGCAAAAGAGGTCCAGAATATAAAGCAATCCGCGACAGACGCAAACTAGCTGGCGAAAAACTGCGAATACACGTAGAGGAACTTCTTCAGAATATTCCTGATTTGGTATCTCCTCACCTGCGAGGACCAGCAAGGAAGGTCGTTCTTGATCCCGAAACAACAAGACTCGCGAGGCGAAAGAGATGAACAATGAAGATCACAAAAACACAACTAAAACAGATCATTAAGGAAGAGCTTGGGGGCTCGCTTGATGCCTCTGCCCGTTCCATGGAACGAGCAGAGGCCGCTGCCCTGGGCCTCGACTCGGGGAACCCTCTTGACGATTTTGTATATACGGTTCTTGATCGGGAACTTGACCTGGGATCAAAACCCGAAGCTTATTTGGCAGATGCCTTGATGGATCCACGCGCTCTTTTTTTTGATCAAACCATTTTTGAGTGAGTTGCTTGGTGCTTTACAAGCAGAGATGGACGAAAATCCACAACTTTATTAAGGAGGGATTATGAGTATGAGACAAGTATTAGACAAAGGACTGAATAAAATTATCAGTCGTAAACTGTTGGTTTGGGTTACGGCTTCGGCGTTTCTCCTAGGTGAGCTTATCACAGCCGATATATGGGCAAGCATTTCACTTGGATATGTTGGTCTACAAGGATTTATTGACGCAGCAGTAGCATGGAAGCACGGCCCTAATTGAGACATGTATGAAGATCCTGTACTTATTTGGATGGGCCGCTATGCTAATTTATCAAAAGGAGATGAAGAAATGACTTGGTTGGCAACTAAACACTTTCTACAGAAAGCTTGGACTTGGATCAAGCATCACTGGTATGTGCCTCTCCTCGTCATCGTTGCTTTTGTTCTGGCCGTTTTCCTTGCCAGGAAATCGGACGTAGCCACCAAATTATTGAAAACTCGATCTGAATCCTATAAAGAACAAATCGGTGTTCTCAATGAATCTCACGCCGGCGAAATTGCCAGGCGAGATGAGATTATTCGTATCCATCAGGAAGTTATGGGACAACTTGATGAGCAGTTAGAAAGCGATTTACAAGAAGTTGATCGAAGAAAAGAGAAAAGAATAAAGGAACTTATTGAGGAAAATCACGACAATCCCGAAGCACTATCAAGAGCTTTGGGAGATGCGTTTGGGATCCAATATGTTCCTAGGGATGAACAATGAAGATCACAAAAACACAACTAAAACAGATTATCAAAGAAGAACTTGAGAAAATATTTGATCCGGATCTGACCGAGGTGAACTATGACACGCGCTCTCGATCACGACAAAAACTAGTGGATGCAATTAAGGCTGCAGGAACAGCACCATCAGCCTGGCGAAGACGACTGGAATTAGCATATTTTGATAAAATTATCAAACTACTATCTGCAGATAATTTTAATTCTGGTGATTTTGATCAAGCACTTGAAGAATTTGAAGTTGATTTTAACCTGAGATTTCCTGATAGTATTAAGAAATTGCAAGGAATTTTTCAAAGATTGGAGCTTAAAAAAGCAGAGGGACGATTGACCAATTTATATTCACAAGAACTGCTGCAGCAAGAACTAGGTCAATAAATGAGACTACTAATTCCCTTCCTTATCTGTTTGATGGCCTTCCAACCCCTTGTCTGGGCACAAGACGAAGAGCCAGTCATAACAGACATTAGAGAGGGAGAGCCGGCACCATTCACAGGAACCCTCCTAAATCCAGCAGCAGTCGCACAGATGCTCGCTGAACAAGAAGCAAATCAAATAGAGTGTGAACTTCGCATTCAATACGCAGAAGACCGACAACAGGCGATGTGCAGCTTATCGCTTGATTCCACCGTTGCGAGCCTGCAGGCACTACAAGAACGATATAATTCCATAATGGAAATCAAAGATGACGAGATCGAGAGACTTACAGAAATAGCTTTGGAGGCAGACGATGGAGATTATAGTAGTTGGTGGTTTGCTGGCGGTGTTATTATTGGCGTTGCGACGACAATTGGTATCGCATTTGCAATTAGCGAAATCAGATGATCAAAATAAGGATCGATATGTCAGAAATTAAAAAAGGTGCAAACGTCATTCTTGTCAAAGATGGCAAGATTCTTATTCTATTGAGAAGCAGGGAATCCAGCTGGAAGCCAGAAACGTGGGGTCCTCCTGGTGGCCACGTTGAGAAAGGCGAAACTCCAGAACAAGCAGCTGCTAGAGAAACTTTCGAAGAAACCGGATTGAAAGTAGATCCAGATGATTTAACACCACTGATACAAAAAACCAATCACAGCTATGGAATGGTATATTTTTATACCACAGATAAGTTTTCTGGCGAACAGGTTAAACTGAGTCATGAACACACAGGTTTTACCTGGGTCGATATAGATAGGATAGGAGAATGGGACACAACACTTCAACCAGATGAACTAGCCGTAATCAAAAAGTCCCTTCTTTCTTTTTAAACTCCCACAACTAAAAAACATAACTATTTATACAAGGGAGTAGTGTATCTGGATGAAGCTGATATTTGAAAACTGGCGAAAGTTCTTGATAAAGGAGCAGTCAGAACTCTGGGGGCATCACATTACTCCGGAACAAAAAGTATTCATTTCTAAGACACCTTATACAGAGTTTCGCAACGTTCAACAGAAAAAGCCCCCACACCCTATGATGAAACCACAAGGGCTATGGTATGGCTGCGGCGATGCTTGGGTCAAGTGGGTTCGCAGCGAAATGCCGAATTGGCTTGAAGAGTCAAGTTATCTATACGAGGTTAAAACAGATGGTAAGATTCTTAAAATATCAGATGATGCTGGTTTCGAGGAACTTGAAGCCGGGTTCGGTATTCAATCACCGTTTGGTCGATTGATTGATTGGGAACTGGTACAAAAGGAAGGTTATGGAGGAATAGAAATATGCCCCTATAACTGGAACCGAAGAATGAAGTCGGATTGGTATTATGGTTGGGACGTGGCTTCGGGGTGTATTTGGGATTCTTCCAGCATACAAGATGTCGTTCTATTAGCAGAAAAGGAAGGTTCATATGAAGCTGATATTTGAAAACTGGCGAAAGTTCTTGAATGAACAGACAGAGCTTATTCATGAAGTTCAAATGGAAGATGTTAAAAAACGCTTCGAATCAAAGAAATTCAAGAGAGCAGCAGCGGAACAAAACACTGATTTCTCAATTGAATTCATCATTGACACTTTATTAAGTTGCGTCCCCGAGGACATTGATGAAAAAGACAAAGCAGAAGCACTTAACTGGATCATTTCACTGTTTATTCGTGGATCCCTATCCATCTCTGCGGAAATATTCGCTCCCCTCCATCGCGCTGCCCTTGAAACCTTCTTTCAGATAAAGAAACAAAACTTAGACAGGTTTCTTTCTGTTAAGCAACTGGCAAAGATTGATTCAATCGATCAACTTCAATCAATTGTCGATGATGCTAGGGAACCCTACAGAAAACACCTTGCAAAAAAACGATATTTAGATGCTGGACAAGGGAAACACAAGATTCACGAAGATAGTGAATACGTTGTCTACATCCCAACCAACAAAGGCGCTGCTTGCGAGCTTGGAAAAGGAACACAATGGTGTACTGCTGCTCCTGGTTTAGATTACTATAAACAATACCACTCTGCAGAAGATCCACTGATCATCTTCAAACACAAAACAGATTCTTCAAAAGACGTTCAAATACACTTTGGTTCTGAGCAATACATGAACGTAGACGACTACGCCATCGACGGTGAACTATTAGCCAAACTGGTTTCAAGACTCAGAGGAAATAAGCACCTGCCCAAACCTATTTTGAAAAAAGTTGAACAGTACGATTATAGAGAATATGATGATGGAAGAGTATACTTGTCCATTGATGGAAAAAAACAGTGGTATCTCAACGGGAAACTGCATCGTGAAGATGGACCTGCTGTGATATATGCTAATGGAACAAAATCGTGGTATCTCAACGGGAAACGACATCGTGAAAATGGACCTGCTGTGATACGTGCCAATGGAACAAAACACTGGTATCTCAACGGGAAACTGCATCGTGAAGATGGACCTGCTTTGATAGGTGCTGATGGAACAAAAGAGTGGTGGCTCAACGGGGAACGACATCGCGAAGATGGACCTGCTGTGATAGTTGCCAATGGATCAAAACGCTGGTATCTCAACGGGAAACGACATCGTGAAGATGGACCTGCTGTGATATATACTAATGGAACAAAAGAGTGGTTTCTCAACGGGAAACAGCATCGTGAAGATGGACCTGCTGTGATATATGCTGATGGATCAAAAGTGTGGTATCTCAACGGGAAACTGCATCGTGAAGATGGACCTGCTTTGATAGGTGCTGATGGATCAAAAGTGTGGTATCTCAACGGGAAACGTCTATCGAGGAAAGAATATGAAGCTGCTATTTGAAAATTGGCGCAAATATCTGAACTATGTGCCCTCTGAACGAACTCAGACATATCAAATTTATTGTGATATGGACGGTGTGCTTGTTGATTTTATTGGGGGTGCCGTAAATTATATAACCAATAAACTACAAAGTGGCGAAGCCGAAGAGTTAAAAGCAGAAATCGATCGTGACTATGTTGATGGTGAAGACATTGGTGGTAACAAAGTTGTCAAAAGGTTTATGTACAAAGAATTACAACATCATGCAAACTTTTGGAGAGATTTAGAGTGGATGCCCGATGGCAAACAGTTGTGGAATCATATTGCACCATACAATCCATACGTTTTGACTGCTCCAATGGGTTATGGGTCAGAGATTGGCAAACAAGAATGGATAGATAATAATTTAAACCCTCCTCCACCTGAGAAAATTTATATGTCACACGACAAATATCGTTGGGCAGTCACAAATGGGAAACCAAACATTTTAATTGACGATTTCTCAAAGAATACAGTTCCATGGACTGAAGCAGGAGGAATTGCTATATTGCATACAGACACGGCTAAGACCATTCAAGAATTGGAGAATATATTAAATGAAGCTGATATTTGAAAACTGGCGAAAGTTCTTGAATGAACAATCAGAACTTATTCAAGAAGTTCGAATGGAAGATGTTAAAAAACGCTTCGAATCAAAGAAATTCAAGAGAGCAGTGGAAAACTATAACCAAGTTATTGAAGATGAGCGCCTCTTCGATATCGCCTCAAAAGAAACAGTTGGATCCGCCGCCGTTACTCTATTAGCTTTTATCCCTAGAGATATTGATGAAAAAGACAAAGCAGAAGCACTTAATTGGCTCGTTTCGTTGTTTATTCGCGATTATCAAATCCTTATAGTGTTGACGCCCGATGATCGCGCTGCTCTTGAAACCTTCTTTCAAATAAAGAAACAAAACTTAGACAGGCTTCTTTCTGTTAAACAACTGGCAAAGATTGATTCAATCGATCAACTTCAATCAATTGTCGACGATGCTAGAGAACCCTACGGAAAACACCTTGCAAAAAAACGGTATTTAGATGCTGGACAGGGAAAACACAAGATTCATGAAGATGAAGAATACGTTGTCTATATTCCAACCAACAAAGGTGCTGCTTGCGAGCTTGGAAAAGGAACACAATGGTGTACTGCTGCTCCTGGTTTAGATTTCTATGAACAATACCACTCTGCAGAAGATCCACTGATTATCTTCAAACACAAAACAGATTCTTCAGAAGATGTTCAGATACACTTTGGTTCAAGACAATACATGAACGTAGACGACCTCGCCATCGACGGTGAACTATTAGCCAAACTGGTTTCAAGACTCAGAGGAAATAAGCACCTGCCCAAACCTATTTTGAAAAAAGTTGAACAGTACGATTATAGAGAATATGATGATGGAAGAGTGTATGTGTCCACTAGTGCCCAAAAAGTGTGGTGGCTCAACGGGGAACTACATCGCGAGGATGGACCTGCTTTGATACATGCTAATGGATCAAAATGGTGGTATCTCAACGGAGAACGGCATCGCGAAGATGGTCCTGCTTTGATACATGCTGATGGAACAAAAGGTTGGTATCTCAACGGGGAACTACATCGCGAGGATGGGCCTGCTGTGATATATACTGATGGATCAAAGTTCTGGTATCTCAACGGGGAACTACATCGCGAGGATGGGCCTGCTGAGATAGGGCCCGATGGAACAAAACAGTGGTGGCTCAACGGGAAACGACATCGTGAAGATGGTCCTGCTGTGATACGTGCCAATGGAAAAAAACAGTGGTATCTCAACGGGAAACTGCAGCAACAATGAAACACAACAAAACCACCTACGATGCAGCCGAAGGGATCACAACAGTGGTTTCTCAACGGAAAACCGTATCGATCGAGGAAAGAATATGAAGCTGCTGTTTGAAAGTTGGCGACGATATTTGAAAGAAGGCCGAGAACTAGAACAATATACGACCCTAATCTCCAGAGAAATAGTAAACGCTTTGAAAGATTCAGATGTCAAAGATGCTTTCAATCAAGCCAAACAAGCTTATTTTAAATTAGATATTGAACATATTTTGGATAATTTAGAATATGTCAAAGATGTCTATGTTAATATGTTGGAAGGAGATCTAGTTTATGCTCATGCAAAATACGAGTTTGACTTGGACGCAACAGAAGAACAAAGAAAAAATTCAGAAATTGTTGTGGATGTTATCTTGCCGATAGGTTATGAAAACTCAATATTTTCCGAATTGATTCCAGAGATTAAAGAATCATTGAGACACGAACTGGAACACAGCACGCAACCCACTGAAATGTTGATGAAGATTCAAAAAAAGATTCCTACGGGAGATGTTTGGAACACTCTTGAAAGCGCAGAAGCATATTTTACCAACGAATCAGAAACAAAAGCTCATGTCGTTGGTATTTATAAGAAAGCAAAGATGTTTAAGGAACCCGCCGGCGAAGTATTAGATCAAGAGTTGATGAATATTTATAGTACGGGATTACATTATGGATACACCGAAGAGGAACTGGGTCCGATAATGAGTAAGATTAGAGAATATTGGCGCTACTATATGCAGTCTCGCTTTCCTCACGCAGAGATTGACTGGGACAGATAATATGAAGTTGTTGTTTGAAAGCTGGCGAAAATTTCTAAGAGAGAATGCAATGGACGAAGTTCGCGCTTACTTGAACGAACTCGGTAGAAACATAGAAGATGTTAAATTGGAGCGAGACACAATACTGGCTTCTAACAAAGAAGATATAAAATTTTGGCTTAAAGACAAAGTAAGACGAGAAGGTGAACCGACCGATCAAGAACAGATTGACCAGATTTGTGCTGATGGCGAGATAAAAAAACCAATCATAATTGATCTTGACGCAGATTATACCGTTGAAGGTAGGCACAGATTGACGGCGGCTCTCAAGTGTAATCTGGATGTGCCTGTGATTATGATTTCTTCTCAAAAAGGACACCCGGTGGCCGAAGCGTCCGACGCTGTCGGATCAGGCCATCCACGACCAGCTAGTCTTCAATCTATTCCTGGCGCTTGGGAAATATTTGAAACAGGCGTTGGTGATTTAATTAAAAACTTCCAAAATAGAGAGGATTTTGATAGTAAACTTTGGAATCTTTATAGAGCATCAGACATAACATATATACAGGCTAGTCAAATGATGTTTGATATGATGGATAATAATTTATCAGATGACATTGATAATGCCTTACTTGATTTCATTACGAAACTAACAGGTCCGGACGACAATTCGCCCAAAGAGGAAAATATATGAAACTCCTATTTGAAAATTGGCGAGAGTTCTTGAAAGAAGAAACATATTATCACGGAGGCGGAAAAGACTTTTTATCTACTCGTATTGGAACATTCTATTCAAAAGACAGAGTATACGCTGAAAAATATGCAGCACAACATAAAGATGGGCAAGTATCTGAAGTTGAAATTGATTTGTCTGAAGCAAGCGTTTATCCCAAAGTTTTTTGGTGGCAAGAGTTTCAAGAAATTTGGCAACCACAGGAAATGTTTAAAGGATATGATATTGTTAAAGTTATAGAACCCAACGGAGAAGAGCCTTCGATTGTTGTGTTGAATCCTAAATTGGTGAGGAAATAAGATGAAACTCCTATTTGAAAACTGGCGAAAATACATAAACCTTCTCAACGAAGAACAACTGCTTATAGAAGGCAGAATACAAGACGCAAAGAAGAAGTATCCCTGGTTAACCAAGAAAGGCCTGCTTGATATTCTCATTGAAAAGGATCCTTCTGGAAATCAAAAGTATCTTATACCGGCTGCACTTATCCTGGACAAAGAAATCAGCGAGAGACGCAGCGGAGGTGCGAAAGATGTTGGCAAGTTGGAAAACCTGCCGATAATGACACAACAAGATAATGAATTTAGTTCGGAAGGTATCGCGATGAAAGTCGCGAATCAAATTGAGAAGTATCATTTGTATAGCAAATACCTCGAAGGTGCCAATGCTGAGTTCAAAGATCTCCAAAAAGTACCAAATTTAGATACTTTGAACGCTGTTGTTCGTTATGGCGAAAGCCGAAAAAAGGAAAAAGATGAAGAGAAGGCGAAAAAAGAACAACAAAAACAAGAAGCAATACAAAACTCCGAAATAATAATGAAAGACGACAATTTCTTGTTGGTTCGCCCACTTACTACCGGCGCATCCTGCTATTGGGGCATGGGAACAAAGTGGTGTATTTCAGCGACACAGTCAGAGAACTATTTCAACAGTATTACCGCCGAAGGCAAAGGATTCTATTTCCTTTTTATGAAGAACAAAAAGAATTTTTGGACCAGTTCTTATCGCCAATATCATAAGTTAGCTTTGGTTTATGGTGATCATGGTGAATTTGAGGAAGCTTATGATGCTGCAGATAATTCAATGGACAACGAGGAGGTCACAGAGATTATTGCAATGAACCTTCTTGGAGAAGACTTTGTTGACGCCTATAAACTTGCTATTAATTATACTGAGTATATTCAAAGGTATGAAAAAGACCGAGACGTTCAGACACCACACTTGGAAGATGATTTTCGCGAAGAATATCCAGAACAGCAGGCAGAGATATTGGCCACACTCGATAAACTTGGATTAGAACCCGACGACGATCTGGAAGAAGTTTGGGATAACGAAGTATTAGACATATGGAACACTATTGATACTGAAGCACAACACCACTTTGAGATGAATCCTGCCGGCCCATCGGAAGAAGAGTACCAAAGGATTGAGGATGAGGCTGGATTACAACACGTCTATATTCACCGCGATTATGATGAGAATGAATACTGGAGTGGTGGTTTTGGGTTTGACTTTGGAGATTTAGATTTTGGCCCCAAGTTCCAACCTGAGGATTTAGAGGATTTTGATTTAGAAGATGAAATGAGATCGCTGCTGGATGCTTATTACATTTATCCGGATTACTTGGAGGTTTATCAAAACGAAGTGAGAATAGACATAAATCCAGACGAGTACGAGTCAGTGGGTATCGAAGGTTTTCGAAATTTTGTGGATTCCATGTCTAAAATTGATTCGGAATATGATAATATTCGCGAAGATTTAATCAAGTTATTCATTGAAGAAGGGGCTTTAGATATATCAGACGAACCTATTGGACAACTTAAAGCAAAACTCGCAGAGAAAGAGTTTAAGCATTTCGTGGTTAGCGCCGAAGGAAGACGCGTAGAAATTTCTGTACAATTTGTTTATGAAAATATTACTATTTTCGATGAGGCAGCTAAAGAAATAATAGAGTTGATGGGGTTAGAGCATCTTGCGAAGTCTGGTACTGAAGACACCGGCGAGTGGAACCCGGATTGGATCGATCGTGTTATGGAGCATTACAAGGATATACAGAGAAAGATCGTATACTTCTTCAAGATTAAACTCATCAGTAGGGCGGACGACCTTCTTTATGATAAATTGGACGCTCTTATGGTCCGAGCCTATGCCGAAGCAGAGAAACAGCTGCAAATTCCAGGTATTGAAGCACCAGAAATAAAAAGGATGCTTCCAGCAACAGCATTCACATTTAATCCATACATGACCTCTGCTTCGCTCAAAGAAAAGAAAATCAAAACTCAGATGAGTGTTGAAGTAACTGGTGAATTGGATGAAACTCAGTCGGCAGTCATAGCAGAGTTTGTTGAGTACTTTGATGAGAACTATGATATTCTTTCTGAGGCAGTCAAAGAGGCAATAGACGAACTACTTAACAAGGCAGTTGTGAAAACACTTGAATCAAAAAAAGAAGAACTCCCCGAGCGCGCCCGAGCCCTAGGCCTCGATGAAAACAAGAAGAGAAAAAAAGGAATAAAAATACTTTTGGGAAGAAGGCAATGAAGCTATTATTTGAAAATTGGCGAAAGTATATCGCAGAAGAAAAAGAACTAATACAAGAGTTCAAACAAGCAGACAAAGAAGTTCTGATGGCTGATAGTGATCGGTTTACCATTTCATATGAGATTGAGCTTCTTTCTAATAAATCAGCAGTGCTCGGCGGCGCCGAATCTGAACGTCCGAGTTTGGAAGAATATGCTAGCAATTATATAAGTTTTGATCATTTTTCTGAAGACGCAGGACAAAGAGATTTCGAAAGTTTTGTGGAGGACTCTCTTCTTGACGAGTATGATGCCACTGGTGATGGTTTGGTTGATCGATATATTGCCGACGAGATTGCTCCGAATATGGGATATCCGCCCGATGAAGCAGCAAGTAACCAGATTGTAAAATTTGAAATCTCTGTTAGGAATTCAGATGACGGCCGGAAGTTATATGATACGGCGATTGAGAGTATTTCAAGAGATGGTTCTCCAGAAGCAAATGCTTTTATTGAGCTGTTGTTAAGCATCCCTGCGATTAAAGAAGAACTGGCAGAATTTACGGAAGTGAAAGCAGTTCAACTTGGATTGGATTTGGATCCTGAAGAGGAAACTGATAAGATTGTTCATATATTATCAGGAATTGATAATGCTGAACTGTTTAGAAGATATGTTTTTGATCTTAAATCTGATATTTCGGGATTTCCACTGTGGCGACAGCGCGAAGATATGCTGATTTCTTTGGAAGACTTTTTCGGATGGATCGAAATGGGAGATGAGTTCTCTGATGCGCTATTTGATGTCGATTCACTGCTTGAAGGAGAGATTTTGGAATTAGACACGAGGTGGGGCGTGATGAACGATGCTTGGAATTTGTCAAGCAATTTTAAAGAGTCTGATTCCGAACATTTAAAAGAGATTGCTAGCATGGTTGAGCGCAAAGCCGAAACATATATGGAAGAAGAAGCCCAAAGCCAGTGGGAGGAATATCGCAGAGATCCCATCAGCTATCTAGCTGATATGGGTTTTGAAATTGAACATCGGTATGAGGAGGAATATGGCCATATTTATGACGAGTATGGCGATGAAGAGTTCGACGAGAGCAGCATGATAGGGCTTATGCAAAGATATCTTCCAAATTTTATGAACAAATATGCTCATCAATTGGATTATACACCGGATCCTACGTTGAGCCCAGATCCTCATGTTGAGTTTTCAATGTCAAATCCACCATATATCGAAGGCCTGCAAGAATCTTTGGATTTCTTGGAATTATTTTTTGAAGATTATGATAATCAAGACAATTTTTATATGGATCGAAGAACCGGCCTTCACACCAACGTTGGTTATTTGGATGATGAAGGAAGATCAAACAAAGATTACAACTTAATGAAAGCATTGTTGTTTTTGAATCGTGATTTTGCGACAAAAGGCTTCGAGACACGCCAAGGAAGTAGTTGGGCCGGCCCCATCAAACAGACAGTTATTGAAGCAATCACAACACAGATAAGCAAAGAGGTTGCTCGTTATAAACCCTCCTCCAGACCCAATAGAGAATCAATATTAGGGAATTTTATTGAAAAGAACTTTGACATACTTGACAAAACTCTTTCCGATGTTGTTGAATATTCAACGAGGCATTCTGGCGGAAAGAATCTTGGATTTAATATCAAGTATATTGACAGTAGGGGATATGTCGAGTTTCGATATCCGGGTCACGATAACTTGGATTATGAAATAATGAAAAACGCTACATTATATTATGCTCATATTATTAAAGTCGCGACGGATCCAGAATACAAAAAAAATGAATATATAAAAAAATTGATTGGATTTATCAATAATCTAAAATATGTTGAGTATGAAAAAATAACCAGTTATGATGAAATTAAGGCTCTCAAACGAGGGACGTTGCTTACACTTCCTGTTACGCACGATGCCATCGACGTAATGGACAGCCGCGAGCGTTTATTTGAACTTTATAAATATTTGACTTCCGAAGCAGAAAGAGAAATACATTGGCCAACGCCATCGGGTTATGATGCAAGAATTGATCAACGTGATCTTTGGCCGTCGTATTTTGTTTATAAAGGTATAAACACTAAGGCAAAATCTGTTATATTAGAACACATAACTTGGACGCCGGGACAAAATCCACATTATGTGATTGCCGAAGTGGAAAAACCAATGATCTTTTTCGAGAGACAAATGCAAGAACAAACAAAAACTGGCTTAGGAATAAAAAACGCAGCAGTGGAAAAGCTTATTTTGGGTATGCACGATGTTCTTCGTAAAAAAGGGCAAATATCCTTCGAGGAAGTAGACGAATATATAAAAGAATCTCATGATATTTGGGATCTCAGAGATAAGCTTAAAACAATAAAATTCAATTTAGAACAGGGTTACTCATGGGCGGTAAGTGCAGAGGATGAAAAATTGGCTGAGAAATATGCCGATATAGTGCTGTCATCGCCGCCCTCTTCAGAACAACAGGAGTTGCGACAGATGTTGAGGAAAAGAAGGACATCATGATGAAGCTGTTGTTTGAAAATTGGAAGAAATATATAACAGAATTGCAGGATTTTGATTTCTCGACTCTTCAACTAAAAGACACTCTTGAACCAAACCTTTGGCAGAACGACGAATTGAATTCGCAGATTAGAGAGAAGTTAAAAGAAATAGCATTAGATTTTTGGGAAAAAACAGAGTTAAAAAATATTGATATTATTGATATAATAGTAACCGGTTCAATAGCAAACTACAATTGGACAAAATATTCAGATATAGATTTGCATATTATTATTAATTTGGCTCAAGTAGATGACAACGTTGGTTTGGTTAATCGGTTCTTTAGGTATATGTCTTCTAGTTGGAATCGCATGCACAAGATTATGATCAAAGGTCATGAAGTTGAAATCTATGTTCAAGATGCCAATGAGATACATGCTTCAACAGGAATGTATTCAGTGTTGAATGGTTATTGGACGGTCAAACCATCCAAGACAAAGGTGCAACTCGACAAAGAAGCGATCAGCAGGAAAGCAGAAGTGATGATGGAGAAGGTTGATGCTGCTGAAAAAATGTATGCTGCCGGCCAATATCAAGAAGCTCACGAAACTGCAGTCGAAATCAAGGAAAAGATTCGCAACATGAGAAGATGCGGCCTGACCGATGGAGGTGAGTTCTCGGCTGAGAATCTTGCGTTCAAGGTGCTAAGAAGAAATGGATACCTGGCAAAACTTTCTGAACTAAAGAACGATGCTTATGATTTAATGATGTCTCTGGATGGGGTTCGTTCATCGGCCATTAGGATAAGGATTGGATGAAACTCCTATTTGAAAACTGGCGGAAGTATTTGAAAGAGAGAAAAACAGATGTTCTTTATGAAAACATTACTGAATTTTTCTTAAAGTTCATTAGAGAACTGTCAAATTTTTATGATATTAAAGATTATAAGTGGGCCCTGGACCTGACTGATGAAGATGCTGGAGGCACGTTCGCTTACTTGTTTAAAACAAGACCAGAATCTGTGGATGAGGAATTGTTCGAAGAATATCAAGCGATGACGCAGGATGAGACCATTATGTCTGATTTTGAGACATTTAAGGAGGCATTAACAAGATTCGAGGTAATGGTTGTTTGGGATCTTCGAGGCGGCGATGCGGCCGCAGACATGAGCACCGGAGGCCGCATGCGGTTAAGTGCTCCCCATATTGGCTTAAAAGAACAACAGTTTGATGAGTTCACAACGAAACAGATACATGCACAGATTCAACAAGCGATTTCTGAAGTTTCAGAAATTCTTGATCACGAACTTACTCATTATTTGAATGCGATTAGGTCGGGACATAAACCATATAGAGCCCCTGGAGGACAAAAACAATTCAACCCAGACACTCAGGAATATATTGACTCCACTGAAGAAATACAAGCAAGGGTCATTGCAGCCATTAAATCGTTTAAGGATAGTGCTGTTTATAAAGATGGCGAATTTGTTGCAATGAGCCCTGAAGAATTTATGGAATGGTTCATCTACTTTTACGGCCCGGGCAGTTGGGAAAGAACTTCGCCCAAATTAAGACAGAGAATATACAAGAGAGCACTCGACACAGAGAACGGGATATTTGCTAATTTGAAGAGACAATGGAAAAGGCAGAACCCGACTCCCGTTTTGGAGAGACATAAATGAAACTTCTATTTGAAAACTGGAGAAAGTTCTTGAATGAAATATCCCTTGGGACACCAACCAAAGATGTTTCATACACGGCTTTCGTACTAGATGATAATTCAAAACTTTTAGAATATGTTCCAGAAGGATGGAAAACTCTCGCACACCATATGACAATTTTACCACCAGCAGAAATGAAGCGTCGTCTGCCTTCTCGTTGGCTGGATTATAACGGCTGTTTGAAAGTTGTTGGCCTTGCTCAAAATGATATGGTCGTGACCGCTCGTGTTGATTTGGGAGACTTGCCAATGCCAATGAAAATATTAGGCCTACCACACATTACCATAGCGACAAACCCAGAAACGGGCGGCGAACCGCAAATGTCAAACGAACTAGTGGAAGAAGATTTTCAACCAATTGGTTCTTTTGAAGTGTGTGGGAAAGTGCAAGAGATTTTTAGATGAAGCTTCTACTTGAAAATTGGTGGAAGTTCACAAGACTTCACGAAGCGATTGATCCAGCTACAATAGAGAAAATCCAATCTACTATTGAACAAGCCGGAGGAGAGAGTTATATAGTCGGCGGCGCTGTGAGAGACGAGTTGTTACCGGATACCCCTCCATCCAAAGATATTGACTTCTTGATAAGGAAGCTGCCACTAGATCAGATTGCGACTGCCCTGACTCCTTTGGGAAAAGTTAGCTTGGTAGGCAAATCTTTTGGTGTTATTACTGCTATAATTGATGGAGAAGAATTTGACTTTGCTATTCCAAGAATTGGCGAAGAAAAGACAGGAGAAAAGCACACAGATGTCGATGTCACGACAGATCCCAACGCCACAATAGAAGACGACTTAGGAAGAAGAGATTTTACAATCAACGCCCTTGCCAAAGATTCTGCCGGCAATATCATAGATGTGTTCGGAGGACAAAAAGATTTACAAAACAAAACCATTAGGGCCGTTGGTGATCCAAATGAAAGGTTCTCAGAAGATCCGCTGAGAATGATGAGAGCGCTTCAGTTTGCTGTTCGTTTTGACTTTGACATTGAATCCGCTGCGCTCGCAGCGATTAGAAACAATATCGATAAAATCGACACCGTTGCTGCTGAAAGGGTTTTTATGGAGTTCAATAAGGCCTGGACAAAGGGTTCTGTTAATAGTGACAAGCTTGTTTCACTTCTTGAGGAGACTGGCATTGGAAGAAGGTTGTTTGGTGATGATTTTGATCCACAAATAGTCAGGATCGAGGGAACTCCCGAGGACAAAATAAATGGAAACTTTGTTGCCTTCTTTCTAAACGGCGGTGATTTTAATTCTATGCGGCCAACAAACGCCATGATCAAGTACTTGGACATTTCCATAGCAGCTTCACGAGATGCCGGCGAGGTCTATGAATATGCCGTCGATCAGAAAGAAAAGATGCCATTGATTGCGAACGTTCTGAGACAACTTGGCTATTATCAGCAAGCAGAGAAAATAATGTCCGCTATTGATCTCCCATTAAAAGGATCTGAGTTGGAGATTGGTGGACAAGAACTTATGCAAATGGGCTTTAAGGGCAAAGAGATAGGGCGGGCAGAAAAAGATGTTTTGTCTGCCATTCACAGAGGTGAGCTTGGAAATACTTATGATGAGATAGTGGGGTATTTAAAATGAAATTGTTATTTGAAAACTGGAGAAAGTTTCTGAAGGAAGCAAACAACTTTACAGTTCTTTGTGAAAACCACAAGCAAGGTTTAATAACGGAAGAACAACTCTATAATAAATGGGAACAAATGGTTATATTTGAAGCCTCTCAGGTTTTAAATGAAGGTTTATTGGACATTCTCAGGGGAGGATACGAGAAGGGAAAAGAGTTATTTACGAAAGCAGTTGAGAAAGTAGCATCTTTTTTCAAAAAACTTGTATTCCAAGCCTTAAAAATGATGTTAACGGCAAACGTTCAATTGGATAAGATTGCTGGAGTGTTAAAGAGCATCATGCAAAAGGTTGCAAAGTTTTGTTCAGCCCACAAAACACTTTGTAAGATTATCACAACTATTTTAGTTATGTTGGCAGTGACGGCAGTAATGGCTGGTTTGGCTGGTGAAGTAGAAGCTGCTATTAGCACTGGGGGATACACCGGTGAAGAAACTACTTTAAATGATACTGGACTTGATGCGATCAAAGGGTTTTTGTCTGTTGCGCAAGATGAATTCCCATCTGAAATAGGAGGCTCCCGGGAGTCGCGAATGTTCGCTCAAGCAGTTGAGTGGTTGGAACACGCTCAAGGAATGGACGAACTTGTTGACTTGAAAAACTCATCAGAAGAAGGCGCTGACATAATTCGGTGGGCCTATGAATCCATAAATGAGATGATAGACAGTGGAGAGATGGGGCGGTCGGACCTCCGCGAGCTTGCTGAAATTGGCGAACGGATTAGTGTTGAATCTGGTCGATTTACACGAACAATTCTCGGCGCGCCTGATGAATTTTATGAAGGTCCAGTACAACTAGTTTCTCAACCAAGGTAGGATTATGATTAAAGAACACAAAGATCCACACTACATCGTCAAAGTCGAAAAAGCCATAGCAAAGAAGTATGGCGAAGAGGCAATTCAAAATCCAAAAAAAGATTGGAATGAAGAAAAAGAAAAAGAATATCAAGAACAAATTGAAGAGTTTTATAAAAAGCGAGACAAGATCAGAGACAAATCCGAGAAAGTAGAAGTGAGTGGAGTTTTCATTCCCAAGAAACTACTTATTAAGGGAAAAGAACGAACTTGCCCGGTTTGTGAAACTTATTCGTTTAAAACACAGGATGATGTTTATATGAATAAATATAATTGTTGTTTTAAGTGCTATATACAGTATGTAGAAAACCGGGAAGAACGCTGGCGTTCTGGCTGGAGACCACAAGGAGAATAAAATGGCTACAACATTAGAGATTATCAGAGGAATATCGCAAGCTTTGACTTATGCGTATGACGGAGGGCACGACGCTCGCTATACGGATGACGGCGAAGCACATACCTTTGGCTTGAAGAGAGAAGAAGGAGATTCAATTCTTGATTCTCGTGTGATGGATGGCTTTAAGGTCAAGTTTTCAGGAAATTTGTTGTGTATCCACTATCATTCTGAAGTAAAGCTAAAAGACGTTCACGACAAGAACTTCGAATCAGATACAGAAAGCATGATTAACGATATCGCAAAGTTTCTTAAGAAAGAATACAAGAAAGTAACCGGCGATGCCCTGACTTTGACTGCTGAAGGAGAAATGGAAGCTATTGTTCAAAATACTTCCAGGGTTCGTTCTTGGGTTCAAGCTTATAAATGGTATAAGATTGGTGGAATTGGAGACGTTGAGCCTGTTGCTGAAGCAAGTGAAGAACGGCTGGAGAAGTCTTTTAAGAAGTGGTTGGAACTTGGCAAGAAGTCTCCCAAACCTAAAAACGTAACAAGAAAGAAAGACTAAATTTGGAAATGAATGAGTTATCAATTATCCAAAAAGGAATTAGTTCAAGAGATTGTAAAATCTGGGAAAGATCCAAACTATTTTATTAACAATTATGTTAGAATATCTCACCCTGTACGCGGTTTAATTCCCTTTAAAACATATGATTATCAAGAAGAGCTTTTAGAAAGTTTTAATGATCACAGATTTAATGTTATACTTAAGGCTCGTCAAATGGGCATTACGACAATAATGGCGGGTTATATTTCTTGGATGATGCTATTTCATCGAGATAAAAACATTCTCGTGATGGCAACCAAGTTTCAGACGGCTTCAACGCTGGTCAAAAAAGTGAAAGCGATTATTAAAGCATTGCCAAGCTGGATACGACTAACAAATATTTCAGTTGATAACAGGACATCTTTCGAATTGGGAAATGGATCTCAAATAAAAGCCGCTTCTACCGCGTTTGATGCCGGCCGTTCAGAAGCGTTATCTCTTCTCATTATTGATGAAGCTGCACACGTTGAAGGACTAGATGAATTGTGGACAGGTTTGTCACCAACCATTTCAACTGGTGGTCGTTGTATTGTAGCTTCCACACCAAACGGTGTTGGAAACTGGTTCCATCAGACATACACTGAGTCTAACTTAGGACTAAATTCATTCAGCAATGTTAAACTAATGTGGGATCGCCACCCCGATCGTGATCAAAAATGGTTTGATTCAGAAACAAAGAACATGTCTAAGAGACAAATTGCACAAGAATATATGTGCAACTTTAATGCTTCCGGTGAAACCGTCATTCATCCCGATGATATTAAAAGAATCAATGAAGAAATCTGTGAGCCCAAATATAAGACAGGGTTTGATAGAAATTTTTGGATTTGGAAAGAATACGATTCTGCCTGCACCTATCTTTTGTCTGCTGATGTTGCCCGAGGAGATGGAAAGGACTATTCCGTTTTTCACATATTAAATCTCAACACAATGGAAATTGTTGCTGAGTATCAAGGAAAACCGACGCCCGATATATATGCAGAATATGTATATAACGTCGGCAAAGAATATGGAAACTGCATGATTGTTGTCGAGAACAACAATATTGGATACACAGTCGTAGAGAAAATAAAAGATTTGGGATATACAAACGTATATCATTCAATCAAGTCAACACACGAATATATTGAACAATTTGCGACAGAAGGCAGGAACGATTGTGTTCCAGGATTCACGACTTCTGGAAAAACTCGCCCAATGATTATTGCAAAATTGGAAGAATTTATTAGAAACAAGATAATTAAGATATATTCTCCTCGCCTTCTCAACGAAATAAAGACCTTTGTATGGAACAACAATAAACCAGAAGCAATGCGAGGATATAACGATGACCTCATGATGGCCTTGGCAATCGCCTGCTGGGTGAGAGACACTGCGCTAATTGTTAATCAGAAAGGTATAGAGTATTCTAAGGTTTTTTTGAATTCAATGAAAAAAGTCGACTATACTATGAATACGACAATCCCGGGAATGAAAGGGTATGTGCCACATCACAACAAAGAAAAACAAAAAGAAACACAGCAATATGCATGGATATATAAAGGATAGATATGGCAAGTATAAATAATCCCAAAAACCCAGATTCTAGGTTATTTAAAAAATTAACAAGGGTTTTTTCTGGGCCTATTATTGACTATCGTGCTCAAACGATTCGAAAGTATCGCCGGCATCAATTAGATAAGTTTGCGAATACGTTTAAATCGTTGAGTGGTCAACCTTTTAAGCGGACCGCTCACAATCCATTTGAGAATCTTCAAACAAGCATGATTGCAAATCAGAATCGCGTGGAGCGATATGCTGATTTTGATCAAATGGAATATGAACCGATTATTAATTCGGCAATGGACATATATGCAGATGAAATGACCACGTCTTCTGATTTACAGCCTTTGTTGAAAATCGATTGTCCCAATGAAGAAATCAAAGCTGTGCTGCACTCTCTGTATCATAATATAATGAACATTGAATTCAATCTTTTTGGTTGGTGTCGAACGATGTGCAAATATGGTGACATGTTTCTTTATATTGACGTCAATGAAGATTATGGCGTCAAAAATGTCATTGCTTTACCCTATGATCAAGTAGAAAGGATCGAAGGAGAAGATAAGACGAATCCAAACTATGTTCAATTTCAGTGGAATTCCGGTGGGTTGACTTTTGAGAACTGGCAAGTTGCGCACATTCGTATTTTGGGAAATGATAAGTATGCTCCATATGGAACATCAGTTTTGGAAGGTGCCCGGCGTATCTGGCGCCAACTGGTTCTTCTAGAAGATGCAATGATGGCTTATCGTATTGTTCGTTCGCCAGAACGTCGTGTGTTTTACATTGACACCGGCAATGTTCCTCCTCAAGATATTGAACAGTTTATGCAAAAAACAATCACCAATATGAAGAGAAACCAATTGGTTGATCCCACTACTGGTCGTGTGGATTTGCGATATAATCCTCTTTCTGTTGAAGAAGATTATTTCATTCCGGTGAGAGCCGGCATCAATTCTAGAGTTGAAACTCTTCCAGGTGGTTCTTATACTGGAGATATTGATGATGTCAAATATTTAAAGGACAAATTGTTTGCTGCTTTGAAGATTCCTCAATCGTATTTGTTTCGTGGAGAAGGAGCAGAAGAAGACAAAACAACGTTGGCTCAAAAAGATATTCGCTTTGCCAGAACTATTCAGAGATTGCAAAGATCAGTTGTGTCAGAGCTTGAGAAGATCGGCATTGTTCACTTATATTCGTTGGGATATCGAACAAACGATTTAATATCTTTTAAACTTAAGTTGAACAATCCTTCGAGAATTGCTGAGATTCAAGAATTAGAGCATTGGAAAACAAAGTTTGATACGGCTGGGTCAGCCACTGAAGGTTATTTCAGCAAGCGTTGGGTTTCAGAACACATATTTAGTCTTTCAGAAGAAGAATTCCTGCGCAACCAGAGAGAACAGTTTTATGATCGTAAATATGCTGCTGCTCTTGAAGCTGCAGCTGCCGGCGAAGAGGAGATGGAAGGTGGTCTCGGCGCCGGCGAAATGGGCGAATTAGGCGATGACTTCGGAGGAGAAGAATTCGGTGGAGAAGAGTTCGGAGAAGAAGAACTTGGCGGTGAGGAAGAGCTTGGCGGTGAGGAAGAGCTTGCCGGCGAAGAAGAAACACTCTTGGCCGCTCCAGGCCATCGAGATAGTGGTACTGGTTATGTAACTCCGGGTTCAAAAGGAAAAGTATATTTTCCGGTTAAAAGTGATAAAAGGGGTATAGGAGCAAACCACAGGCGAACAAAAGGTTCTTGGTCAGACGAGACTGCTCGTCCTACTACAAGAAACGTTTGGAAAGCTCCGAGTTTAATTAATCTAAGCGAAAGTCTTTCTGGGGACAACGAATCTAATTATAATAATGAAGAACAGCTTCTAATTGAAGTAAATCAAGGTATTAGAGATTTGATTGCAGAATTGGAGAAAAAAGATAATGTCGAAGAAACACAATAAAAAACGCAATACGGTGTTTTTATACGAAATTTTGGTTAGAGAATTGACCAAAAGTATAATAAAGAAGAATAAAAAAAGAAAATCCAACGTTCTTTCTATTCTTAAAGAACATTTTAAGAAAGGGACAATTCTCCAAAAAGAGTTACAATTATACAAAGACACCTTAACCAGCGAAGAAATGGACCCTCACACTGCCGAGAAATACATTTTTGAAACAAAAGCAGCCCATCAAAGACTTGATAAAGGAGAAGTCTTTAGAGAACAAAGTGAAGTCATATCGAAGATAAACAAGTTTTTATCAAAATCTGTTTTTTCCAATTTTGTTCCCAATTATAAAGATTTGGCTACACTGTCGCAATTGTTTGATGAAGATGTAACGGTTAAAAATAGGGTTTTATTGGAAAAGAAAATTATTGCTGATCTCATTTCAACTTCAAAAGAGAAGAAAGTAATGAAGTCAATAGGAAATCTGGCCTATAAGACTTTTATTGAGAAGTTTAATTCACAGTATGAAGGATTGTTAGAAGAACAGAAGCAATTACTAAACCATTATATTATTTCGTTTTCCAACGATAGCATCGATTTGAAAATTTATTTAAATGAAGAAATAACAAGATTAATAGAGATTGTGGACTCTTCATTAGAATTGGACGAGATTAAAGAAGATACAAATATGACTGATTCAACAAAGAAAGTGTTGAATCTCATTGCCGGCATCAAACTTAAACCGATTAATGAAAGCACGATAAGACAGGTTTTGAAAATACAAGGTCTTGCCCGGGAGATTCAGAGCTAATGGCTGATATCACAATTACAATAGGCGATGAAGGAGAAGAGGAAGAAAATAGATTAACTTTCGAGTTAAACGCAAGAAAAACTCTTGAAGGCGACATTGTTATTCGAGATCATCCAGATATCGATGTTGTTGTGATGCCTGAGAAAATGAAAGTTGTTGCGTTTTCAAAAGATTCTTTGACAGAAGAAACATATCAAACACAAGATAAGCTATTTGACTTTTTAGTTAAGCGCGGTGTCGTCGACAGAGACAGCATTCAAGGTGGGAACGTTTTTGGTTCTATGGAAGCAAAGATTCCTGTGACTGAAGAAAACAATTCATCCAAATATGTTCTTTTGGGTATCGCCAAGTGGCTTGAAGTTGAAAAACCATACTTTGAATACTTAGAGAAGTTTGAGCAGATAGAAGAAGATCGGTTTACAGAACCATCTGATGAAGAATCTACTGATTTCGATCCAACTCGACATGCCGAAAAGAAAGGCGTTCTCAGACCAATGTATATTAGAAGTCCCTATGGACTAAACTTTGCTTATGGATATAGAGAGTAGTATGCTAGGGCTATTATACTTTATTCTCTGTTCTTTCGGTTTAACATCAATACTGGTTTATGGAAAGATTCTTGATCACATCAGACCAAAGCATTGTTTCTTTCACTGCCCTGCTTGTATGGGGTTTTGGGTTGGTGTATTTTTGTTCTGCGTAAATGGATATACAGAACTATTTACATTTGATTATAATTTGATCAATGCTTTGCTTCTGGGATGGTTGAGTTCTGGAACAAGCTATGTATTATCAATGTTGTTTAATGATAATGGATTAAAAGTTGATTTCGGAGGACAAGAATGAAACGTTACATGATTCCAAGAGTTGCTAATTGCTGCCGAGGAAGCATATTCGTGCAGGTTGCGCCTGCATTAAGGATTTGAGATGAACAAGAAAGTATTACTCAGAGAATATTATGAATTATGCGAAGGTGGTATTTGCCAAGATTATTTAACTGAAGCTGAAAAGCGAATGGTTAATAACGATGGTACTGTCTTTCTTACCGGTATTGTACAGTGTGCCGGCAAAAAGAACGGCAACGGCCGAATATATTCTGAAAACATTCTAAAACGAGAAGTCAATAACTATCAAAAGATCATAAACGAGAACAGAGCACTGGGAGAATTAGATCATCCAGAAGATTCAGTTGTTAATCTTCGCAATGCCTCACACATGATGAAGAGATTGTGGTGGGATGGCAGTAACGTCATGGGAAAGATTCAGTGTTTGAACACTCCATCTGGTAACATTCTGATATCGCTTGCCAATTCTGGTGTTTCACTGGGTATTTCTTCACGAGGGTTGGGTTCTGTCACAGAAGGTCAAGATGGAACGATTGTTGAAGACGATTTTCAGTTAATCTGTTTTGATATTGTGTCTGAGCCCTCGACGACAAATGCATATTTGAATCTTTCGGAGAGCAGACAAAAAACATTGTGGACAAAAGCAGATCGAATTAATCGAGCGCTATATAGCATATTACATGTGTTAACATAAAGGAGGAATAAAATGAAAATAACTGAAAAGCAATTAAATCAAATTATCCAGGAAGAGATTGATCAAGCAATTGAAGAAGGTTGGTTGGATCGACTAAAAGCCCGGGGAAAGGGTGTTAAAAGCCGCCTCAAAGGTGCTGCAAGTGGCCTGGGAGCGAAGGCTGCTGGCGCATTAGGTGCTGAAACTGCTGCCGGTGAATTGACTAAAAAGGCTGCTGAACGGAAAGCAACCGGCGCCACTGAAGAAGCAAAATCGTTAATGCGTTCACACCATAAAAAGGTTGACAGAATTGTTGGAAATATGATTAATGATGCTAAAAAGCTTAATTTACTAGCAGATCCAGAAATGAAAAAAGCACTTAGTGCAGCTAAAAGTGTCGTTACTCGCATAGGTAGAATTTTAGATCCAAATTATGCAAGCCCTCACGCTCCAAAACCAGAACCAGAGGTTTAGTTGCGGTAGAAAGCTTAAAGAGAAAACAAAAATGAGAGATAAATGAAAACAAACGAATTCAAAAAGATTCTCAAACCACTAATCAAACAATGTATCAAAGAAGTCATCTTTGAAGAAGGTGTTCTTTCCGGAATTATTAGTGAAGTAATGAAAGGCGTCAATGCTGCGCCGGTTGTTAGAGAACAGAGAGAACAAAAGGTTGCCAGTAAACCAACCAATGGGCATGCCAAAAAACAATTGCAAGAACAAAAAAAGAAAATGTTGGATGCGGTTGGGAGAGGCTCTTTTAATGGTATAGACATATTTGAGGGAACAAAACCATTGACAGAAAGTAATCAGCAATCTCCATTGGCAAATATTGAACCTGGAGATGCCGGCGTAGATATTAGTGGAATGTTTAATTCCAATTGGAGTAAGTTAATTTAGGACTAATTATTAGAGGAAGATATGGGGATTAACGTTGAGATCTTTTCAAGAAGAGGAGAAGATCCAAAAAAAACAATTAAGCGCTTCGTTAAAAAATGCAAAAGAGAAGGTTTTTTAAGAGAAGTTATAGAAAAACAAAGGTTTAAGAAGTCTTCTGAAAAAAGAAGAATGAAGAAAAAGAAAAGAGAAAAAGTTCTTCAAAAGCTTCGAAAACAATATGAAGAAAAGATGAGAGATTAGGAGATAAACAATGGCACTATATAATAGTTGGGGAAGAACAAGAAGCCCCAAGAATTTAGCCGGCAGTCAAGGTGGGACGGTTACACCTTTGGCGAATACAAACAACTTACAAGGTATTACTGCATCAACTGAGGGTTATGCTACAGAAAATCAAAGATATTTGCATGTCCTTGTTGAAGATGCGCATGATACCACGCCAGCTGCGTTGACTATATTTGGATATTGTCATGCTTTTTTAAGGTGGTTTGAGATACCAGAGTCAGCTCCTTTTCCAGTTGGTGACAACACCAATCCAACAGCTGCTTCTATAACAGTGGCTGATTCCGAAGTCGCTGTGGCGAGTCAAGTTCCAAGCGCCAGAGAATATCGAGTTTATCATATAGTGGGAATAGATAGGGTTGCTTTTGTTCACGAAGATTCTGGTGAAGTTAATATCTTTGCCGCATGCTCCACTTTTTAACATGACGAATGAACAATAATTCAAATCAGATATTCACTATCCTCTGTGAACTCTGCCAATCATCAATCTTCAACTTGGAACTAATTTTAGACAATCGATATAGCTTATAACTGATTACGAACTAATTATGTTATTATAGGAGAATAATATCTAATGCCAAATTTAGGATGGGCATATATATCGGGTGCCGCGGCTGCAACTGTGGGTGGCGCCGACACACACGTTCAATTCAATTCAGGATCTACTCTTAGTGGATCTAGCAACTTTACATATGATTATACCAACGATAAACTTGTACTTTCTGGAGGTTTAGATGTTTCTGGAACAATTACATCATATGCGTTCGAAACGATCACTACAACCACTTATTTAGGTGATACAAAATTTGGTAATGACACCGGCGACACTCACCAATTTACTGGCAGTGTTGAAATAAGTGCTTCAACTTTGTCTATAGATAAAGCTGGAGTCAAGACCAGTTTGGAATACGATGCCGACTTTGAAGGGGCTCATTTTAGAATGACCTCTTCGGCCAATCCAGAAGAAATATATATTTTCGGAAACAATTCAATACTTCCTGCTGCTGATCACCGAGTCGAGATCGCAATAGGCGGGAGGAATACTGCTGGAGGCCTGAATCTTCTCAAGCTTAAGGCTGGACCCACTGAGACTAAAATTCAGCCTGCCGCTTTATTTGGCATGACCACTGGCGAATTTAAGATTCAAGGGTCGGAAGCCAGTGTAACAAATGATGATGGTGGAGACATTGTGTTAATCGGCGGTGTCGGAGACGGCACTGGAGCAACTGGAAGCATAATCTTTAGAGAAAGTGCCAATTATCAATTTACTGGCAGTGTTGAAATGAGTGGCGGCAATGTGACCATAGGTAATGCAGCTATATTCTCGCCTGGTTTCGGGGTTGGTCTTAAGACTCACTCTTCATCGTTCACTAGCGCATACGATCAATCTGGTGATATACTATTTGCAGGCACTGGTTCCGCAGCTGGAGTAGCCGCCGGCCATTTGGTTTATTTAGATTCAACAAAACAATGGAGCTTAGTTAATGCAGCTGCAACTGGTTCCGGCGATGCAGCTTTTATTGCAATTGTCGGTGACACTGCTCCACCACATTCCAAAGGAGTTCTTACTCGTGGGTTGTGTCAACTAACAAGCTCTCTTATTACTGGATCTGCTGGCCCAGGCGCCTTTGATATTGGAGGACAAGTATATGCCAGCTTTGTTGCCGGTCAATATACAACTGTAATACCATCGGGTTCTGGAGAAGTTGTCAGAGTTATAGGACATTCAATTGATGTAGATTTGATATTTTTCAGTCCTTCACCAGATTTTATTGAGCTATAGGATAAAGTAGAGTAACTATATGAAAGTCGGAGATAACAGAAAATCAACACATATAGTCATTTTAAAGAACTAAATACTATTTATTTGTGAACATCTATTTATTAATAATGTATTCAAGGAGTTATATATGTCATCAATGTTAGAACAGGCGATTGTCGATGCTAGTGCATTAAAAGAAGCCGCTGTCAAAAACGCAGAACAAACAATTATTGAAAAGTATTCTGCCGATATTAAAGAGGCAGTCGAATCTCTTCTAGAACAACCCGAAGAGGAAGAGTTGTTGGGAGGAGAAGCAGCACCATTAGCACCATTAGAAGGTGGAGGAGAAACATTTGATGATGTAGATGTTGCCGATGCAGCCACCGCCGGCGAAGATCTTTGTCCTTGTCCAGATGATGAAGCCATCGTGACCATGGATTTGAGCGCTCTTCAGAAAGCTATAAGTGAAGAAGAGGGTGTACCAGAAGAGACAGAGGAAGAAGCAGCTGCTGAAGTGACTGCCGGGTTGCAGATGCCAGAAGAAGACGAAGAACTTTTTGCATTAGAAGAAGATATCGAGATCGATGAAGAATTGATTGAAAAGCTTCTTGTTGATATGTCTCCTCAAATGAGTGGGTGGGCAGGCAGGCCCGAAGCAGAATTGGAGTTTGAGAAAGATTTAGATCTCGCCCGAATGCAAAGTTCTGAATACAAAGAAGAAAACGAAGAATTAAAAGAAAGTCTTAAAAAAGTAATTAAGACAAACAAACAACTAGTTAGTAACACGAAGCAACACAAGAAAGCAGTGATGATGCTTAAAGAAAAGCTCGAAGAAATGGTATCATCAAACGCTAGATTGCTTTATTCAAACAAGATTTTAAGTAGCACCTCCCTGAATGAGCGACAAAAAAGAAAAATTGTCGAAGCTATTTCAAAAGCGGATACGGTAGAAGAAGCTAGAGTTCTTTACGAAACGCTTCAAAGTGCAGTGGGTTCCAACTTTTCAAGAAAAAAAGAACCAAAATCACTGAACGAAGCTTTGGAAAGAAGGAATTCTGTGCTTAGGGTTAATCGTCAAAAGACGCGTGATTCCGGCTTACCAAATCCGGTCCGAGATCGCATGCGAAAGCTTGCGGGAATTAAATAGTTTATTTTTAAAACAATAGGAGGTTTAAAAGAAATGAGTATTTTAGAAAAATTAACTGAAGGTATCGTTGATCGAGATCTTCAAAAGGAGGGCGATGCCCTTCTTAATAAGTGGGAGGCAACTGGCCTTCTTGAAGGTCTCGGAGGAGATCGAAAGAAGTCTACTATGGCACGCCTTCTTGAAAACCAGGCCAAGCAGCTTCTGAAGGAAGCTTCGTCTATGGCTGGTGGTGACGTCGAGGGTTTCGCGGCCGTCGCGTTTCCGATCGTCCGTCGAGTGTTCGGTGGACTTATTGCAAATGATCTTGTAAGTGTTCAGCCCATGAGTTTGCCCTCTGGACTGATCTTCTTCCTTGATTTTCAGTATACGGCTGCGAGATATGATTATCGTGCAAATGATTCATTATACGGTGGTGGAAGGGTTGGCCAGGAGATCACTGGTGGTGTGGACCTTAGTCAAGAAGCTCGTGATGCGGGTGTTACCTCTACTGGAGATAATGCTGATAAGGGGTTTTACAACCTTAACCAAGGTTATTCTTCGCCATCTGGAACGCTTCCTCTTGCAGCTAGCGCAATTGCCCCTGCCGCCGCAGTTACTGCTGCAAACGGCTTCCCGGGTGCAACCGCTAACTTGGCAGCTTTTACTGCAATCAGCGCGCTGTCGGAAGCTCAGAAGAAAGACTTGCGTTTTGATCCGGATCTTTTGAACGCCGAGAGTACTGATAAAGTTCAACAGGTACATGTTACTCTTACTGCCGCTCAACAGGCGAATATCAATATGGAAAACATGATTCTCCTTGATATTCGCCCACAGGCTAGCGGATCTGGCGTTGCATTTGGTCTGGATGCAAATGAAGATATTCGCCCAGTTCGTCGATTGACTAGACGTGTTGATGTAGCTACCGTTGAGTTTACTATGCACGGTGATTCAACAGCTGCAGCTGCGGATACAGCAGTGGCAATTACAGTTCATTATCCGGAAAAGGATGCTTTTGATGGTACTGCAGCTGCTGGTGACGCCAATGCTATTGGTGCTATTGCTGGAACCACTACGTGGGGTCTAGAGAATAACACAGAAATTCCCGAGATCGACATCAAGGTCGATTCGGTGAGTGTCACTGCTGTAACTAAGAAGCTGAAAGCGAAGTGGACTCCGGAACTTGGCCAGGATCTCAACGCTTATCACAACTTGGATGCAGAGGTTGAACTTACGAGTATTCTCTCTGAGCAGATTGCTCTTGAGATTGACCGGGAGATTCTTAATGATCTTGTACGACTGGCTACTGCTGGAACGTATTACTGGTCGCGCTCGCCTGGTCTGTTCGTTAATCGAGCAACCGGCACCGAGCTTGGTGCTACAGCAGCTGCTCCCGATTTCACGGGTACAGTTAGTGAGTGGTATGAGACTCTTGCTGAGACCATTAATGATGTGTCTGCACAGATTCATCGTAAGACACTTCGTGGTGGAGCTAACTTTATTGTTACTTCTCCTGAAGTTGCGAACGTCCTTGAGTTTACCTCTGGCTTTCGAGCTAGTGTGACTGCTGATGACGATCGTGGCACTGTCGGAACTGTCAAGGTTGGCGCTATGAGTAAGAAGTGGGACGTCTATGTTGACCCCTATTTCCCTCGTAACCTCGTCTTGGTTGGTCGTAAGGGTGGTTCGTTCCTTGAGAGCGGCTATGTTTATGCTCCTTATGTACCGCTGCAGGTTACTCCGACGATCTTCGGTATCGAAGACTTCGTGCCTCGCAAGGGCGTGATGACTCGTTATGCTAAGAAGATGGTCAGACCTGATATGTATGGTCTGGTTGTTGTTCGCGGCTTGCTCGGAGAGAGTGGAGCTAGCTAAACAATAGCTAACTAACAATTAAAGCCCGCCCGTCAGGGCGGGCTTTTTTTGTATTTCTTTTGGAAGTTTAAACAAGTCACGACTATTTAATATGAAACGAATAACTAAATCAAAAGGGGAATTAAAAGGATGAGCAAGTTAGGAAGATATTCAGCAGATAGAAAAAAGATAAAAACTATTTCCGCAGCAAAGACTGTTAAGGTTTCAGAATGTGGAACAATATTTGAACTTTCAGCATCCTCTACAGCATATAGTGTTATTTTGCCAGACATCGACACTGCTGGAAAAGGTTGTTGGTATAAATTTATCCTGACGGCCTTTGAGAGCGCCTATGGGAACGTGAATATCCGCGTTGCGCCGGAGGCTACTACTAATTATATTTTGGGTTCGGTTGCCGCCTCCGCTCTCGAAGGCAATCCGGCTGGACAGAACTTCCCGGGGAACGCGACTGCTTCGTTTGTTGTTGCCAAAGGGGCCCTAGGGGATACATTAGAATTGGTGGCAATTCCAAACTCCCAGTATGGCGGCCTCGATGGGTGGATCGCTAATGGTGTTGTGAGTGGTAGTGGAGCTATAACTGGTTCGGACGGTTAATATGAAACAAATTAAGGCGAATAGCCTAAATCAAAAGGAGATTTAAAAAAGATGAGTAAATCAGGAAGATATGCAGCTAACCGGATTAAGATTGAAGAATTAACCGCGTCTAAGACTATCACAATAGCTGATTGTGGAACGCTTTTTAACGTGAATCCTGCAGCTGATGTGACTTTGACACTACCAGCTGCCGCCGATGCTGGCAAAGGCTGGTGGTGCGAAGTGATGGCAGACGAAGAAGATGGCGATACTATGGACAATAATATTAATGTAACCGTAGGAGATGGAACTTTTTTTACTGGAATTCTCTGTGCTGCTGACGGCGGGGGCGGCTCTATCGGCAATGGAACGAGCAATAATTTTATTGGATGGAAGACCGCCGGTACTTCTGGTGAATTGGTGAGAATCGTTTGTCTGGGGGACAGATATGTTGCCCACGGCTTCATAATCGATGCGTCTGATACATTATTTGCAGACGCCGCCACTAATGCTTAATAATAATTAAAAACCTTGTTAATATCAAACCCCACGTTTTCAACGGCGTGGGGTTTTTTATTGAAAATCAACTATTTATTATACAACCCAGGAGGTATTATGGGAAAGAGAAGAAGAAAACTGACAAGCCCCAAGTATGCTAAGAAGTATGCCGGTTTGAGAGCAACAATTGCGAGGTTGAAAAGCCACGAAAAAGTAGAATCAATTGTCGAGTCAAAACCAGTGGCAGAAAAACCCGTTCCTAAGATCACAAAGAAAACATCCACAATTGTTGAAAAGGCTTCGATTGTCGAGTCAAAACCAGTGGCAGAAAAACCCGTTCCTAAGATCGCAAAGAAAACATCCACAACTCGTAAAACCAGAAAAAGATCCAAACGAACTACTATAAAGAAAGATAAGTAGTTTTGTAACGCCGGCAACTAATTATACCCGAGGAGATATAGTTTAATGGCGGTTCCAACCTTAACACCATCAAGCACAACTAGCGCTATCAAGTTGCCATCTACAGGTACGCATGGTGACGTTACATTAGCAAATTTACCATTTGGTTATTATGCTACCGATGGTGCGCTAGCAGACACAAACTTTGTCTCTGGAGCAGTTGAGCAAGTATCCTATACATATAGGAAACTTGGTGGAGACATTTTAGATATAGAGATAACAACACAAAACGTTTATGCTTCTTATGAAGAGTCAGTGTTGGAATATAGTTACCTAGTCAATTCTCATCAATCTAAAAATGTATTGGATACTTTGTTGGGTAGAACCACTGGTTCGTTTGATCACCAAGGTCAACTTCTCTCAGGAGATGGATTATCCGGAAGTAACATTGCTCTTGCATTTCCTAAATTTCAATTTGGTTTTGCCAAACGCGTAGGAGATGCTACTTCTACTGAAGTCGGTATTGGTGGACAACAAACTATATATTCGGCGTCTTTTAATACTTCGGTTGGTACACAGGATTATGATTTGCAGTCAATAGTTTCATCTTCTGCAGCTACTGACAGCGCCGTTCCTTATTTTGGAAATGTGACAGATCGAAGAATAACAATTCGAAAAGTATTTTATAAGACTCCGCACGCTATGTGGAGGTTTTATGGATATTACGGAGGTTTAAATACCGTAGGAAATCTTCACCAATATGGTCAGTTTGCCGATGATGCCAATTTTGAACTGGTGCCGGCTTGGCAGAACAAACTTCAAGCCATGGCTTTTGAATCAAACTTGTGGACTAGGACTTCACATTACTCTTTCGAGATCAAAAACAATAAACTAAGATTGTTTCCAGATGTTACTATATCTCATCCAAAGAAGATGTGGATAAATTTTACAATTGATGAAGATCCTTGGGAGCCTAATGCAGCATATCGTGATAGTGTCAAAGGCATCAACAATATGAACACTCTTCCATTCGAGAATCTTCCATATAAGAATATCAACTCTATTGGTAAGCAGTGGGTTCGAAGGTTTGCTCTGGCACTTTCAAAGGAAACGTTGGGACAAGTTAGAGGAAAGTTTTCCACTATACCAATACCGGGAGAATCAGTTACATTAAACCATTCTGAACTGCTTTCGCAGGCAAAAGAAGAGCAAGAAAAACTCAGGGAAGAACTTAAAACAGTTCTCGATGAAATGGTTTATGCCAAGCTAGCTGAACAAGAGGCAACAATAACAGAAAATGTCAATAAGGTCAACTCTTCAATTCCGGGTGGAATATTTGTGGGGTAATAGACAATGGCTGACAACAAATGGTCACAACCAGCAAATCCTCCACCTCCTCTGTTTTTAGGAGAGAAGGAGAGAAATCTAGTTAAACAGGTCAATGATGAACTCATTGAGCGAGTTGTTGGCCAACAAGTGCTGTATTATCCAATAAGCAAAGATCATACAGATTTTCATTCTCTTTATAGAGAGGCAATAGAGAAGACCTTTCTGCCACCGGTTAGGGTATATGCTCTAGTTGAGTGGGAAGGCCATGAAACAACGAACACTAGTGCTGGAATTGATCGAAGGTCAAGCATCACTGTTCATTTTCACAAAAGAAGATTGACCGAAGATCAAGATTTGTTCGTCAGAGAGGGTGATTTTGTGTTATATGGATCTCATTATTATGAAATCGTGACATTGAACGAGACAAAACAGATTTTTGGCCAAGTTGATCACAAAATGGAAATTTCCGCAAAATGTATTAGAGCACGTAAGGGACTATTTGATGGTAGCTAAACTAAGAGAAATACCATTCATGCCTTCAACACTTGAGACGATTGATTATGCTGTACATAATTGGTTGAATGAAGAATTAGATATTCACACTACAACAAATAAAGGCTGGAAGAAGGTTCCGATTATTTGGGCAACAGCTGAACGCGCTATTCAATCAAAAGAAGATAATACCTTGAGAGATCAAGATGGTACGCTTATTTTTCCACGTATTATAATAGATAGGACCAGTGTGGTGAAAGATCTGGCCAAAAAAGGCTCTGTTTGGGGCAACATACAAAGGATCAACGACGAAAAAGGCGGCTCGATAACAATTGCGAGAAGAATAAAACAAGATAAAACCTCAAATTTTGCCAATGCTGATTCCAGAAGGTTAAGAGGAGGGGTTGCCGGCAACAAACAATCAACTTATCCAAAACGTGATTCTCTTGGGCGTCTCATTGAGAATAAAAAGATTGTTTATGAAACGATAACAATGCCCCTGCCAGTTTATTTGGATATTACATATAGCATTATTATTAAAACGGAATATCAGCAACAAATGAATGATTTGGTTACACCTTTTATGACAAAAACAGATGGATTAAATTATTTTGTTATGAAAAATGAAAATCATATGTATGAAGCGTTTATTCAAGGAGATGTTGGCTTGGATAATAACATTGCTTCTATGGAAACTGAATATAGAAAATATGAATCAAAAATTGATGTAAAAGTTCTCGGATATATTAATGGCGAGGACAAGAACGCAGAACAACCAAAAATTGTTATAAGAGAAAACGCTGTAGAAGTGAAATTTCCCCGTGAAAGAGTTGTATTTGGAGATATCCCAGAACATATCGATAAACGAGGTTTTTATAAAGAATGATTTTTTCCCTTTGGGTGTTTAATACACTATTTATAAGAGAAAATAGTTCTTTGTTACAAGGAGAAATAACTAATGTCAGAAAGAAAGTTTAAATTTGTCTCACCTGGAGTTTTTATTGATGAGATAGACAATTCACAATTACCAAAAGTTCCTGGAGATATTGGGCCGGTTATTATAGGTAGAACACAACGCGGCCCAGCGATGCAAGCCGTGAAGGTTAATTCGTTTTCAGAATTTGTTGAAGTTTTTGGGAATCCCGTTCCTGGTGGAGATTCTACTGATGTTTGGAGAAATGGTAACTATCTTGCACCAACATATGCTGCATATGCAGCACAAGCGTGGTTGAAAAACAATAATGCCGCAACAATTGTTCGTCTTATGGGATACGAACATACAAATAAGACTACATCTACAACCCTTTATGGACAAGCCGGCTGGAACACCGGTGTAGCTACTGCTGCAGCCGCGACTGTTGCTGCAAACGGTGGCGCTTACGGCCTGTTTATGGCCAACAGCGGCACGTCCGCTCAAACTGGTACTCTAGCGGCTATTCTTTATGCTGTACAGGGCACCGCTTTTGCTCTTTCTGGTACGAGAGCAAGTGGTTCTGCCACTACTCCCGCAGCTGGAACATATGTTAAAAATGTTGCAGATAAAGAGTTTATCCTGGTTGTTTCAGATTCTTCTGGTGCAAAAAATCATCGTATTAACTTTACTGATACTTCTCCTTTCTATATCAGAAAAGTCTTGAATACAAATCCGACTAAGACTAATAGCAATATTACTGCGGGAACAGCAGAAACATATTGGCTTGGCGAAAGTTATGAGGGCGCCGTAAAAAGGTATGTCACTAGTACAGCCGCCTCTTCGCAGCACGCTTGGATAGCAGCGTTGCAATTATCAACGGTCAATGCTGCGAACAAAAGATTCAGCGCGAATCCCTCTCGAACTGGATGGGTAATTCATCAACACTTAACTACAGAGGATACTTCCAGCTATAATCCCGAGGCGATGTCTAAACTTTTTAGATTCATTGCTCTTGAGAATGGCGAATGGGAACAGCAAAATCTTAAGATTTCAATTATGGATATCAAGAAATCAACTTCTGTAGACAATCCCTATGGCACGTTTACAGTTGTTATTCGTATGGCTAATGATAGTGACAATGCTCCAGCAATAGTTGAGAGATATTCAAACGTTAATTTGAATCCAAATTCTACAGATTATATTTCGAAAAGAATTGGTGATACATATTCTGTTTGGAGTGATACCGATCGTCGACACCGATGGTATGGTAAATTTCCTAGTGTTTCAAAATACATTCGCATGGATATGAATGTTGATCTAGATAATGGCGCAGGAAATTCATCCTGGGTACCGTTTGGATTCTTTGGCGCGCCAAGATTTAAGAGATTTGCAGTTGTATCTACCGGTTCAGCTGCGGGTACATTTGGTCAAGCGCAAGTTAGTGTTTATAGTACGCAAACAAACGTGTCTCCAACGAGCGATGCAACCTTCGTTCTTTCGGCCTCGTCGGCTCCCTTATCGGCTTCAATCTTACACGCGAATTATGAAGTTTGTGCCGGATCTGGAACTATTGATAAATATGTGTTTCCCGCTCCGCAGTTAAGAGTTGATTCTTCAGAGGGCACCCCGCCAAGTTTGAAGAATTGTTATTGGGGTATTGCAACTTTCAGATCGGGCTCTTCGGCCTTTGATCCAAGTTACTACGACATGACTCGCATTTTAGGCGGTGCCGCCCCTAGTAGTGGCGATAGAAGCGGAACTGGAATTGAAGATTCTTATGTGTTTACATTGGATAATGTTAGTGCTAGTTTACCTACAAGCGCCGGCGGTGGAGTTTTGCACTACATTTCTGGTTCTCGCGCCCTAGGAACCTCTTTTAGAGGCACTGCGACAGGAGATGGTATTCCCACTGGTGCAACATCTGCTTCACTCGACGTATTGTTAAAAACCGGCGTCGATAGATTTACGATGAGTTTACACGGTGGATTTGATGGGTTGGACATTAGAGAGAAAGAGCCATTTAGTAATAGGTTTTTGGATTTATCGAGTGGTTTGACACCGGTTGAACACAATAACTATGCATACAACTCTATTAAAAGAGCTATCGATACAGTGTCCGATCCGGAAGTGGCAGAATACAATTTAATGCTAGCACCTGGTATTACCCACGAAGGTCTTACATCACACATGATAAACGTTTGTGAAGATCGCGGCGATGCCATGGCTATTATTGATTTAAAAGGTGATTACAAACCATTTACAGAGAATAGTAATACTGCAGAAAACAGAAAAGGAACCGTACTCGATGTAGTTACTAATCTCGAAAATAGAGCGCTCAACACAAGTTATGGTTGTTGCTATTATCCTTGGGTTCAGGTACGTGATCCACAGGCCGGCAACTATGTTTGGGTGCCGCCCTCGGTTGTTGCCTTGGGAACCATGGCGAGTTCTGAGAAGAAAGCGGAATTGTGGTTTGCTCCGGCTGGTTTTAATCGGGGTGGCTTAACTGAAGGTTCTGCGGGACTTCCGGTTGTTAATGTGGCTGACAGATTGACTGCAGATAATAGAGATACGCTATATGCAGTCAATATTAATCCTATTGCTACATTTCCGGCAGAAGGTATTGTAATCTTTGGACAGAAGACACTGCAGGTAACGCCGTCTGCTCTTGACAGAATCAACGTTCGTCGATTGATGATTCATGTTAAGAAGGAAATTTCCAGAATGGCTACCCGGGTCCTTTTTGACCAAAACGTTCAGGCTACCTGGAATCGTTTCTTGGGTATGGTTAAACCATTTTTGAGAGATATCAAAATTAGGTTTGGTTTAACTGCCTTCAAGGTTGTGTTGGATGAAACAACGACAACTCCAGACCTGATTGATCGGAATATCTTGTATGCTAAAATTTTCTTGAAACCAGCTAGAGCAATTGAGTTTATCGCATTGGATTTCACGATTACAAATTCCGGTGCATCGTTTGAAGATTGATAAGTTTAATAGTTTTTTTTAAAGTAATAACTAATTAGAATACGGAGGAAAAGAAAACATGGCATTTTGGTCGTCACCAGGAGTATCTCCTAAGAGACAATATCGATGGGTTATGAACATGGGTGGTGTTCCGCAATGGCTCATCAAAAAAGTGAAGAAACCCGGATATAATATTACGGAAGCAACTCATAAATATTTAAATCACACTTTCTATTATCCAGGTAGGGTAGAATATGAGAAGAGTTCTATTACTCTTGTTGATCCTATTGATCCGGATGCTACTGCTATCATGATGGGGATTTTACAGGGTGCAGGATATATGATTCCTACCGATGCTAATTCAAGGCAAACTATTTCTAAGAAGAATGCCACTGCAGCCTTGGGAAATGTTTTAATTTCGCAAATTGGTGCTGAAGGAGATATAGTAGATCAGTTTACATTTGTGAACGCTTGGCTCTCTAAAGCAGATTTTGGTGAGCTTGATTATGAAAGCGATAATCTATTAGATATATCTATAGAAATCAGATATGATTTCGTTACCATGCCAATTAAGGGTGGTCGCGGCGGTTTCGATCCTACGCCTTATGTTGGCGAAACCACTACGGGCCCAGGCCGCATTACAGATGGACGTTCGGTATTCTCAACCGAAGGGTAAACCACAACACGACACGGAGGAATAATGTCGATTCGAAATAACGAAGAACGTTTGGGGGCAACAAACCCAGATGTTTCTTCGCCTATCCCGCAAGTCCAACAGGACACTTCAACTTCCATTTTTTCATATGTAGTACCAACAGAGTTTGTTGAGCTTCCCTCCAAAGGGAAATATTACGACAAGGGCCACCCTTTGTGTGGCCAAGAAACAATTGAAATTAGACACATGACTGCAAAAGAAGAAGATATTCTTACTTCTAGGAGTCTTCTCAAGAAAGGTCTAGCAATCAACAGAATGTTACAGAACATTATTGTTGATAATAGTGTTAATGTAGACACACTTCTTATTGGAGATAAAAACGCAATCATTATTGCAGCGCGTATTTCTGCTTATGGAGCGGATTATGAAACTCAGGTTACTTGCCCTGCTTGTATGAATAATTCTAAATATGGTTTTAATCTCGAAGAGCTTGGAGTTAAATACGCTGAAGACATCGAAGAGGGAATTAGGGAAGAAGGAAATAATTTTATTATCACTCTTCCCAAAACCAAAGTTCACGTTGAGGTTCGATTGTTAAACGGCCAAGATGAAAAGTTTCTTGCAGACGCTACATCAATGAAGCGTAAAAACAATTTACCAGATTCTTCTTTGACTGATCAGTTTAGAATTTTTATTGTTTCGTTGAATGGACACACAGAAAAACAAGCGATTAACGACTTTGTAAACAATATGCCGGCAAGCGATTCTCGATATTTGAGAACAGTTTACGAAAGTGTTGTTCCAAACGTTGATATGAGTCAGAAATTTTATTGTAACAGCTGCGACTATGAAGCAGCAATGGAGGTCCCGCTTTCAGCGGAGTTTTTTTGGCCTAGGCAATGACTATATGAAGAATGTTTATGAACAATTCTTCTTCTTAAAATATCACGGCGGCTGGAGTTTCACAGAAGCATACAATCTCCCGATTGGATTGAGAACATGGTTTACTGAACGATTGGTAAAACAGATCGAAGATGAAAACGAACAAATGAAAAAAGCAAACAAAAAGTAAAGACTAGTAAATCACTTGATTCACAAAATTAGGCTGGGAGTATTCCCGGCCTTTTTTTGTGTCATTCGACTAATTATAAAAGAACTGTATGTTCTGGAGGGAAGATTGTGGAAAACACCATACAAGAAGATAAGTTAGCTCCAATCGTTATTGACTTAACGCAGAAAAATAACATTGATGAAAGTTGGTTGAGAATGTTTGGAGAAAATATTAAAGGGATTCTCAAAGCAATGTTTGGGAATGTTTCATTTCCAGTTCAAGTAAAGGGCACTTCGTCTGATGTTCGATCTTTTACGCGTGCTTTGGGAGGAGAAAGGAACTATATCTCAGCTCTTGAGAAATATGGTTTAGACAACCCCAGAACTTTTCGTTCCAAGTCTGAATTGACAAAAGCGACTTCTCAGTTTGAAAGAGATACAGGAATCAAATGGCCTTTTAAATAAGGAATCTAAAGAATGCTAGCAGCCGTCCTTATAATTATAATTCTCGCGACACTTCTGGGTATACCTGCGTTTGCAAGCGCGCCGAAGACCCTGACCCCCGCCGAGAAGGCCGCCGCCGCCGACGCCCGCGCTGCTGCGGCTGCGCGCACCCAAGAAAAGGCCCTGGAACGTTTAAACGATCTAAAAGAAAAAGAAGTACGTCTTCAAAAGGATATAGGGGATCTTGTAGCGGCGACAGCAATTAAAACCAAAGCGATTGCTGATGAAGAACATCGACGCGCTCTTGCCGGCGAAAAACTACTTGCCAACCTAGATGATAGAGCAAGGGCGATTGCTAATGAAGTCGTTGAACAGGAAGCACTAGCTTCTGCCGCGAGAAAAATTGCCGATGAAGCATTAGCTATAGCTAAAGAAAAAGAAGCAGCGCTGGAGAAATTAGAAAAATTACAAAAAAAATTATCAGCACCTGACGGCGCCGGTCCCAGCGCTGAATTAGAGGCCGAAATTGATGCACTTAAAAACGTTGACAACCAGGCCCAGATAGTCGCCATGGGCGCCGACGGGTATGCAAGAGACGCAGAAAAACTTCACGCAAAAAAAGTTAAGCGCCAGCGTGCGTTTAACAGGGTTCAAGAACAGACAGCATCCAAAATAACGAAATTAACCGGTCTTGCCAGTGAATTCAGTGAGGGCTGGATCGGTCAGATGCAGCAAAACATTAAAGAAGCCGGCAGCTTTACAAATTATTTGGGAGATATTGCTTCTCAATTTGCTAAATCGTTTCATCCTGCCAATGTGTTTCAGGGGACATTATTAAAAGTTAAAGAATCAACAATAGCCATGGTTCTCGCTGCAGATTCTGCTTTTGCTTCTTTTAATCGAACAACCGGCGCCATGGGCACGATGGATGATGTCATGTTAGATGTTCGCACCAACACAGCAGGGTTGGGAGTTTCTTTTGCTGAAGCTGTGGAAGCAACACAAGAATTGTATGTCGGCATGCGCGACTTTGCCGGCATGAGTGAAGAAGCACAAACAGAACTGGCCGGATTTTCAGCTTCCATGGGTCGCTTGGGAGTTGCTTCGCAAACAACGGCCACGTTCATGAACCTTGCAACAAAATCATTGAATATGACCACCGCCGGCGCCATGACAGCACAAAGAGAACTAGTTGCCACGGCTGCAGCTTTGGGTCGACCGATCGAAGAGTTGGTGGCTGGGTTTAATGAAGCAATGCCACAACTGGCCAAGTTTGGCAATCAAGCAATTGATGTTTTCAAGGGTCTCGCCGCGGCCGCCAAAGTAACTGGTTTAGAAATTAGTCAACTGCTTGGTATTACTGGTCAGTTTGATACATTCCAAGGTGCTGCTGAAGCTGCTGGTCGCTTAAATGCCATATTGGGTGGGGATTTGTTAAACTCTGTGGATCTTCTGAATGCTTCTGATGATGAAAGAATTCGAATGTTGATCCAATCCATAGAACTTTCTGGTAGAAGTTGGGAAGCTATGGGAAGGTTTGAGCGTCAAGCTGTGGCCAGTGCTGCCGGCATTACAGATATGACAGCAGCAAATCAATTGTTTAGCCAAAGTTTGTCTGCTTATGATCAACAACAAGCCGCTGCTGAAGCCAGCGCAATGAGTCAAGAAGATATGGAAGAAAGGGCTCTGCTCAATGCTTCAGCACAAGAATCTTTGAAGATCATGTTCGAATCACTGGCAATTGTGATTGGCCCGATTGTCGATGGGTTTAATTTAATAATGAAGGGTCTTTTAAAAGTTAATGGTGTTTTAGGCAATATGCTTATACCGACTATGTTTGGTTTAATTGGTGTCTTCTATGCTTTCACCAAGATAGCAAAAATATCTTTATTTTTAAGTAAGCTGCAGGCTTTTGCGTTGGCGATCTGGAACCTACAAAATATTCAGCTGGTGTTGTCAACAACTAAATTAACATTCGCTCACGCGCGCTTGCAGATAGTCATGGCTAGAACTTTATTAGTTGCTGGTGTTCTAATTGCTGTTTTTATGGTGTTTAAAAAATTGGGCCCAGAACTCGCCGCAATAATTGCTACCCTAGCCGCTGCTTGGCTCTTATATGCCATGGCCCAAAAGATGGCACTGGGTAAAGCCATATTAATAGTTTCGATATTGTTGGCCATAGGCGCAGCAATCATGGCATCCATGCATTCGCCGCCCCTCTATATTGGTATTTTTATTCTTGCAGCTGGTATGTGGGCTCTTGCAGCTGCATCTAGTGGGGCCGGCCCACCAATGTTAATATTTGGTCTTGCCGCTCTTATGGTTGGTGCCGCCGTAGCTCTGATGGGTCTTGGAGTTTGGATAGCCGCCCAGGGCATTGCAGCGATGCTTGATAGCTTGGTATCAGTTGAACCGGCACAATTGTTTGCATTAGCTATAGCGTTGGTGGCCTTGGCTTTGGCTTTCGCAGCTATTGGTTTTATTATGATGCTGCCTTTTGTCAGCGTTGGTTTGGCTGTGTTCGCTGCCGGCCTCTATGCTATTGGTGCGGCTTTCAAAGATATGTCTTTGGAAAAAATTGCTGCATTTGAAAGATTCACAAGTCAAATGAAAGATATGGATAAAAACGTGGGCGTTAATTTGTGGATGGTCGGAGAAGGAATAGAAGAAATTGCCGGCTCAATAGACGATGTGCCTGTATTTAAAAGTCTTGCCCTGGCTCACACAATGGAAAAAATGGCAGAGGTCGCAACGATTGCCACACCAGCCGCAGTAGAATCAGCAAAGAAAATGACAGATGTAATCAAAGAAGTTGCTTCTATTAAAATAGGTTTTGCTAGTGTGTTAATGTGGGACAAAGCTATTGATAATTTGATAAGAGTCTTAAAGGGCGCCACCGCCCCAACTGCCGGCGCTGCAGCCGGCGGCGGTGGCACAACCGTAGTACTAGAATTAGACAGAAGACAATTGGGAAGAACGGTTGTTGATCTAGTTAATGAGAGATATAATTTAAATGCCTCATAATAGGAGAAAATAAAGATGCCTTTTTGGAACGACGGTTCAATACCCAGTGGTTTATCGAACAATGGCCAATATATTGAGTTTTTTCATTTGGTAAGTGGAACCAGTGTAGCGTTTCGTGCTTTCGTTACTCAATTTGAAGACAAGTTTAGTTCTGATTGGAACACAGAAGAAGCTTTTGGTCGAATGGATCCAATATCTACTTTTAAAAGAACAACTCGTAATATTAGTTTGGGATGGGAAATCATAGCTGAAGATTCAACTAGCGCTGCAAAAAATTTGGAGGATATTTCAAAGTTGATTCGAATGCTTTATCCTTCTTATAATACTGGCGGTGCCCGCGCCAGTGGTCCAGCCCGTCCCAGCACTACTCATATATCTGGTCCTCCATTGTTAAAGTTGAAGTTCATGAATTTGATAAGGGATGCAAAAGGTGGTGGAGGCGTGGGATCGAGTGTCAGTGATAGTGGGTTATTGGGATACGTTGATGGGTTTACACACGCTCCAATATTGGATGAAGGTTTTATAGAAACTAGTTCAAGCATATTTCCCAAAGCAATGCAAATGTCTTGTACTTTTACCGTTTTGCATACGCATGATATAGGATGGGATCAACATGGGGTTTGGTTAAGTGAGAGTGATTATCCGTATAAAAATACTATGACGGATGCACAACTGGGGACCTACATAAACCGCCAACTTCTGCCCCTCGTCGATATCGTCAGCGCAGACGACGGCACGCCGGCCGCCCAACGAGCGGCAGACGTGGCTTATAGCCAGTCGATGGATCTGTTGCTGCAGCTCCCGCCAAACGTGCAACAGGAAGTCTTTGCTGAAAGCGCAGAAATTCTTGGGGATGGATACTACTCGCCGGCGCAGGGATACGGGGGGGATTAAGACTACCAGTTGTGCTTGATAACACAAGGAAGAAATTTAAATGAGATATTCAATACGATCAGTTTTTACTAATACTTCTGAAACCTACAAAGAGGTTTTGGAGAAAAGAGATTTAAACAAAATAGAACAATACAGTACTCCTAGGCTAAAACACATTAACCCTGCTCAAATTCGCAAGTTAAGCAGAATTCCTCATGTTTGGAAGATTGGAGATCGATTTTATAAATTAGCACATGAACACTATGGTGATTCGAAATATTGGTGGGCAATAGCTTGGTACAATAAAAGACCAACCGAATCTCATGTTTTGTTGGGAGACATCATCTTCATTCCTCAACCTTTAGAAATGATGCTGAGATATTTAGGAATTTAATATGGCTCGGAGTTTTATAAGTGGAAACGACGCAAGATCTCGGGAACAGTGTTTTTTGTCTTCGTTTGTCGATCTTTTTGCAGAAGCTAACAAAGAAGCGGGAAGCGAGTGGAATCAACCTGATTCCGAAGAAGTGATGTTAAAGCGAATTCGCGAGGAATTCCGCCGTGTGCGGAATATCGAAATCGAGGATTTTAATCTTGCTAGCGGATCAAAAATGTATGAGAATTTTACTTGTGTCATGACATCGAATCCAAGTTCGTTGATTGGTCGGTTGGTTACAGATGAGGGATTGGCCGAGTTTTTTAATCTTCGACCAGATCAAATGTCGGCTGTAATGCCAAAAATTAGAATTTTTAAAATGGTATACCTTGAAGGTGAAGACGGTCCATCTAAAGATGTTGAATTTATTTTTGATGGATCTTATGATCCAGAGAATATTAAAGAGATGACGCAGAATCGCGCCGGCCGCGGCAGCGGTGTCGCATTAAAAAGTTTTGAGTGGGAATTATTGGGTACAAACACTGCAGAAGTTGATAACAATATTAAAGCAAATTTAAAATTATATTTTCAAAATTTCAAAGATTTGATTAGTGCTGAATCTTTGGAAACTTTTACTCTGTGTCAAAGAAATCAGAATCTAGATGCCGCGTTGCCTTATGATGAGGCAAACTATTTAGATTTAATTTTTCGTTCTCAAAAGTTTGGTGGCGAGACCGGCGATTTTAACGAGAGATACTATCGAATCAAAGTTGTTCTTGGGTGGACTGTTGATAAAAACATAATAGGCCCTGGTAAATTATTTACTGCTCGGTTGGCTGATAAAATTAATTCTGTTGGCACAACTTTGCTTTTGAGTTTGTTGAGTCATTCTATTGATTTTAGAGAAGACGGAACAATTGAATTAGATTTAGAATATCATGCTGCAGTTGAAAGTATGTTAACAGGGCCGGCCAGTAATTTGTTGCAAGCCGACACCGATGAATATTCCGGAGGCGTCCGCATACTGAACCCGGCCCACCCAGTCTTCAGAATACTCGTCGACGCCGGTCTCGACTCCACCGATATTCCCAGACTTAGCGCAAATGATTTGTTGGCTTTGTTGGATAGCGAATTGATAAATTTACAAAACGAACTACAAGCCGTTCGAATCGACGACGAAGACGCTGCAGCTGCAGGCGAATCGGGCCCCACGCCCGATATGTCAACAGAATCCGACTGTGAAGAAGACCCCGAACGCGTACGCGTAAGTGAAGAAACCGGTATTGGGGGTTGGTTCGGAATTGGGCTCGATATCGAACAATTAGTAGAAGCAGATCTAGTCGCGGTCAACAGCTTAAGAAATAGAATAGTGTCTGAGACATACTCCAGATTTCTTAGGGGATTGATTAATCTGAGAGGCGGCACCGGAATTTTTTATGTTGATGTACCGGACGCTATTTTCTCCGACGAGCCCGGCACCGTCCGCAGCGCATTTTCTAGGTACCAAAGAGGTTTAGATAATCAGACATTCCAGATTCAAAGAGGGCGCGGCGCAGCTGCCGGGTTCGAACGCACCGCTACCTATAACGCGGCCATGGCTGAGGCGTTAGCTGATGACGACGCCGGAGAGCCCGCCGGTTTCGAGACGCCGACAATTGGTGACGATCAAAAAAGAATTTATTATTTTTATTTGGGAGATTTGTTAGATGTTGCTTTAAATATTCTCAAAAGAGATGGCAATCCTCAAGAATTTGGAGATATTAATATGCTGCTTGGTACTATTTTTTTGCACTTGCCAAAGTTTCGGGCCGCACCCGAACGGCCATGGCGGTTCGGCGCCGAAGTCCGAGAGGCTGATCGAGAAGCCTTCGCCTTAGCAGCCCCAACAGCGTTGATGAATATGGCTGATTTACCAATATCTTTGAATTTATTTTTTCAGTTTTTTACTGACAGGGTTATTGCCAGAAATAGAACTGAGTGGACCTTTAGAACATTTTTACAAGAACTTTTTTCTTATTTGATATACCCATCCATGGGCACGGAATGTGCTGAACGTTCTAGAGTTGTTCGACCAAATATTGATATATTACACGTTAGTGCTTATGGAGATGAAAACAATGAAAATCGTGTTCGTCCTGGATCGGGCCCCGACGTCGACCGGGATGATCAGGGTCGGTGGGATAACCGAATGCCGAGAGTATTTGATCAAGACATCGTACCAATAGCGACTTATAACGGTCGTCTTTCTGATCGTAAACTGTTTCACTATCTCATTCTACAAGCGAACAATTTTAATTCTGCTGGTCGTAATGCTATGGATCCAGAATCCCCCACATGGGACGCACAAGAAGGAATATATTGGTTAAACATCGGAAACCCCCGGGGCATAGTAAAAAGTATCAAATTCAAAAAAGATGATCAACCTGGAATGCGCGAAGCAAGAATGGAAAGAGAGGGATCGATTGGATTGGGACAATTGCGAGATAAATATAATGCCGACATAACACTGTTTGGAAACGGCCTTTTTCAACCCGGCCAATTAATTTATCTTAATCCCACTGTTGTTGGACTACAATCTCCGGGCTTTGCAACACATTTGTCATCTGTCTTGGGAATAGGTGGATATCATCAAATTATTACTGTTGATAGTGCAATAAGTGATAATACTTATGAAACAATACTAAATACTTTGTGGGTTGGTGCCGGCGAGCCAGGTTGTTTTGATGACCAAGCGAATCCCTGCACCGATCGTTAGGGAACCATGATACATTAATATGGCAAGTCGAAATTCAATATTACAAATGCTTAAACGGCAGCAGATTCCATTAGGAACAAATGAATTAAAATCTAAAGATCTATATAAACAACGAAGTCTATATAAACTTTCACATAGTGAGAAAAAGAACACAATTGATTTCTGGTATAAACAAACTTTATATGGAAGAATTGATTCTCGGGGAAATTCTATATATCCCACAGAAACCAACTTTAAAGAATTTAGAGGTAGTGAAGGAGTTTATGCATTAAATTTTGTTGTTGATGCATATGATAATTTTATTGATACATTTACTTTGAAATATCGAAACGATCCTGAGTTTTTGAAAGAAAAATACCTTTCTCCTACAGAGCTTATACCAAAGAAAGGTTGGACCAGCGTTAATGTAATGTTTCACAACCAAGTTTCAAACACATATAAAGCGTTTGTTGATCAGTATCTTCGAAATAATTCAACTCGATCGGAACAAGTGGTGTCTTTTGGTGATTTTGTAGAAAAGTTTTTAGAATTTTTTGATCTGGTTGGTACCATGTCTCCAATGACTAGAACCGGCATTATATCCAACTTATGGTGTACGCCAAATATTTCTGGGCTTTGTGTTGAGTTTGCACTTGAAGATTATTCTGTTGATTTTAATAAGCACAACGATATTTTTAAAAGTAAGTTTTATTATGGTTATTTAGATGCAGCAGAAAAGAATGGTTTTTTTGTTGATAAAAATGCGCCATGGCGACTGGTTGCAGACTTGGATTCTCAATATATGCAACAGTATATGAGTAGATATGGAGCCTCACCAGACAATTTACATAGACAATATTATATTAAATCTTATTTATACGACATTCCAGCTTTGAGGATTTATTTTAGGCAGTTTTATAATTCTTTTATTTCTTCTCGGCCTACAATCAGGTTTCAAGATGATACAACGTTGAATCGATCTGTGTTAACTGATGCAGAATATGAAAGAAGATACAATACTGATTATTGGATCTGGTTGTATGCCAAAATTAGACAAAGTGAGGTGGTTGACAAGCTAAATAAGCTGGATTTTGACAGAGTTGTAGAAAGAGCAAAAAATATTCGGAAATACCTTGACATTCGCAGAGCAATAGTGTATATTAATAGTAAGTTTTTGGGACAACTGGTTCCAACTGTGTAAGAGGGTGAATGCAGCTTAATCTATATTGTCGGGGCAGGCAACCTACGGAATTTTGTCCGGAAGAACTGAAAAACAAATGGCAGAGCCTCTCTGATGAAATTTCTGCCCATCAGAGAGCATTCATAGAGGCAAAGCTGTCTCTAAATGAATTTTCTATTCAAGATATCCTTCCAGAGAAGTTATACATTAAATATCAAGAAGTAAAGGATCAAATTCAGGATCACGTTTTGAAAAACTGTGAAAAACCAAAGAATTATGATTTTTTATGTGATCTCGACAGACTTATCGGTGATATAAAACAGCAAGAGCTTCAAATTGACGCAACACGCGTAAAATTTACACCAAGCAATCGTGAGTTTTTGCAGAAGATTAGAAAAACCAGTCCAATTGTCAATTATAATATGTTCGGAACCAAAACAGGGAGACTCACGACCAAACCAGGCAGCTTTCCTATATTGACTTTGAACAAAGAATATCGTTCAATTATTCAGCCCCAAAAGGACTGCTTCTTGGAAATGGATTTCAATGCTTTTGAGCTTCGGGTTTTGCTGGCTCTAATGGGCCAGGAGCAGCCCTCAATGGACCTACACGAGTGGAACGTCGAGAATATATACCGAGGCCTAGGGACAAGAGAAGAGGCCAAGAAGAGAGTGTTTGCGTGGCTCTATAACCCCAACTCAGAAGACAAATTAACGAACCGTTATTATGATCGAGGCAAAATAAAGGAACGCTTTTATTCCAATGGCGAAGTCAAGACGATCTTCAACAGAAAGATAGAATCAGATGATTACCATGCCTTCAATTATATCGTACAGAGCACTGCCAGCGACCTGTTTATGCAACAAGCAGTCAAACTTCATAAGTTTCTTGAGAGATCAAATATAGCATTCTTAATACATGACAGTTTGGTCATTGATTTCGACAAACGAGATCTAAATCAAATAAACGAGATTCGCGAAAATTTTTCTCAGACAATTTTTGGAGATTTTCCGATCTTAGTGAAGATCGGCAAAAACTATGGAGAGATGAAAGAATGGAAACTATAATTGGTCTGGGATCTGCCGGCTGCAACATAGCAGACAGATTCGCAAAGCACCCTCAGTATAAAATCATAAAATTCGACGTCGACATCTATGGAGAGAATTGTTATTTTCTGCCTCGTTTTGAAACACCGGAAGAGTACGAGGACCATCTAAGCGACTATACAAACGTTTTCAATAAGATAGATACTGATATACTGTTTATCCTGGGAGGGTCAGGAAACGTCAGTGGAGGGGCTTTACGACTGCTTGAGCAACTCGGGTCTCATCAGGCTAATGTGCTGTATATTCAGCCGAATATCGCGCTTTTGGGAGAGAAAAAGAGGCAGCAAGAAAGACTGGTTTATTATGTATTGCAGGAATATGCTAGGTCTGGTCTGATTAAGCGATTGTATTTGGTTTCAAACCCTTGTCTTGAAGAAATTTTAGGTGGTGTCGCCGTCATGGGATACTATGATAAATTGAATGAACTGATTGTTTCCACTATTCATATGATTAATGTTTTCAATCATTCTGATTTTATTGTAGGAAATTTCTCTGAACCGCACGAAATAGCAAGAATATCGACCTTTGGAATTTCTTCTCTAAAAAACGAACAAAAAATGTTTTTTTTACTTGACAACGTGCGTGAAATGGTGTATTATTATGGTATCAATGATGAAAGGCTCAAGACAGATACGGCATTGTTCAAGATGATAACTGACAACATCGAAAATCACGATATCAAAACGTCATATGGTATATATTCGACCAAATATGATGAAGATTATGTGTATTGTGTTGCGCATTCCTCTTTGATCCAACTTCGAGAAACAGAAAAAAAGGCTTTACAATTGTGAAGAGAACTGTTATAATAGTGACTACCAATTAAGGAGGAATCAATGGCACTAGACCTAGAAAAAATGAAACAACGACAAGCTTCTCTACAGGGCAGAGGCGGGAATGGCAATGACTTTTGGAAACCCGAAGAGGGTGAACAAGTCATTCGTATTGTTCCCATGGAAGACGGTGATCCTTTTAAGGATTACTGGTTTCACTATGGCGTGGGAGAGGCTCGGGGATTTCTCTGTCCGAAGCGTAACTTTGGGGATGAATGCCCTGTTTGTTCTTTTGCTTCACAACTGTGGAATTCTCATACCAACGGAGACGCAGATGCCGGCGAAGAAGCCAAAAAGCTTTTCGCAAAGCAACGATTCTTCTCACCTGTAATTATCCGTGAACAACATGATACCCCGAAGGTTTGGGGTTATAGCAAAACTGTGTATGAACAGTTGCTCAACCTGGTGTTTGATCCAGATTATGGTGATATCACTGATGTTATGGAAGGAAACGACATTCGACTTATTTATAGCAAGCCTGCTGGTCGTCGATTCCCCATGACAGAAATTCGAGTCCGTCCGCATAAGACAGCACTCTTCGATGATAAAGACCAGATCAAGGCTGCAATTGATAACATTCCAGACTTTGGTGCGCTTTTTGAGCGCAAGTCTTCTGCGGAAGTTCAGGAAACTCTCGACCAATTCCTCATTGTCGACAATCCTGCTAATTCTGCTGCAGATTCGAATTCTGGAGATTCTTCAATCGAAAGTTCATTCAACGAACTGCTTAACGCTTAACACACTTGTAGGAGGATCCAATGGCCAAACGAAAGAGCACCAAAGTTGGCAAACTATCGATAGAAGATCTACGCTCGATCATCAACAAAAAGGCAGGTATGGAAGTAGCCCACGATCTCAAGGATGAAGATTGTCCCACCTTAGTTAAGGAATGGATTCCTACCGGCTCAAGATGGCTTGATAGTATCATAGCCAAAGGCCGGCTCGCCGGCATACCTGTCGGAAAGATCACGGAGATCGCTGGTTTAGAGTCAACTGGTAAATCGTACATGGCTGTACAAATTGCTAGCAATGCTCAAAAAATGGGTATTGATGTTGTCTACTTTGATTCAGAGTCAGCCATGGATCCTACCTTCATCGAGGCAGCAGGGTGTGATTTGTCAAAACTGTTATATATTCAGGCAACTAGTGTGGAATTTGTTTTAGAGACAATTGAAACACTGCTTGAATCCAATGAAAACAAAATGTTGTTTATTTGGGACAGCTTGGCAAACACCCCTGCTATCTCGGATCTTGAAGGAGATTTCAATCCTCAATCAAGCGTAGCGTTGAAAGCAAGAATCTTGGCAAAGGGAATGTCGAAACTGACAGTCCCGATTGCAAACTCAAGATCAGCGCTTTTGATCTTGAACCAGTTGAAGACCAACATTCCGACTGGTATCAATGCTCATGTTGTGGCGATGACGACACCTTATGTAACTCCTGGCGGAAAAGCAGTAGCATATGCATATTCCCTGCGTATCTGGCTCACAGGCAGAAAGGCAAAATCATCTTTTGTAACTGATGATAACGGATTCCGTGTTGGTTCGGAAGTCAAAGCAAAACTTGAGAAGTCAAGGTTTGGCTCACAGGGGCGTACATGTAACTTCAAAATTTTGTGGGGTGGTACCGACGTTGGCATTATGGATGATGAAAGTTTACTTGATGCAATCAAAAACTCTGATCGAGTGACGACTGCTGGTTCTTGGTATACTCTGGAATATGATAATGGTGAGGCTGTAAAGTTTCAACCTAGCAGATGGCCAGAGAAGATTATTGAACCGGAATTCAAGAAACAAGTTCTTCAAATTATTGATGAAGAGATTATTCATAAGTTCGACAAAAGAGAGGGTGATGCTTCTCAATTTTATGACAGTGAATAATTAATAAATAACTATTGACTTATAGGCCCTCATCTGGTATACTAGATGAGGGCTTTTTTATCAAAGGTAAACATGAAAAGAGTATTAATCATTGACTATCTCAATTTGTTTTTGAGAAACTATATTGTCGATCCCTCTCTTTCTTCCAATGGTCAACCCATTGGAGGTTTAAAGGGAAGCATCAAGTCATTACAAAAGTTGGTTCGAGAATCCAGACCACATGAAATTGTTATTTGTTGGGATGGAATCGGAGGATCCAAGAAAAGAAAAACATTAAAAAAAGACTACAAGGCCGGCCGAAAACCTATTCGGCTTAATCGAAGTATTCGCAATCTTTCAGAGAACGAAGAACTTCAAAACAAGATTTGGCAATTGACCAGAGTTTCAGAATTCTTCAATCAGATGCCTGTGATTCAATTGATGATCGACAATGTAGAAGCAGACGATATTATTGGATACTTGTGTATGTCGAATGTTTATTCGGGTCTTCAGAAAGTGATAGTGTCCAGTGATAAGGACTTCTTTCAGCTTCTCAGTGAAGACACCGTGTTACATCGACCAATTCAGAAAGAAACTTTAAACAAGAACAATATTGTCGAGAAGTTTGGCATTCATCCAAACAATTTTACCTTGGCCAGAGCGATGGTCGGAGATCGCAGTGACAATATTTCTGGTATTCCAACAATTGGTTTGCCAACAGTAGCAAAACGGTTTCCGTTTTTGAAAGAAGAAAAATCATATCTGATTGATGATCTGATAAAGTACTGCAAGCAACAAGAAGCCAAACTAAAGGTTTACGATCGCGTGTTAGACAATATAGATCTTTTGGAGGAAAATTATAAGCTGATGCAGTTATATACATCAACGATTTCTCCTCAAAGCAGACGATATGTCAAAGAGACAGTTGGAGGATTCATTCCAGAGTTCAACAAAACAGAATTCCTGAGAATGTCCACGAAAGACGGGTTCGGAGAGTATAACTTTGAAAATCTTTTTCAAAACTTCAACAGGATCATAAGTGACCACGGAGAATAAAACCACATTTAAAAATTTTGGTATTACCTTTCAACAAAAGTTGGTCCAGATAATTTTGGAAGATCGATCATTTGCTGATCGAATTGAAGAGGTTTTGGATGAAACATATTTTGATGTGCAATATCTTCGTTTGATTGTTGAAGAGATTTTTAAATATAAAGAGAAGTATAAACTACATCCTACTCACGATGCAATCACAACCATTTTTCGAACAAGCTTTCAGGACGAAAACGAAGTTTTAATTAAACAAGTGCATACGTTTCTTGTTAGAATATATAAGTCGCATGTAGAGGATGCTGATTTTGTTAAAGAGACAGCGTTGGACTTTGCGAAAAGACAGAAACTTAAAGAAGCAATGATCAAATCTATTTCTCTTCTTCAAAAATCATCGTTCGATGAAATCAGTCATGTCATCAATGAAGCTCTGAAGCTCGGCACTGACACCAACTTTGGATACGACTGGATCAACGACTTTGAAAAAAGATTTGAGATCAAAACAAGAAACGCAATTTCAACTGGGTGGTCAGACATTGATGATATTTGTGATGGCGGTTTGGGTCAAGGAGAACTTGGGATAGGTATTGCGCCATCCGGCACGGGCAAAAGTATGTTGCTGGTTCATCTAGGGGCTAAAGCTCTCCAGGCCGGCAAAAACGTGGTTCATTATACACTAGAACTTGCCGATACGGTCATTGGATCTCGATATGATAGTTGCATTTCTGGTATCCCAATCAACGATTTGAGAGAGAGAAAAGATGATGTCTATCAAATCATTAAAAATGTTCCCGGCAACTTGATTATCAAGGAATATCCTACAAAAAAGGCCACAACGAAAACAATAAAAAATCATCTAGAGAGAATAATCAAGAAAGGTAACAATGTCGATATGATTATTGTTGACTATGCAGATTTACTTGCCCCAATGTCGAGATATAATGAGAAAAGAAGAGAACTGGAGTCTATTTATGAAGAGCTTAGAGGACTAGCACAAAATTTTGTCTGCCCTCTTTGGTCGGTGTCTCAAACGAACAGGCAAGGATTGAATCAAGAAATTATTACAATGAATTCTATCTCGGAGGCGTTCGCCAAGTGTTTTGTTGCGGATTTCATCTTTTCACTCTCCAGAACAATGGCTGATAAAGCCAAAAACAAAGGAAGATTCTTTATAGCCAAGAATCGATTTGGCCCAGATGGGTTGGTCTATTCTGTGTCTATGGATCCCGCTAATGTAAGTATTGATGTTTTAGGACAGGAAGAGTTTCGCGAAAGCCTGTCGCAATCGCAGAGAAAAGACATGTTGAGAGAGAAATACAAAGAATACGTCGGGAGCAAACTAAAATCCGACAATACAGTAAAATACAAATTAAACAAGGAAGAGGAAGAAGAATGAAATATGATCCATACCAACAGACAGTAAGAAGGTTTCGCTTATCGGAGGTTTTCATTGATCAATATAGACATGAAGAAGTCCCATGGGGTCCTGTTGGCTATATTACATACAAGAGGACTTATGCGCGTCGGCTAGATGAATTTGATCCAGGAACAGAAGGCACGGAAGAGTGGTTTCAAACCTGTCGCAGAGTCATCGAAGGGATGTTCACGATTCAGAAGAAACACGTTGCCAGTCTTGGATTGGAATGGAACGATACAAAAGCACAGAAGACAGCAAAAGAAGCTTATGATCGACTATTTAACCTCAAATGGACTCCACCCGGCCGAGGGCTGTGGATGATGGGCACAAAATTCGTGGAGGAACGCACCGGTGCAGGACTATTTAACTGTTCTTTTAGATCAACACGCGAAATCGACACCAAAGGTGGTTATCTATTCCGTTGGATTATGGACGCTCTTATGCTTGGCGTGGGCGTTGGTTTTGATACTCTCGGGTCCAGAAAGCTCACGGTAAAGCAACCCGAATGGATAGACGAAGTACATTATGTTCCAGACGACCGCGAAGGCTGGTGTGAATCAGTTCAGATTTTGTTGGATGGGTATTTCTTCGGTCAAAGAGTTCCAAGGTTTGATTACAGCAAGATCCGAGAATATGGTGCCCCAATCAAGGGATTCGGCGGTACCTCTTCTGGATACAAACCTTTGAAGCAACTTCACGATGATCTCAAAGAGCTTTATGACGAACGGATAGGAAAAGAAATCCGCTCAACAACAATCGTTGACACAGAAAACCTCATTGGCAAATGTGTTGTTGCCGGCAACGTTCGACGATCTGCTGCGTTAGCTCTGGGTGAATACAACGACATGGATTATCTTTCAATGAAGAATGATGAGAAGAAGTTGTATTCACATCGATGGGGATCAAACAACTCTTTTAATGCCTATGTTGGGATGGATTATACTTGGCATTCAGAACAATCACAAAAGAACGGAGAACCAGGATACATCTGGCTAGATAATGCCAAAACTCGTGGCAGGATGAAGGACGGATATAGAGATGATGACATTAATGTCGCAGGTTTCAATCCATGTGTTACAGTCGATACTTGGATACACACTTCGACTGGACCCAGGCAAGTTCGCGATATGATTCAGAATGTTGATTTTGGGAAAATCATTGTCGACGGCAAAGAGTACGAGTCAACCAGTAATGGGTTTTGGAAAACAGGAATTAAGAAAGTTTTTGAGATTGAGACTGCTGAAGGTCACACTCTTAAACTAACCGATAATCACAAACTTATGACTTCGAAAGGGTGGCTTCCATTGTCGGAGATTTCCGTCGATGATAAAATCGTGTTGAACGATCATCGCGGCTATCAGTGGAAAGGTGAAGGGATTTTTGGTGAGGGATATCTTCTTGGGCTTTTGACGGGAGACGGAACGTTTGCGAAAGAGCAGGCGATTTTATCCGTTTGGCATGAAGACGATGAATCTCACACTGGCATTATGACAGAAGTGTTAAATTCAATTGCCCCAATGAAAAAGCGTAAAGATTTCAAGGGTTGGTCTCATATAACTTCAAGGAACGAGAGCAGGCTGCGTTTAGGTGAATTGAACAAGTTAGCCTCCTCTTATAATATTGACAGAACTAAGCGAGTTACTGAGAATATTGAACAAACATCTTGTGAGTTCTATTCCGGCTATCTTCGTGGGTTTTTTGATGCTGATGGTAGTGTTCAAGGTACACAAGCCAACGGTGTATCGATAAGATTATCTCAGTCTAACACAGAAAGGTTACAAGCTGTTCAAAGAATGTTATTGAGAATGGGGATTTCCAGTCGAATTTATCAAAACAGAAGAGTTGCCGGCAAATCATATCTACCCGATGGAAAGGGTGGAAATGCTTGGTATGATACAAAGGCATCACATGAGCTTGTGATTTCTGGTGAAGACTTATTTTATTATGAAGAAAGAATTGGCTTTTCTCACGACTCAAAGCGTCTTAAGTTAAAGACTTTGCTTTCGGAATATAAGCGTAAACCCAATAAGACTAAATTCTTGGCAACAGTTAGTTCGATTACTGGCTTGGGAGAAGAACCTGTATATGATATTACGGTTGCAGAAGTACACGCTTTTGATGCAAACGGGTTGTATGCTCACAATTGTGTCGAACAACAGTTGGAAGATGCAGAATTATGCTGCTTAGTAGAGACGTTTCCGGCCAAGCACGACGACTATGAAGATTACTTGAAGACATTGAAGATTGCTTATATGTACGGGAAAACAGTCACACTGGTTAATACGCATTGGCCAGAGACAAACGGCATTATGTTGAAGAATCGCCGCATCGGACTTTCACAGTCGGGCGTTGTTCAAGCTTTCAACAAGCACGGCCGAAGAGAGCTATATAACTGGTGTGATAATGCTTACGAAGAAGTGAGAAAACTAGATAAGGGTTATTCAGATTGGCTGTGCGTCCCTCGCTCTGTGCGCACAACGAGCATCAAACCATCGGGAACAGTATCACTGCTCAACGGCTCAACACCTGGGATTCATTTTCCCGAATCAGAGTTCTATATTCGTCGCATTCGCTTCTCAGCTGATTCTGATCTTCTTAAGACTATTGGAGAGCACGGCTTCAAGATCGAAGATGATGAATACTCGCCAAACACAAAGGTTGTGGAGTTTCCCATTCACGAACCGTTTTTCGAGAAAGGAAAGAAAGATGTTAGCATTTGGGAACAGCTTGAGATTGCTGCGCAATATCAACATTATTGGGCAGACAATTCTGTGAGTATCACTTGCACGTTTCAACCCGAAGAAGCAAAAGACATTAAATCTGCTTTGGAAATGTATGAAACAAGACTGAAGGCGGTCTCATTTCTAAAATACAAGGAGACTGGCTATGTGCAGGCACCATACGAACCGATCACAAGAGAACAATATAAGGAAATGATTAAAGATGTCATACCAATTCAGAGAATTAAGACAAACAATGCCGGCAATGGAACAAAGTTCTGTGACGGCGACTACTGTGAGCTATAGGAGGAAAAATGAGCTTAAGACCAGTAAATAGACACTTATTGATAAAGCCAATTAAGGCCGAGGTTAAAGAAAAAGAACAAGTATCCGTTTTGTTGCCAGAAGGTTATAAAATGGCAGCGACAGAGCCCTATGTAGCGGTTAAAATAATTAAAGTTGCACAAGATTGTAAAACGGAATTTCGTTCTCTAAATGGAATGTCAGTAATGGTTGATTCTTCTATGATTCAAGAGGTTGTTTTGAATGAATCAACTTTTTATTTGATATTGGAGAATTATATAGTGGGAGTTTTTGAATGAATCCCACAATACCCGAGAAGAAAGTTGTAAGAAAAACGCTTAGTCAATTAACCGATTACAGTTTACAACTACTCATCGATGCACAAAAAGAAAAAATTAAAAAAGAGAAACCAAAGAAGCTGCAGCGCGTAATTGAAAGAAACAAACTGTCAAGGCTAGAAGAAGAATTAAAAAAGAGAAATGTTGAACAAGATCGTTTATGATGTTGATAATCTTGTTATTGGTAATGGTTTAAACGCAGTACTGTTTGCTTATTTAAACAACTATACGCTTATAAACAATGAACTTAGGATACCTTTTAGGTTTGATTTTTTTGCCCACACTGACAACCTGTCGTCTTTGATTATTCCTGAAGAAAAAATATCACTGCAGGGAAAAGAAGGAAAAATAAACTTTGGAGTTTCCAAGGTAGATACTTATAAACATCTTCTTTTTGTCTTATCACTCGCCGGCTTGAACCCGCTATCAGATAAAGTTGTTTCTATTAGACTGGATGACAACAATATACTACGTGTCATAACAGAAAGATCACAGATTGGTTTTAAGTATGAACAGTTGTTTATTTTCGATGATGCCAATATTCATGGTTTACCTGACAAAATAGACAATATTAACGAAGGTTTATACAAAGTCCTTGATTGGATCAAAATGAAAAGTTGCACAACTCATTCTTATGAATACTTTGAGACATCAGATGATTTCGTGAATGAAGTTTTTCTCTATTGCACAGAAAGGTATGATGGTTATCATCCAGAAAGAAAGGATGCTGTAGCTGTTTCTTATTTAACTGAAAAGCAACTTCAAGATAGTAACTATTCAGACACATATGTGAAGTTTAAAGTGTTGGATATTATGAAAGCTGCCGGCATAAGGGGCGCCCGCAATGGTCGTGATATGCTGGATAAAACAAAGTATAAATATTATGCTTTAAAGATTGAATCTGAAAGAAGGGAGACAATACCTCTGCAGATAAATTTATATGAAGATACTAAGTCTATTGAATTTGTACACGACAGCGAAGAAGACATAATTAATAAATATTTCATCGATAATCAGAGTTATTCATACAAAGTTAATCGAAAAATGGATTGGAATGAATATAGAAGAAATAAATGAAGACAAATTTTTTCATTTGGCCGGTATTATACCCGTTTCCGGGCAAGACTTAGATTTTAATATGCCATGGCACGATGCAATGATGCCAATTGCACAAAATTATCTTGCAGTCGAGAGGGCAGTTGTTGAATGTGCCTATGCCGGCTGTAAAACAATTTGGATCATTTGCAACGATGATATACAACCTTTGATAAGGTATAGGCTCGGAGATATGGTAGAAGATCCTGTCTGGAATTATCGATATATGGATCCAAAACCAGGTAAATCCAAGAAAGCAATACCAATATTTTATGTTCCAGTACCATCTAAAGATGTAGAGAAGAGAGATTGTCTTTCTTGGAGTGTGTTATATGGTGCTATAGCTGCCTGCAAGATTAGCAGTTTGATCAGCAGATGGGTAGTGCCTGGCCGGTGTTACGTAGCATTCCCTTATGGCATATATCAACCATGGATCGTGAGAAATCAGAGAGAAAAGAACAAAATTTCAAACAAGAAAGGGTTTTTTCTTTCTTATCAAGGAAAGACAATCAAAGATGGGGAATATTTAGGCTTTACATTTAAAACGGCCGACATCAAAAAGTTCACAAAGAATTTTAGAAAAAAAGCTACAACTAATTGGGTAAAACCTACTCCATTCGGAGAAAAAAAGAAAAGATTGCCAAAAGAAGAAAGATATTCAGGCCGGTTTTTCACTTTGGAGGATGTTTTTGATATTATAGAGATAAATACAGAAAAAGATACGATTTTAGAGATTCCATGGTATTTTAATGTTGACAAATGGGAGAAATACTGTTATTATATAGCATCAGATGAACGTAAGACAATGAAGAGACCTTCGAAAAGGATGCTTCACTATAGAGAATGGAACAAACTAGGAGAACCACTCGATGACGAATGAAGAAAACTACAACTCAATTGTATATTACATTAAAGATGATATAGGGTTTCCTTTTTATTATGATGAATTATCAGTTGAGCAGAAATATTTTGTTGATTCTTTTGCTGAGAACTATGAAGACAGTATTGAAAACGTAATCACTGATCTTGAACTGACAGTTTCAGATCTAGAAAGAGACTTGGCAGTGGCAGAGATAGAATGCAGAAAATTGAAGAAAGAAATATATGAATTAGAGGGCCGGCGTGACTGAACGATATCGACCAACAATTCCATTTGTAAATCTACACGCACACGATGTCTATTCAGTTGGTGATGGTTTAGGATATCCACAAGAACATTTTGACACAGCGTATGATCTAGGATTAGATGCTCACGCAATCACAAATCATGGAAACATGAGTTCACTTCCTTATATGCTTCTCCACGAAAAAGAGATGAAGGAGCAGGGAAAAGAATTTAAAGCAATTTATGGTGTTGAAGCATATTTTCATCCCTCTATTGAAGAATGGGAAGAGCTATACAACGAGAAAAAACAAAAGAAGAAAGAGAAGGTTGCAACCACTCTTGTAGAAGAGGGTGAGAGGCCAAACAATAAGAGAAACCCTCTCAACAAGAGAAGGCACCTTGTACTGCTGGCACAAAACCAGACTGGTTTAAACAATCTCTTCAAAATGGTCTCGAAGTCTTATCAGTCGCCCAACTTTTATCGTTTTCCGCGAATTGACTATGCTATGCTGGAGAAACACAATGAAGGCATCGTCGCGACCTCTGCGTGCCTAGGTGGCATTTATGCCGGCAGCTACTGGGAACTCCGCGAAGAGGGCGAAGAGGCTGTGTTAGACGCTATGAGGGAGACAACTCGCAGGATGCTGGCAATCTTTGGTGATCGCTGGCATGCCGAGATCCAATGGAATATAATACCAGAACAGCATGAATTAAATAAGCTTGTCATTAAAATCGCAAAAGAATTTGATGTACCTTTGGTCACTGCGGCTGACTGTCATTATTCAGTGAAAGAGAAGTGGATCGATAGAGAACTATACAAGCGTTTGGCCTGGTTAGGAAAGAAGAAAGCCAGTGACATCGATCCTTTGCCAGAGTCCATCGAAGAAACACAGTGTGAACTGTTTGTCAAGAATGGCGATCAGGTTTTTGATTCCTACAAAACATGTTGTGAAAAGATGGAAGTTAACTATGATGATGACTTAGTGCGTCAATCAATAGAAAGAACTCACTACATCGCACACACTCTTATTGAAGACTATACGCCAGAAACCAAAATAAGATTACCTGATTTTGTTGTTCCAAAGGGTAAAACTCCAGAGCAAGCATTGAAGTTTTTCTGTCAAACAGGGTTACGCCGGCGTGATCTTCACAAAAAGAAAGAATACATTGATAGGCTAGCACATGAGTTGAAAATCATCAACGATCAGGGATTTGCGAAATACTTTCTTACCATGAAAGCGATTGCAGACAGAGCCAGGATGGATAGGCTGGTTGGCGCCGGCAGGGGCAGCGCCGCTGGTGCTTTGACTTCTTATGTGCTCGGCATTACTCAGGTTGATCCGATTAGGTTCGGTCTGCTATTTGAGAGGTTTATGTCGGCTAATCAAGCCAAGATTGGTATGCCTGATATCGACTACGACGTAGAGAGGCCACAAGAGTTCAAGGAGAAGCTGATTGAGGAGTGGGGAGCGAACACCGTTGTTCCCATCACTAATTGGAACACGCTTAAGCTCCGGTCTCTTATTAAAGACATATCAAAGTTCTTTGACATTCCTTTTGCTGAAGTCAACAAAGTTACCAGCAAAATGATCAGAGAGGCTACACCACAAGCCAAGAAGGACCACGGCATCACAGCAGGGGTCTATTCTCCCACGTTTGAAGAGTTAAAGAAATATAGCGAAAGCCTGAAAAATTTTCTTCAAAGGAATTCCCAGATTTCCGATCATATTGATGTTTTGCACGGTCAAATCAGATCTTCGTCTAGACATGCCGGCGGCGTTGTGATTGCCGAGAATCTAAATGAGCATATGCCCCTAATCAAGACTGGAGGAGTCACGCAGACGCCATGGTCGGAGGGGCAGAACGTAAGACACTTGGAACCAATGGGTTTCATTAAGTTTGACATTCTCGGCCTCACGACGTTGGAAATGATTAATGGAGCAATCACTCACATCCTTAAACGCCACCACAATATAGAAAAGCCGGCATTTAAAGACATAAGAGAGTATTACGATAAACACCTCCATCCAGACGTTATTGATTTTGACGATCAAGAGGTTTGTGAGAATATCTTCCAGAAAGGGAAATTTGGCGGTGTTTTTCAGTTTAGCGAGTCGGGAGCGCAGAACTTCTGCAAGAACGTTGTACCAGTCTCCTTGTCAGATCTCGCAATGGTTACTAGTGTTTATCGACCGGGTCCACTGGGGGCAAAAGTCGATAGAAGCTATTTGGAGGCCAAAAGACACCCAGATATGGTCACATATGAACATCCGATTATTGAGGAAGTACTTGGTGACAATTATGGGTTCATCATCTTTCAAGAGGATATTGCAGAACTCGCTCACAAACTTGGTGATAACATTACGCTCGATGAGGGCAACAAGCTGCGAAAGCTTTTGATCAAAAAGGGATCCGAGGCCGGAAATGGGCGACTTTATGAGAAGTTCGTAAAAGGCTGCGTGGACAAGGGACTAACCACAGATCAAGCTAGCGACTTTTGGGAGAAGATGGCTTATTTCAGTAAGTATGGCTTCAACAAGAGTCATGCCGTCTGTTATACTATAATTTCCTTTCAGTGTGCTTGGTTGCTCAACTATTATCCGGCAGAGTGGATGGCGAGCGTGCTTTCACACGAATCGGAGAAAAAGAAAGAACGCGCAATCAACACTGCAAAGTCATTTGGTTTCAACATCGAAACATTGAATATCAACACATCCGGTGAAACATGGGAGATTTCCGAAGACGGCAAGACTCTCATTCAACCGCTGTCCTCAATCAAGGGATTGGGAGACAAAGCAATTGAGCAGATCATCGACAATCGACCATTTGAGACGATTGAAGACTTGTTGTTTGACGAAAACATCGTTTATTCGAAGTTGAACAAAAAGGCATTGGATGTTCTCGTTCGCAGTCAAACTTTGAACTGTTTGATGGATGAAAGGTTTACTGGAATGCGGCATTTTTGGATGGCTGTGGCAAATGATCGGCCAAAGACCAAGAAAGCGCTGGATAAGAATATCGAGGAATATGCCATAGAGGGAGATCTTCTCCTACAAGAGAAGGTCGAATATCTTTCAGATTTGACTGGAATGTTCCCGATGGATCTAGTTTTATCCGAGAAATCAAGAGAAAAGCTGGAAGAGCTGTATATCCCATCGATCAGCCATTATGATGTTGATTTGCAGGTATGCTGGTTTATTCCGAGAGAAGTTACAAGAAGAGTTGCCAGCAATGGAAGAGAATACTTCCTTGTTAAAGCAATAGACGATACTTCAGCGACATCAACAATATGGTGCTGGGGAATTACGAATAAAGATCATATCGAGCTTAATCGACCATATATGGCTAAATTGAAATACAGTGAAAACTGGGGATTTAGTTCATATGGAAAGTTAGGAAGAAACTTTAAGATGTTGCCAAACTAAAGGAGGAAAATGAATATTGAATATTTTAAAATCAGAGAAACAGCGAAGGCACCACGTCGTGCCAACCCATCGGATGCCGGCATGGATTTAGCGTTTGCGCCAAGTTCAGGAGAACCTGTTACAATTCATCCCCGGGAAGGTGCAATTTGCCCCACTGGTTTGAAGTTTGGGGTTCCACATGGATACATGCTCCAAATTATGAATCGTTCCAGTGTTGCAGCAAAGCGTTCATTGATTGTCGGCGCTCACGTTGTGGATGCTGGATATGATGGTGAAGTGTTTATCAACCTTCACAACATTGGACAACAGACACAGATAATTGAACCTGGTGAACGTATTGCACAAGCAGTGCTTATTCCAGTAATTCACGCCACTCCAGTTGAATTCGATCAAGATAATTTGTATTCACGGGTTAAAGTTCATAGTAGCCGAGGGGATGGGGCACTAGGGAGTACGGATGAGTAATTTTGGATTAATGTTTTGTCTGTTCGCTTTGGGTCACACATTCACTTGGTTTGCGAACAATTCGCAGCTAGTCTGGAGATTCTGGGAAAATAAAATGGTATTGGCTGTTGGGTGCTTTGGGGTGCCGGCTTTAATCTGTTTCTGGTGGGCAACAAAAATAGGATATGGGGAAATCAAAGAACTTTGGTCGATACGTTTATCGGCATTCGGAGCATCATATATGATATTCCCAGCGTTAACTTGGATTCTACTTAAAGAAAGCATGTTTTCACCTAAAACAATGATCTGTATTATGTTATCATTAACTATCGTAAGTATTCAAGCGTTTTGGAGGACAAATGGATAAACAAACACAAGAAGTGATGTTCAGTTCTAAATCTAAGGACTGGGAAACACCACAAGATTTTTATGAAAAACTAAATGAAGAGTTCGGGCCATTTACGCTTGACCCTTGCGCAACAGAAGAGACAACCAAAGTTTCTGAATGTTATTTCACACCATTGGACAATGGACTGTCTCAGTCTTGGGAGAAGCAGACAGTATTTATGAACCCTCCTTATGGCCGTGAAATCTCTGCTTGGATCGAGAAAGCATATAGAGAATCATTAAAGCCGAATACAAAAGTTGTCTGCCTTATTCCGGCCAGAACAGATACTAAGTATTGGCACGAATATTGTATGAGAGCAAAAGAAATACACTTCGTAAAAGGAAGACTGAAGTTTGGAAATAGCGAAAATTGCGCACCATTCCCATCGGCAGTTATTATATTTGAATCAGAACCACAAACTATCATCAAAACAATGGAGGCAAGATGAAAGACTATTATATCGTATACACAACAGACGGGTGTTCACATTGTGACAAGGCAATTGGGACATTGAGAGAACACGAACAGCTATTTATGATTGGGAATCTTACTCACAATCCAGAACTTCTGGATGAAGTCAAGAAACAGAACGAAATGACCACTGTGCCAATTGTTCAATATATTGTTCACAAAGAGGTTCCATGGCAGGATACACCAGTTCCACATCCAATGCTTGTTGGAGGAAGTGATGACTTGACTAAGCACTTTGAGGAACCAGAAGAAAATGTCGAAGAAAAAGACTAAAGAAACAGTTAATCATCCGGACCACTATAACAAGGGAATAGAAGTAATTGATTTCATTGAGTCTTGGGATTTTGATTTTGCTACTGGCAATATTATAAAATATGTTGCCCGTCATAAATTTAAAGATGAACCAATGGACGATCTAAAAAAAGCTCGATGGTACATAGACAGGTTGATTGAAACCTATGAAGAACAAAAGTTTCAATCAATTTATGGGATGGTCAAAGCATATGAGGCGCAGGAAGAATGAGAAAATGTTTATCTTACGATGACGTACTGCTAGTTCCACAGTATTCGGACATTAAAAGCAGATCAGAAGTAAATCTAGAAAACAGGCTGGGAAATACTTCGTTTCCACTGCCTGTTATCTCTAGCCCAATGGATACAATTACTGAAACTGAAATGGCTTTGGCTATGAATGATGCCGGCGGTTTGGGAATCATTCATCGCTATTGTTCCATCGCAGAACAAATTGGGTTTGTTAGCTATGAAAATGTTCGTGCTGCAGCAATTGGTGTAACAGGTGACTACCTTGAACGTGCGTCAGCGTTATATGGTGCCGGCATTCGTATCTTTTGTTTGGATATTGCTCACGGAGATCATTTTCTAATGCGAGATGCGATTGAAAATCTCAAAAAAGAATATGGGGCAGAGATCCACCTTATGGCCGGCAACGTTGCGTGTCGTAATGCATATGAGCGTTTATCCGATTGGGGAGCAGACAGTGTTCGTGTCGGCCTTGGAGGTGGTTCTATATGTTCTACTCGAATTCACACCGGTCACGGCATGCCTGTGTTTCAATCTATTTTGGATTGTGCCCGAGCAGATCTCAACACAACCATTATTGCTGATGGAGGCATAAGAACAGCGGGTGATATCGTGAAAGCCCTGGCTGCTGGCGCAGATTTCGTAATGCTTGGTTCTCTCCTCGCCGGCACAGCTGAAACACCGGGAGAATCGTTCGTGAACAAAAGAGGAAAGAAGTATAAAGTATATCGCGGGATGGCATCCAAAGCAGCACAGAAAGATTGGAGAGGAACTTATTCTTCAAATGAAGGTATCTCAACAACGGTTGCATGTAAAGGTTCAGTCGCCGGCGTTTTAGAAGAATTAGAAAATGGTATTCGCAGTGGTCTTTCTTATTCCGGTGCCAGGACCATTTATGCATTACAATTTAAAGCACAGTTTATAAAGCAGACACCAGCGGGGCAGGTTGAAAGCTCAACTCATATTTTAAGGAGGTAAAATAATGAAAGATTTCATTTCGAAAATTATTGAACAACTAATGGTTTTTTCCATTACATCGTATATTGGAATGTTGATGACCCTGAAGGCGATATTGTATTTAAATAATATCTTGAGGAGGTGAATTATGCCAAAGAAACTTCCAAAATATGGTGAAGATTACAAGAAGATTGTTTTTTATGATACAGACAAAAGACATGCAGATTTAAAAATTAGGTTGCAATATGACAATTTAAAACAAAGCGAATTCTACAGAGCGGTTTTGACAGCCTATTTAGAGAAAGAAGAGAACTTTATGAAGTTTTTAGAAGCATATAAAAAAGACAACGAAGTGCTACATAAAACAAAGTTGAGAACACAAGCAAAGATAAGAAAGAAAGAAAAGGAGGCAAAAACAAAATTTGCCTTGGGAAACAAGGAAGTCGAGAGTATTTTTGATATGTTGGAGGAGGAACATCCAGATTTATGAGAGAATGTGCTAAAAGTTTAATGGAATATGATGTAAGTTGTCCATGTAAAGAATGTCGTTTGTGGATTGACTACAAAGAAGATTCGAACTGTACGTTAATTGCCGTGCAGAAACAAAAAACTATGACCTTGAGAGAGGTCTCTGATAGATTAGGAATAAGTTTTGTAAGAGTGAAACAGATACAGGATGTTGCATTCAAAAAAATGCTTAAAAGGATGAAAAGCATCAAGTGATTTAAAAAAGCGTTTTATAGAATTTAACACTATTTATAAGAGAAAGTTCTTTTATACGAGGAGGCTTAGAGATAATGAGCAAGAACAGAAAGAAATTATTGAATGAAAATACGATTCGTCGTTTCATGAAACTAGCAGAGATTGATTCACTTAGTGAAACTTTTATTAGTGATCATCCGGGCAAGTTTGCAATTAATGAACAAGACGAAGAGCCCTTTGAGCCAGCTGAACTGGGCGCGGAAATGGAAGAAGAGCCCGAGCTTCCTCCAGAACCAGATGAAGAGCCAGAAGGCGGCGCCGAAAGTGATGTTGTTGAATTAACTGACGCAGTTGAGACCCTGATGGGCGTCGTCAGTAGAATGACTGGTGTTGACATCGATGTTGGCGGCGAGGCCGAAGGAGAGGAAGATATGCCTCTTGACGAGCCAATTGATGAGTTTCCGGAAGAGGGAGGTGAAGAGGAAGAGTTGCCCCCGGGAAATGAGATGTATGAAGATCTTGAGAAAGAAGACATCGAACTTCAGGAAGATGAAGATGAAAAAGGCTCCAAAGACCTCGAAGAGCGCCTGGCGCGCCGCGTTGCCTCACGGCTAGTAAAAGAAAGTCGATCGGATAAAATGGCCTCTAGATTGGCTGAAAGAATTGTTCGCCGGCTGAAGAATGGCTAGTTCGTTAGTCGCGAAAAGAGAAAGACTAACAAAACATTTCAAAAAGCAGATACCTGGTTTTGAAATTTTAAGTAAAAAAGAAAGTTTCCTCATAAAAGTTATCTCTAAGTTTCTCTTTTTTAACAAAACGTTTCTAACCGGTTATGTGACCACTTTATATCCCAAAGTCTATGTGCCTGAGTGGCCATGGCGAGAAAACGATCACATCAACGCCATGGCCACTCTTGCGCACGAATATGTTCATTTAAAAGATCGAAAGAGAATGTGGTTGTTCTTTAACTTTCTCTATTTGTTTCCTCAAAACCTTTCTTTGTTTTCTCTGTTTGGATTTATTAATCCATGGTGGTTTCTGTGTGTTTTATTCTTGCTTCCAATACCCAGCCCAACGAGAGCTTGGTTAGAGTTTCGTGGATATCGAATGACCTTTGCAGTTTGGGCTCATTTTTTTAAAGACAATATAGACATCGATAGTCATATCTGTGCAACAGTTAATAGAAACTTTGCCGGCCCAGGATATTATTGGATGTTTCCATTCAAACAATACTTAATCAAAAAGTTTTACCTTTATCACGCCAGAAGAAGAACTGTTCCAGAGATTCATGAAGTTCTAAATATACTAGAAAGTAATTAACAAAATCGATAAGAACCATTATAATCTTATAGCAGGAGACTAATTACTATATGCACTTGGACGATAAAATAGAATACAATGTAAGATCAGCACATCAGCATGGATGGGAGCCGACGTGGTTTGATGCTGACGAATTCGATGAAGAGCTAATTGAAAAGATTATAGAGTTTCAAGAAGAACACGATTTAACTCCCGATGGCCTCTGTGGTCCAATGACCTTTGCTCGAAAGTTAACAGAGAGAGAGGCAAACGAAGATACAAACCATATTATTTGTAATGGCGAAAAGGTTTGGATTGATTGGGACAAGACAATTAATCTTCATCACAAAGATGGTAAACCTCTCTCTGATGATTGTTATGCAGACTATCGCAAGGTTCGTTGGCCGACGATGATTGTGACTCATTGGGACGCTGCTTTGTCTGCGGATTCTTGTTATAGAATTTTAAAGAAACGAGGAATCTCCTCTCATTTTATTATCGACAATGATGGAACCATTTATCAGATGGTTGACACACAACACGTTGGATGGCACGCAGGGATTCGAAGTGTTAACACAAACAGTATTGGTGTCGACTTTTCCAATGCTTATTATACCAAGTATCAGAACTGGTATGTGCGAAGAGGTTTCGGAGAAAGACCTATACTTGAAGATGTAAAGATGCACGGCAGGACTCTAGATCCTTTCTTGGGTTATTATCCAATTCAACTTGAAGCATACAAGGCACTGGTCAAAGGCTTAAGTAATCACTATGGAATTAAACTTGAATGTCCTCTTGATGAAGATGGCGAACTACTTAGTACAGTCGATGACACAGCAACTGCCGGCGACTTTGAAGGTGTGGTTTGTCACTATCATCTGACGAGGCGTAAGAAAGACACTGCTGGTCTTGAACTAGATAAAATCCTAGAAGACATAAGGAATCACGACGATGGATGCGTTTGATAAACTAGTAGAAAAACATTTTCCACAGGCAGGACCACTGCAGGTGTTAATGGAGATGGTTGAGAAGCAGATTGATGAATTCAAGCATGCAAATATCTTACAAGAAGTAGGTACGGGAAAAAAGCAGACAGTCAAGTTTGATTGGACAGCAATCCCGTTCATGCCTGTTTCTGAATTAGCGTGGGCTTCTTTGGAGAGTAACGATAAAGCAGCGCAAGGTACGAGAGAACAATTGGAACAATTTATAAGTCGCATTGCTCCAGAACAGGATCTTCGAATTAAAATTAAAAACTTATCGAAAGTGCTCAACGACCCAGAACACGCAATGGGGCTAATTTCGCTGTTTGGGGATACATATGCGTCTAAAATAGCAGCCACTCTTTCGTACTTAATCTTTTTCAAAACTTTGACTTCGGTTATTACAAACTTTAATGCAGCATCGGCCGGCTTTAATTTCGAAGCATTTTTGGCTGTTCTTCTTGGTGGAGAACAGATACCAGCGGCCGGCGCCAAAACGATTGCAGATATTACTGATGAAAACAGACGTCCGATTAGTCTCAAATTGTATGCAGAGAAGGGCCTTAAGGCTGGGGGTAGTTATGCTGATTTGATAGGCGATTTGATTCGTTCTCCCCACTATATGCAATATATTGTTGTTGCAAAAAACCTTTCAGGCAAGGCCACACAAAGAGCGGGGACAATTGACTTTTATCGATACAATTTGACCATTGATAACATTTTTAATATATTATATTGGAGTGCATCCGACCAAAATGACTGGTTGATTAGGTTGCCTCGCAGGGTGATTGATCGTGTGTACGGGTATGGTGGTTTGTCATTTAAGGTTCCGGAAATTCCGGCTTTTTCCGACGTTAAACAAATGTTCGACGACGAAATTCGTAACGGCTTCGGGAACGACGACCTTGCAGAAGAGGTTGTGAAAATAATCGACTATGGTTCACAGGACAAGTTATTTAAGGACCCCCCCAAGGCCGGGTTGGGAAAATTGAAAGGCTTGGCTGCAAGAACGACAGTGGTTCCTCTTTTGGATAAAGTGTGGGAGTTTTTGAACGAACAAGAAAAAAGTATGGATACTCGGGAGATATGGAACATTATTAATGCCGCCAACGATCTTGCTAGAGAAGAAGCGATTTCAGCCCGACGAGCTATTTTATCTATTCGCGGAAAAGGCGCCGCATATGCCAGCGCTTCGGAGTCGGTAACGTTCTATAATAGCTTACCCATGAGGGAAAAGCGAAGGGCTCTCATGTTTACCTTCGGCTATCAACGTGGCGGGATCCAATACGAATTAAGAAAATCGGACATATATAACATTCAGAAAAAAGCTCGGGGCCTAAAGGTTTTTCCAAAAGATCAAAATAGTGTACACATTGGCCAGTTAGAAATTGGCCAAGAATCAATACAAAAGATGTTAGACAAGATGATAACTTCGGTTAACGAATCGGTGTTTGAGATATTTCAAAATATTAAAGTTGTGTCTGATAGCTTGCAGACGTACTTTGCCAATGCCATGGAAGATTCAACCCTAGCTGATAAAGCTATCGAGTCTTCACAAAATATTGAAGCCAAGACCAGAGAAGTTCGGAAACAGGAGGGCTAATGTCCAGACAATATTGTAGTGAAACAGAACTACACAAAAAGATCCTAGAAGGAGTTGATATTCTAACAGACAATGTCGCATCAACTCTCGGCCCCAGAGGTCGCAACGTTATCCTTTATCAAAAAGGAAAAAACCCAATCACAACAAAAGACGGTGTAACTGTAGCGAAGTTTGTTGAACTTGATGATCCAATCCAAAATGTTGGAGCACAAATTCTCAAACAAGCTGCCGAACAAACCAACATAGAGGCCGGCGATGGCACGACAACTTCAACTGTACTTGCCAGAGCTATCCTCAAACAAGCACAACGATACTTGATGGCCGGCGCATCTCCTATCGAACTCAAGAGAGGGATCGACAAGGCAGTCAAGGCTATTGTCGAGAAGTTAGAGGATCTATCTGTTCCAATTTCCAGTGAACAAGACGTAGCACATATCGCAACCATTTCAGCAAACGGAGACGAATCCATTGGAAACCTTATTGCCACTGCTGTCGATAGCGCCGGCAAAGATGGAGCAATTTCAGTCGAAGAGGCAAGATCATTAGAAACCAGTCTGGAGTTGATTGAAGGTTTCATCTTCGATTCTGGTTATGTTGCCGGTCATTTTGTTACTGATGAAAGAAAACAAGCAGTTGTATACGACGATCCTCTGATTCTTGTCACAGATTATAAGATCGAAACCGTTGAGGATATTTATCCAATTCTTGAGGTTGCTGCGAGAGAAGCAAAACCGTTCATCATTGTCGCAGAGGATATAGAAGGACAAGCTTTGGCGGCGCTCATCATGAACGCCGTTAGGGGTACAATGAAGGTCGCAGCAATCAAAGCTCCAAGGTATGGTGAAGAACGACGAGCGATCTTGCAAGACCTTGCTTTATCAACTGGAGCAACCTTTGTTTCAAGATTGTCCGGATTAAAACTTCGCGAAGTTAAACTTGAACATTTGGGTCTCGCCGGCAAAATTGAAAGTTTCAAGAACAGAACAACAATTGCCGGCGGCAAAGGTGATTGGGAAGAGATCGAAAAAAGAATTGAAGCATACAAAGTTGAGATCGGTCAAACAGAAGAAATTCACGAGTGTGAAAAGATTCAAGAGCGAATCACAAAACTTGCCAGTGGAATTGCAGTGATTAGAGTTGGCGCTGCAACCGAGATTGAGATGATTGAAAAGAGACATAGAATTGATGATGCTTTAGAAGCAGTTAAGTCTGCTCAACAAGAAGGTGTTGTTCCTGGTGGTGGTGTTGCTCTAATTCGTGCTGCTCACGATCTTAAAATTGAAGTTGACACTGAAGATCAAAAGTTGGGAGTTAAAATCATTCAAAAATCTGTTGAAGAGCCGATAAGACAAATGGCTATTAATGCTGGAGAATCGGCTGATCTTGTTCTTGCAACTGTTTATGATGAAAATTATGAATATGGTTGGGATTTTACCAGTGGAACTCCAACTCACATGATTGATAACGGTATTATAGATCCAACAAAGGTCACTCGTTGTGCTCTCCAGAACGCTGCGTCTGTTGCCGGCGCAATTATTACATCAAATTTTGCCATCGTTGAGACATAAGAAGAATTGTTCACTAATTAAAGTGAGGAGACTTTTCGATGCCTGATGAATGTAACGATGCTTCTGTCCTTATCGATTTAAATGCAAAAATGGAGAAGTTGATGCATGGGATCGATTCCGTAAAAGAAAAACAGGACACGATGGCCCACGATGTTGTTAAGATCAAAGAAGCTGTTTATAATCCCGATGAAGGGTTGTATGCCCGCCTCAGAGAATTGGAAGCTTGGAAGAAGAATTCAACAAAACTTATTTGGATTATCGTCACAGCAATGATTGGTCTCACAGCAGCTAGTTTCTGGAATCTTATTATTTCTCCTTAAAATACTTGACAATAGATAATTCGTGATTACATTATATACGCCGGCTAAACTACATTCATAGGAGGAATATATATGAACACGCTTGCTTTATTTCAACAACCACGTCGCGGAATTCTAGCTAGAGATAACCGACGAAGTTTTTTCGACTCATTTTTTGATGATTTCGCAATTTTTCCCCGCACAACATTTAGTCAGTATCCCACCACAAAAGTCAACAATTTTGATGATCGCTGCGAAATCAATGTGATTGTCCCAGGTCTTAATAAAGAAGACTTGAGCGTTTCTCTAGACGATCAGACTCTAACGATTTCTTATGAATCGCCTTCTGAAGATGGAAACACCACAGTGAGTTATTCATCTTTCATTAAATCTTGGACTCTTCCCAAAGGGACAACCGAAAAGGATATTAATGCAGGTTATGATTCGGGTGTGTTGACTGTTAGTGTTAATAAGACTATTCCTGTCAAAATCCCCGTAAAAATCATTTCCATCAAATAACTTCATTTTTCTTCTCTTGAAAAGGGCCGGCATTTGCCGGCCCTTTTGTTTTTAACAAACTATTTATATTTGGACTTGTATGAGATGAGTCAAGGACTGCCTGCATGAAAATAATGATTCGGAAAAGAAACCTAAACGAAGTAAGGGTAACTCGACAAATATATGAAGTCTTTTATCGTATGAAAATTAGACAAGATGCCAACTTTGAGCAGATCAAAACAGATATACGCGCAATTAAAGGTGTTGCAATTGTGAGTGCCAAAGCAGGAACTAAAAAAGAATTTGGAACATTTGAAAAGATAACTTATAGAATTAAGTTTGTTCCATATGGAACGCCTATTAAAAATTTCATATGGAATCTTGAAACAAGTTTTCGTAAGCTTCAAACTTATGGGTTGGTGTCTTTTTCAATAATTGGAACGCCGAAACTGTTGGAGAAATAATATGTGTATAATTTGTGTAGAGTATCAAGAGGGAAAACTAACAGCTAATGAAGCTTGGAAAAACTTAAACGAAATGCAGATACTCCTGGATGTAGAACACATCGATGATATCTTAAATATGATATTTTTTGGTGATGAATATGAGAACACTGCTAAACCAACTAACATCGACTATAACCAACCGAGCACCGTCGACCCAGACACAGATTATCAATATTGGAACTATGATCCAAAGGAGAAATGTTAATGAACTTCTCAACAAGAAAATGGAATAAATTTCTGATTGGAGAAGCGCGGCAAGAGGATGTTGATCGCTTTCTTGATCGACTTTCCAGAATAAAACCATCTGAAGCGCCATTTGATAATATTTTTAAAGGTAAATGGAGAATGGTTATCCCATATGCTCCAAAAGAATATGGGTACTTGAGGGATATCGCTGCGAAGATGGAAGAGTTGGGGCACGAACTGGAATATGTGTCGCCCATACCCCCATCACCGCGCGTGGGCTTGGGGTGGCATGCCACGTCGGCAAAGCAGGTTTCTCCTGCTTGGATGGTTATAAAGAAAAAGGACAAAGACTCTTGGATTGAACGCGATGCTAAACTGTATCAGGTATATATAAGAACCATGGATGATGCAGAGGCCGCAGCTGCTCCGTCCTTCAAGGGCTCTGGCCCGCCAAACAGGTTAGATTCATGGGCCAAAGAAAACCTAGACAATCCAGAAGCAAAGGCATATGCCGAAGCTACCGATCAATTAGTGAGACACAAAAAAAGGGGCGTTCGCAAGATAAAGTTAGGAAAAGTTCTTGCCCAAGAATTCAAAGATAGACCCGAGGTCATAGAAGCTTGGAACAACAATGCAGGAGAATACAACAACAAGAAAAACGTTTTCACGGTCGCGAAAGCAACGGAGAAATATTCTACAGTTATTTCCAGGCATCCAGTTGACATATACCGTATGAGTGATCACCTAGGTATTACGTCTTGTCATTCTTTAAATTCCACTCATGGCCATTGTGCTACAGCCGAAGCAGAGGACTTTGGTATGATTGCTTATGTTGTAAAGACAAAAGAATTGGAAGGGATTGATATAGATGCTGATGAGATTTTTATGGATGAGCAAAGACCTACGGCGACTGGACTAAAGGGTGCCCGAGTTCAACCAGTCGCGAGAAAAAGATTGAGAAGATATTTCAACAAGGTCGACAACTATGACTTGGCTCTTCCAGATAAGACAGAATATGGTTTTGATCGTATGCCTGGTTTTATGGGGTTTTTAACTGACTGGGCCGCCGAAGAACAGAGAGAACTTGTATTTGGAAAAGATGAGATAAGAAACCGTCCAGAAATAACTGACTTTATTCGTATGGGTGGATCTTATGAAGATAGCCCAGACAGCGAACTGTTCAACAACATGTTCAATCCGAAAAAGTTATACAAGTATCGCGCTGCATACAAAAATGATCAAGGAAAGATTATTGAACCTTCAGTTTGGTATGGTCGCCCATTAAAGGAATGGAAAGCTGCTAGCCAAGAAATTTATGATGACATTATAAAGAGGATCCCACCACAACATAGGTGGATGACTCCATCCACGCCATGGGAGACGATTCCCCCGGGCGCCTACTTGCAAGTTGATCAAAGGATAAGTACACGCCACTGGGACAAGGCCACCCCATTGCATTTTTATGCTACTTTTAAAATGGTCTTTTCTAATTCATCGATGACAAAGAAGGGAAAGAAAACAATAGAAGATAACCTGTTCGGGACCATAATGGGCTATAGGAACTTGGATGATGAAATACACGATATATTCGAGAAGCATATCTCTGCGATCGAAATACTGACTGCACAAATCGTTCCAGATCGCGATTTCCTCCATCGCGCTGGAGGATCAGTAGAAGCAAGGATAGATATTCTGACCGAAGGATACAAACTCGATCCGGATGGATTCAGAGAGTTTGGAGAAGATTTGCTGCACGATCTACCGAATATGATCAAAGCTAGCGACAATGTGATAGCAGCTTTCACAACTGCCGGCATATTTGGTGATGATGAAGAAGAGGAAGAAGAGAAGAAACCAAGCCGTTACGAGCTTGTATCCCAAGAAGAATATGATGATCTTCAACGACGCACCCCACAGCGGCCGCAACTCGATGAACCAAAAGAAATCGAAGAACAAACAGAACCTTTCCAAAGAAAAGTTAAAGCAAAACACAAGAGAATGAAGATAAGATTAATTGGAAAAGGAAAAGGTAAGCATACAGCCGGCTCCTATAAAAACAAACCTTCTTATAAAAGATCAAAGTCAGCTCCACCTCTTGGAGAAAAAGTTAACAAATAAAAAAAAATTTGTTATACTCGTTAAGTTAAAGAGGAGAGCCTAGATGCATAATATCTTTCACAGTTTAAGTTCTGAAGAGCTAGAAGAAGCTATCATTGAATATTTAGCCGGCAACAAAGGTCGTCATGATTTAGTGACTTCAATGTTGTATAATGCTTGTCACTACACTATTTCAAAAAATGGCGAATTAATAATTTCTCAAAAAGGAGAAAAATTAAAAAAGAGCCCTTGATTAATTTTCTCTCTAGTTACACTTAGAGGGAGAAAACAAATGCCTAAATTAAAACATACAGTTCTTTTATTATTTCTTGTTCTCGCAACACTCTGTTGCACCAGCACTTCAGTCATTATAACACCAGAAACAGTTCGCGAAACATCAGACAATATTGCCGTTGGAGAAAAAATTATGCTTTCTTTATTGGCAGTCAGGCTTAACGAGGGCGGACCAATTATTGGATCTGGGGTTCTTGTAGATGTTGATGGCGTACCTTATATGATGACAGCTTTTCATGTAGTTGCACGCATGATTCAAGAAAACCGGACGAGTAAACAAACCGCTTGTCATATTAATGTATATACTAGACAAGAAGATTGTGTTAATATTGTTTTGGGAGAAAAGTTCAACGGCCTGCCGCGAGTGAATCCAGGAATGGACGCTGCTTTGGTTCCATTAAGCTATTGGCCTAGAGGCGCGCAACCAGCAGAAGAAGTACTGCCTTCTCATGATTTTAGAATCGGAGAAGAACTTTTTGTCGTTGGCTGCCCAACAGGTGCGCCGGCCATTCTTACGGAAGGTATTGTGTCTGGCTTCGCCAACGATGAAAGGACTCGTGTTTTCACAGATTCCGATGCTTGGTTTGGATCATCGGGCGGGGGAGTATTTCTCTCTACGGGAGAATATGTTGGATATTTTCATAGTATGTTAGCCGGCAGAACTCCGTTTGGAATAGAAGTCACGGAAGGACTAAATATATTCAGCCCCTTGCCTGCGGGTTGGAGACTATAATAAAAATTAATCAAATTGCTTTTAACTACCTATTTATTAAGATATTTTCCAAGGGAGGAAAATCATGATTCATATCATTAAAAAGTATTTGATTAATTTTTTTGAAATTCTAAATGGTGGTTTTGTCGAACCTGAACGCTTTGTTCCAGTAGATACATTGGATGTTTTCATTATTCTTGCTTCAGTTATCAGTTAGTGGATCACAGACAGGTTCGCGACAATACCGTGGTGAAGTTCCAGTTCCTTCTATTGTTGGTTGACTCACTGGTTTTATATCTAAGAGTTGTTCTGTATTCTTATTATCACATTTTAAACCAAACATAATAAAAAGCAACGCTGTTATTGCCACGATGAAAAATAATATTTTACTAAACGTGATATCATCTTTCATATCAATTTTTCCAACACTTTGAACGTTGTTAACATCAAATCTCTGATTGCCGAAGATGTAGTGTCTCCATCGCCAGAGATTGTGACTTTAACTTCAAAGCCGCCAGAGTCTAATTTATTAATTTCTATTTCTGGAACGTGGGGTTCTAAATAAGGGATAACTAAACCTTTGGTGTTGTTTTTTTGTCGACGTAACTGTTGTTCAAAGTGTATTTTTTGTTGACTCACAACGCGTGTAATTTTATTTGATGTTTCTTTTGAGGCTTCTAGAAAAAGCTTTTGATTTTCGCTTAAGTTATCGTGTTGTTCCCAAGAGTCTTCTTGGGCTTCTAGATCTTGTGTTATATTGGGAGCATTATATGTATGCTTCGAATCGCTCACATAAGTAACTAGGCGGGCAGATTGGTAAAACCTTCGTTGGTGCCTCTAATCGTGCAGTATTTGTCGTTTGTCGGCGCGCCGACCCAGTTTCTCGCTAATGATATTGGTGCTGCCGACAACAGTGATTTGGTGCAAGGATTGACCTTGATTAAGACGCAACTTGGTGAATAGTTGTCGTTTGTCGAGGTCTTGTGGTAACAACCCCTCAAGAAGACCCTTTTTCATTGAAAGGTCATCATACATACAGATGACGTGGCTGGGATTTATATATACTTCTCTCATCTTAAACCCACTACTTCCACCAAACCCTTTCTCTCTATATACTTCAATCAATTTAATCATGTTGTTCCCCTACTAAAAATATATTTTGAGAGTTAACACTCCAAATTTCTCCATTATATAGAACACCACAAAGATTATTATATCGGTTGACAAATGCCGTTGTCACTGGCTTAAGTGTTGTGGTTGCCTGATGTACACAGGGGTTTTCCTTGTTAAATTTATACAGTGTTACCGCAGATGGCAAATAAATTAAATCACCCCCCTTCAGCTTTTTCATTTCTTGTTTCGTCATGGTGATTTTCCTCTGTTGATATTTGTGGTTCTCTTAGTTGAACCAAAGCTTTTTGATATCCGTGTAATATTTCAGAACAATCTAACATTGTATGGTCTATGCCGGCAAGTTCAAGACGTATTTTATCCATACGTTCTAAATGTTTTTCAATTGAAAAGTCATTGCACATGTCAACCACCATTTCGTTTAAATCACGAACTAATTCAGAAGATTTAACGGCAGCATTTAAAAGAAAGTCGGAAACTTTCTCCGGAATTTTGTCCATTTCAACTGAATATGTAATATTAACTCTCATTTTGAACCTCAATTAATTTTATGTCTCTTTCTGGGAACATTATCATTCCCGTTGATCCTTGCAATAAGACATGATATAAAAAATCGGAATTGTGACTTGGGTAAACCTGTTCGTTCTTTCGTACTCGAATGACGACTCCAAATTTTCCTATGAAGGCCTCGCCCCATTGACCAGGACCTGAAGATATGCGCGAAACTTTAACTAAGCTCCCGGCAGGATACAACGGTTTGGCTCCCTCGGGATTGAGAAAGTTGCGAGCTTCTTTGCTCTCGCACATTTCTTTGTATTGATCTTTGGTTGGGACAAAGTCGGGATTATTCAGCACTTGAGCAGCCAACTCACTGAGCTTTGGGGGATTGTTTACCCAAAACTCAGCACAACTCTTCATAATTCTTCGCTTTCTATCATCATAGTTTGTTCTCCACCCATCTTCACAATATTTGCTGTAAAGATGGTTGATCGTTGTTGTTTGCGGAGGAGAAAAGGAAGTTTTACATTTGACTGAGTTGAAAAATGCTAGTTCCACTGCAGTCAGGTGGTTTACTATTTTTGTAAGTTGGTTGATTTTTTCTTTCATTCTATAATGATATCACAGGTAGTTATACTTGTCAAGGGTTAATTGAGATAAATAAATCTTTTTTTAAGCATCTCTTTTGCTACTGAAACGTATTTGGATGGCATAGCCCAAACAAGGCCGGCATCAACAAGATATTGAAAAAAACTGATTTCTTCTGTCACTGTCATTTGGTGCCCTTCGTATCGCCGTAGCAATGTTATGATATCTTTTTGAGTGCTGACCAAATCTATCATATCCATTAAACCCATATCTGTTTCGTGACTAATGCTTCCAGAAGGTCTATTCATTGTGTTTTTCCTTTGTTTAAAAGATGCTTCCAATCACCTTTTTTTATAAGGTGGTCCACTATATTTTTGTCATAGATTAGGTTTCGCCCGACGCCACGTTCTTGAGATGTCCAGATAATAGTATAAAGATTGTCTTTTTTATTAACTCTGGTAATTATACCAAACCCTCCTTTGGAGTACTGGATTAAATCTCCTGTATTTATGATCGGTGCCTTCATATAAGTAATTAGAATTTTATATGCTATTCTTCTTCTTTGTTAATGTTTTTTAGCATTTCTTTCTGTTTTGTCTTGGACAAATTAGTGAAAAACTGCATAAGCTTTTCTCTTCTGTGAGATTCTGCTTTTTTCCTTTTGACGTTTTGAATGTTTCGCTGCTTTCTTTTTTGTTTTGAAAGAAGTTTTCTCTTTGCTCGCTTGTTAATCTGTGCTTTGTTCATGATCCGTCCTTCTTGTTTCTATCACTTTTAAATATCCACCGATAATCCACTTGTTGAGATCCATAATATATATTGACTCTTTTTTATTGGATTTACCCCAATGTATAAATATTTGGCTTCGAGTGGTCTTATATACGACCCCTACATCATCGTAGTCTAAGCTTTTGAGTAGTGTGCCTACTTTCATTCTGCTTCCTCCTCGCTCAAGTGAGCCAGAGCAGCCGTGCAGATGTCTCGGATTTTCTCTAGCACGGGGTGACAGGCATCCCAGGCTCCGGTCGCCTCGACTCGAATCGCCGTCAGTGCCTCCCGGTACGCGACTAGATCCTTCACTGGTCTGCTGCCTCCCTCCTTCCATGCGGCAGGATGCAGGATGGGCGTGCCCGCCATCTCAAGCTCGATGAGCTTGCGGTAGGCCTGGGCGTGCCCCTGGTTCCTGCACGGTAGGCACCGGCAGCTATCGCCGTGCCCGTCTACAGCCTGCGCCTCGTAGTGGATTGCGGACCGTTCGTAGTCTCCCATCCGCCGCCCCTTGCTCGGGCTCTCGGACAGCATCGCTTGGCCGGACCGCTCGTCCCAGTTGAGCAGGACCCAGATGGAGTACGGCTCTGTTCGATCACTCATTCTGCTTCCTCCAATGCCCTAAGCCATTCCTCTGCCTCTTTGAGAGCTTTTGCCTCATATCGAGACGCTAGGGGCTTGCAGTCTTTTTTCTTAACCGGCGTGATCCACCCCAGCGGACCCCAGCGGATTATGACCATATCGACCCCCGACTCTGTGCGGTATTCTCGTTGGACCACCCCAAAGGTGCCTCGTTTACTCACGACGTAACCCCTCATTCTGCTGCCTTTTTTAACTTGTTGAGGTAGTATTTAGAAATAGACAGCAATAAATCGGGTTGGTGCTTGCTCATATGTTCAAAAAAAGTCTTATAACTTGTTGAGAGTTCCCAACCCAGACCATCACAATATTGACACAAAACAACTGATGTAAACAGAGCCTGTTGGCCCGTTCCATAACAAATTACACATGGTGATGATTCTTCTTGTTTCATGTAGTTTATTATGAATTATCTCTCTTTCCAATCTCCACTGTGGATGATCGGTAGTTCTTTGTTATATTTAGAGTGTTTGTTTATTATATAAGCTTCTACGTTGTCAGAGTGATCCTTTAATTTAATTGACGAGCGACAATAAAACGTTGGATGCCCTTCATGATAGTCTAGGTAATCCAACGTTTCATCATCGACTTCGTAAACTTCGCCTTTTACAGAAGTTGAACCATTCAGCATTAAGCCTGGAAATACACCAAAGTTCCTCAATTCGTATCTTGGCAAGGTGTTAAAAGTTCCCTTGAACGTAGCACCTTTTAAAAGACAATTGTTGTATTCGCCTTTACGCAGTGTTCCATAAACAAATATGTTTCTTCTATTGTCCAAACTTCTTTTCCATTTCGATGTAGATGCTGTGAAACTGATCATAATCAGCATCACTTTTAAGGAAGCGATATACTTTAATCGCGGCCGAAACTTCTGACTTTGAGAGCCAGTTGTTTTCGACGTAGCTCTTTTTTAGATCTGAGCGGAATTCCTTAAACGGTTTCATTGCGAGTTCATTTTCATGGAAAGCTTTGATTAGATTTTCGATTCGTTGTTCTTTTGTGGTTGATTTGTTGCTCATAGTTTCTCCGTGTTTAGTAGTTGTCGATCTTGAGGGATCCGAGGTTGGTGTCGACTTGTCCAGACCAACCATTCCAATCGTGATCACTCAGGTTTTTTAACAGATTGCCAACAGTTGTGTCATATTCAACGTAAGCTGTGCAGAATCCACGCTTGTGGTCATACTGCTCTGTTTCTGTCTCGATCCATCCATAGTTGCTGCATTCCTCATATATGACATCGTGAACGTATTCCTCGAATTCCCACAGGCCTCGCTCGTAGTCGTCCAGGAGCCCGTCATGACGCAAGTCATTAAGGATATAAGTGTTCTTATTGGATGGGTGTAAGGCCAATGCTGTCAATTCAGCCACTAAATCTGAATGTTCAATGACGTCGTATTCATAGTTATCCCATGCATGGACAACATCTTCGCCATATTCCGAACGCAACTTGATTCTGGTGCTGCTGCTTAAGTTTGCTTCTTGTAGTTTTTCAATCAGTCCCACTATTTCCTCCGTTGTTGTGATTGTATATATATAATATCATATGTCATCTATTTTGTCAAGTAAAAAAGCACTTCCGCCAGGATTCGAACCTGGAATAAGGGCTTAGAAGGCCCTTGTGATTTCCCTTTCACCACGGAAGCATAATTCATAACAGATTTTTCTTCTTTAACGCTTATAAGCTCTAAGGTTAGTCGTTCTCATCGCTCTCTTCGTTTACCAACATTAACCCTTTTGTCAATGCCTCGATAAACCATTTTTCAAATCGTTTTGGGCTCCAACGCTGCAAATCCTGGCTCTTTTTGAACCAAGCCTGGAATTCGTCCGAGATATCGAGGCTGACTTCTGCTGTGCCATCTTCGTTTTCAACAATTTCTAAAATTTTAATTGGTTCGCTCATCTTTTTCCTCCTTAATAGTGTTTTGAGTTATTTTCGCGATGTCATCAAAAAATTCTCTGGTGTAACCAATGTGTACACCGCCGTATTCTTCTAAATCGTCTTTGAGTTTGTTTATACGAGACATAACCTGTTCGTAAAGGAGTACCACAAGGGTTTTTTGGTAATCTTCATCTAATTCTATTTTATTCATTATTTACTTTCCTATAAGAATTGACAGCAACAGGCCAAAGGTCAGTCGCAATCTCAAGACAGGCTTCGGCAACCTTCTGAATTTCAAATTGTGCTCCTTCGTGCATGCGGAGGTGAATGAATTTTAGGAGGTTGTTAAGATTCACTGTGCCATAATAAGTTGTATACATATTCTGCGGTAGAATTCCTCTTGCTTGTTCTCGGCAAACTCCCGCTTCGATAAGTTTATTGTAAAGTTCCAAGCAACCATTATGAGCACCCTTCACAACAATCGAGGCAGGTTGCGGTTCAAACAGGGCAGATGTTCCGTCAAACGACAATTTGGGATCGATCAACTCACCAGTATTGCTCGCTTGCCTATTGCTTTTATGCTGTGTTCTAAACGCTTGAGGCGAATAAAACTTAATATCAACATCAGTATACCGTCTTGAAATCTCATTGTAAGACCAAGTACGATGACGATGATGTTGAGAGCGAACAAAAAGAGGAACAACAAAAAGGAAAGTAGCACCACAATGCTCAAGCGTTGATGAATGTTTGTGTTTGATCAAGTATTTGATCAGTTTCTTGTCCTTGTCGCTCAATTCGTCTATTTCTTTGTGTTGTCCAAAACTTACTCGTGCAGCACGAACGATGGTTTCATCAGTTCCCCAATGCTGCACGAGTGATATTCTACCAATGTTGTCGTGATAAAGAAATTTTGTTACGTTCTTGTGTTCATCGTTCATAGACTACCTCCAGTATATCTTCGCTAACACGCCTCTCGTGTCCATCGTAATAAATCTTACAATAACCTCCCATACCTCCATAATATAACAGAAGCACGGGAACACTCGATAGTGATAGCTTCTTGACCCAATATGCATACAAAAGATTATTGTGCGTCGGAAGCGGATATTTAACCCTTACGAGATCACCTATTTTCACAGTGTCTCCAGAGTGTGAATATAACACGTTCGTACTTCTTGTGGAACGCTCCAATAAATTTTTGCCAACGGTCGTCTGTCTGCAAACCTCAGACGAATATCAGAATCTTCAAGGATTTTAATCACTACGCCAATACCATAGTAAGAAATTACATGACGATCAGAAACTTTTACTAAATCACCCATTTTCATAGTTGTCTTTTAGTGGATAAGATAGCATGCATCGTTAATGGCACAGAAATAACCCACTGGACAATCCCAGTCAGAATAGCATTCATAATGGCGATAACCTTCTTGATAACAATAACCATCCATTCCACAGTAAGTAAACATTGGACAGTTTCGATCAGAATAACATTCGATATTGTTAGAGGGTTTGTAGCAGAATCCATCAATTTCACAATATGTGTCATATGGGCAATCCCAATCACTATGACACGGGGCATCTGGGCTTGGATGTGGTCGTACCGGCCCGATCTCCAACAGGCAACCTTGGATTGCGAGACAAGAAAGAACGGCTATAATTTTGATAGGTGTTTTATTCATATTAGTATTATACCAAGAAATGTGAAAAAAGTCAAGAGAAAAATATTTTATATTTTTGCTCGTTCAGTCTTATAAAGTACGAGAAGGGGGACTTGAACCCCCACGCCCTTACGGACAACGGGTTTTAAGCCCGTTGCGTCTACCAATTCCGCCATTCTCGCATATATATAAAAGTAGTCATAGTGAAAAAATGGTCTCTTGTGTATTCCAGTTCCACCACCCGAGCGCATTTTCATTGTGTTAAAAGGATCTTTTCATTTAATCAATCTCTGACAAGATCGCTGCGAACCTTTCTGCTATTTCGCTGGTACATGCCCCGATATGAAAGCCATATGGTTCATCACTGCTCCACAGTTCCTCTGGATCTGGGTAGTAACTGTCGTAAAGACTGGTACATTTGTAATCATAAAGAGTGACTACATTATCTCCCCAGTCCTTGAAGATATACAAGCCGCTTATTTTGTATGAATCGCCTTCTTCTGGTTTTCCGAACAGTTCATTTAAGCGTGTTGGAGCAATTTCTATTGTTCCTCCAAAACTTGTTCCTGCAATGTCTGCTTCTGGTGCTAATACGAACATCTATTGTTCTCCTTTACAAATGACTTTTAAGTCTCTTGGGTTTTCAAATGTCGGGTTTGGAATAAAGTTGTCTTTGTCCCACCACGCCACTTTTGCATAATATTCTATTTTAACAATCGTTCCACAGGTATTTTCGTAGGCTCTGCCGCGAAGGTAGCTTTTGTATTTCACTAGATCACCGACTTTCATAAATAACCTCTAATACGGTGGACATTTCCCAACACATTTCCTGTAGTTTCGACCACGCGACGAGCACATCCGATAAGTAGGTATTATCAAATTTCACGATAACTCCAACGCCCCAGTCGTCGCGACTTTTAAGGTTTATTTTCACTAGATCACCGACTTTCATCTTTCACCGGAATTAAGTAGTTGGCGTTATGATATTCGATTTTTCCACGCGGTGAGAAGAGTTTGACTGTTAAGCCCTTCACCCCGGCCGACACGGTTTCAAATGGTTCAGACAAAATCACAGAAACGCCTGATATCCAAAATTTACTGGGGTCCGGTTTTGAGCAGGACTTCGCTAACATGCCAACTTTGATTTGGTCTTCGCGAAGGTAATTACTCATTCTTCTCCATTATACAACAAAAGCCGCCGAGAGTCAAGAAAATAATCTCGTATTCTCTCTAACGATTTGAATGTTTCTTCGTTATTTAACATTTCAGGAAGTAAACTGTAGTTTCGTTCTTTCATTATAGCAATCTGTTCGATTAAGTTGTTTAAGGATTGTAGATCATTTGCCTTCACAGATTACCTCCAAGGAGTGTCGATTGAACATTAACCTTCTTCCATTAGGCCACGCCACATCACAATATGTTTCGCCCACCTTCATAATAACGCCGACGAAATACAGCTGTGACGGTTGTGTCCCTTTGAGTTTCACAAGATCACCGACCTTCACAAATCACCTTTAATTGATCTTCATACAAGAATTGATACTTCTCTTCGTTGTTCAGAGTCGCCCGCTCACCTGGTTCGCCCAAGGCCGCGTAATAAACAACCACGCGATCCGACACCGTGTCGTCGAGTTCGACGATTATACCAATGTCGTTATCTTTGTCTCTTACAAGATCACCGACTTTCATATATCACCACTAAGTTAGATTCAAGAGCCACTCGATATGATCCGCAAGACCACATTACAACAACATCGCCATAACCGCCGAGTTCCCACGTTGGCGATAACAATCTTTTCATAATAACACCGATGTCACTCCAACAGATCATGTCGCTGGGTTTCACAAGATCACCGACTTTCACAGACTATCTCCCACCAGTAATCAGATGATGACCACATTTTCAAACCTGATTTGGTATTCATAACTAGAATATCACCACTTGTGATGCCGTTAGATCCCGGCGAATCGGGCGAAATTTCTGTCACCACCCACAGTGAGCGGCCATATTCCATTCTTATCAAATCACCGACTTTCAAAATATGGCCTCAATATAAGTTCCAATTGATTGTGCATAAGTCGTTCAATCAACTCTGCTTCTTCTTCGGTCATGTTCAGTGTAAAGGGAAGATCCACTTTTACTGAAACGCTGTTTTCATTGACTTCGGTGAGAAAGTAAGCACCACTTGTCAGGCATTTTGTCTCAAGAGCCATTGACTATCTTCCAACAGTAATCAGATGATGACCACATTTTGTAACCTGTTTTGGTACTCATCACTAGGATATCATAACCGTCCTCTCGCCATTTTTTGCCTTTGCTCACTTCTACCACGACCCATAGCGCGCCGGCGCGAGGATTTCTTATCAAGTCACCGACTTTCACAGACTATCTCCCATTGTTGGACCTCTGAGGTCCTTGTATACAACCAGTGTTCCCAACTATGTTTTATGTGTTTTATCTTAGTCATGCCGCCATTATTTTCGATCACCACATAGAATTGATCGCGTCGATCATCTTTGTGTCTTATCAAGTCACCGACTTTCATTTCTCTATTTCCAGTTCAGTTGGTTCGATCATTATCAAACCTTCAACGTCGGTATATCCAAGTTCACGGATTTCTTCTACTGAAATCGGCTTGCAAACCCACTCGCCACTATCGTTAGAACAGATAAGGGCTGAACCTTCATCAACTTGATCAATGAAAGTATTTGCGGAAGAGCTATTCATGCAAAACAAAAGAGAAGCAAAGATCAAAGCCTTGTGCATCAACTTACGCGATGATCCCTTGCGAAGATCCTGAACGCGATTGCGATGTTTGCCCGAACCGCTGCCAGTGCGCTTTGCGAGGCAATACGCGATAGGGTTTCGGAACTTCTGTGGTTTCTTCTTCACTTGCTCATTGCCTCCGCAATCGGGCTGTCGCCTCGGTGGATAGTGTCGGCATACACGCGAGCCAAGCCAACGTGTTGACTCGTTGTTTGACTCTTATAGTTCTTGCCGGGCTTTGTGAAATCAAATAAAATCTTCTCTTCATTAGGACCAGTGATCCCAATGCGAAGGTTGTAGGAATATAGGCTGTTTCCATCTGTTCGCAATGAACGGGTGAAGCCTTCGTTGCCTTGTACCCATCTGTCTACTACTTCTGCATTACACATTGTTCTTTCTCCTGTTTATGGTTTGTGTTGTCGAACATTTTCTAATCCGGGGAGGGGGAATTGAACCCGCCATTAAGCGGTTATAAGCCACTCGTTCTAACCGTTGAACTACCCCCGGCCGGTTCATATTCGTTTAACTCTCATAGTTGATTTCATATTCGTAATGTCTCGTAGCGACATCGATGCCATTCAAGACAACTTCAGAACCAAATGCATGCATCAGGTCTACCAGTAGATCCGTTATGGAATCGCTATCGAACCCGCGTGAAGGATCATAGCCTACATTTTCGCCATAAACATCCATCACTTCTTTAGCTGCTTCTGCTCTATCTTCGTTCGTTCTCATTATCTACTCCAATCTATACTGACTTCGACATTCCTATACATTCCCCATGGGTTGTCATACCAGTTACCAGCATCGCTGTCACTGTGCTCGGGGTATTCATAACACCCTTCAAGGATCAAGTAACCGTTGCCCCATTCGTCAATCTTTTCAAGTTCTTCGTAAATGTTCGAGATATCTGAATGGCTGGTGTGCCATTTGACACCAGAAGTATGAAACAACCTTCCACCTTCTTCACCTTCTTCAGTATGATCTTCTTGTGAAAAGTGTTCCTGAATGAACAACTTTGTTCTGACTGGTAGTTGATCATATACATCGTTTTTGATGGCTATGCCTACGTCGCTTCTAATTCCCATTATTTCTCCCTATGCTACGACTGCTAAGATCAAGTGTCCTTGATCCAACACGTCACACTCGTCCTCGACTGCGACACAAACTGAATGAACTGGATAGAACTCGTCTGTTTCGATCAGGTGAGCCGCTACATCGTCGTCTAAACGATTGTCGTCAAGTTCGCTAAGTTCTCTTAATAGTTCTCTGTAAGTCATTGTTCCTCTTTCGTTTCGTTAGTAGGACGTGAAGGGCTCGAACCTTCGACCCTCGGGTTAAAAGCCCGATGCTCTACCAACTGAGCTAACGTCCCGTGTAATCTTTTCAATGAAGGTAATTGGAAGTCGGTTCAATTAGTGGTTTGAATTGATGAAGGAAATTTCGGACTTCATCCATAACCTCGGGATCGAGAGTTACAGTGTCTTCGTCGAACTCGGCGCTGTCCACAATTCTCTCAAGCATTAAGACCGCGTTTGCGCCGCTTTCGGTTGCGAGAATTAGGGCTTCTTTCAATAGGTCATCCATTGTGTCTTCCTTGAAGTTCATACTATATTATCTCATGAATGGGGGTTTTTGTCAAGGTTTTTTTAGTGCAGATAGTCATTAAGTTGTTCTTCGGACAGGCCTGTCCACTGCTTTGCTCTTTGTACAACATCCAAGATTTCGTCGTCGTCTCTCGCTGTCGCAAGGTCGAGGACAAATTGAAAAAGGGTTTCATTGGTATTTACAATTTGACCTATCATCAGTAGTTCTTCTTCATTTAGTGATCTGGTTTTTTCTTTTGGTTTCAGTTTTCGACCAAACCACTTGAAGAAACCAACGATTTTGTTGAAAATACTCATACGTTATAACTAGTTATGATTCACTCTTTCGTTCGTATTGTAGATGATTCCGCTTTTCTCGTCACCCGATTTCAATAAATTCAATAACGCTAGATCTGAAATTGGATAGGACGAGTTTTTACCTAACCATTGGATTTCTATTAAGTTTTCCTGTTCGCGCCTTTTCGTAATTACTCCATACATCGTTTCGCAACTCCCGTGAGTATACTTGTATTTGAAAAGTGTTCCTACGCCTAACATTATACTTCCACCACTTTAAGATCTTCAGCGATATATCGCCTTTCTCGATGTTCGGGCTGACACAGAAGAACAGTATAAGTCATCCATGTTGGCAGCGGCCCGGCTTCATCCTCAAGTTTCCAGGCGGTTTTTTTTGCTTTCAAGACTAATCCCAAGGTTCCCTTTGGTACGCCGATGCTTGCGCGAGTGATTCTTACTAGTTTGCCTATCATTACTTTGCCTTGATCAACTTGTTGTATGTGCCATCGATCGCGTCTGTGAGTTCGTCAATGCGGTAGGAACATGTTCCAAATTGGGTTTCAAGTCGGCGTTGTCGTTGATGGTCGCCTTTGTCGAACCATTGAACCTCTGCACATTCTTCTTCGATCTTTATTATGATTCCATAATCACGATCCCCTAGGATCATATCGCCAACTTCGATTTTCATTATTGCTGCAGTTCTCCGTTGAGATACCAAAGTTCTAACCCACCAGCCAAAATTATAGCAGGTCCATCTTCACGATGTCGTTTCCCGTTGAGATACCACGATTTTGTTCCATCAGCCCATATCACAGCAGGTCCATCTTCACGATGTGGTTCTCCGTTGAGAAACCACTGTTGAGTTGTGTCGTTCCACAGTCTCATTGTGCGACCATTTTCAAAGTGAAAGGTTGTGATCCTTTCGGCTGCATCATATGTGGTTTTGTTGTGTTTCATTGTTGCTGCTGTACTCCGTTGAGAAACCAGCGTTTTGTTCCATTAGCATATATCACAGCAGGTCCATCTTCACGATGTCGTTTCCCGTTGAGCCACCACGCTTTTGCTCCATCAGCATATATCAAAGCAGGTCCATCTTCACGATGCAGTTTCCCGTTGAGATACCACAC